AAAAAGGTTTTAATTCACATCATTTAAACAGAAATAAAACTGATGATTCGATTAATAACCTTATTGTTGTGAATGAAAAAAACCATAACTTCTGTGATTTTCACGGGGATAAATTCGTAAAAGGTTTAATCACTTATGAGGAATACATCAAAACAATAAAACCTTTCATAGTTTGGGGGGTGCTTTAAATGAAGTACTCCCATATTCCTTTTACTTTAACTCATAATGGGAAAACATATTATACAAATATGAAGTACGCGTATAAAATGGGGAAATTACTTAATAAAGATGTGGTACGCAATAAAATAATCGTTCCTTATACTAATTGGGATATGAGAATTGATGTATATACGGGTCGAAAAACTATTCAAAAAGACCTTGAAGGTAATCCTAAAAAAATATCTTCAAGACCTGTTGAAATATACGGTTATTATTTGGTAGAAAAAACTACCAATATTAAACCTTCGAATCTTCCTTTTAATGAAATTCATATATCACTTGATAATATGTTAAAGGTTTATTATAAGTATAAAAAGGAAAAAGGTTTTACATACGAAACATGTAAAAGGATAATGAATAAGAATTTTAACGGGGGTGCATGTTTTGGTTTTATATTTGACATTACGGGAGATATAATAATTAACTTAAAAACGATTTCTAAATATACTTTTCATAAAGATTATTTGCATAATGTTTGTTCGTGTTTATCACATGAAGTTTTACATAGCGTACTTTTAAAAACAGATAGTGAGGAATCTAATTTAAAATGGGATAATATCGCAATAGATTTGGAATTACAAGGTTATTTAGGTGGGAGTGCATCGGAAGAATTATTCGAAGAAGTAAAAAGAAGATTAAGTCGTGGTGAATAAATGAAAAAAGCAAAAACATTTGACGAAATCGACATCGAATATTATTTAGAATATCTATAATCGATCATTTTTTATTTTTTTCTCTTACGGTGGGACCCGCGTGCTAGACATTCTCACGCGATCGAGGCGAACAAGGCGAGCTAAACATTGTCATGCGTGCTAAACACTGACACGCGTGCTAGAGAGTGTCTAGCGTGCTATGATGTGTCGGGTGGGTCCCACCCTGATAAAGAATAGCATGGCGATCCTTGCCATGCCACCTATTAGCGTGCTAACCTAACACATGCGTGACGATCTTTGTCATGTCACCTGCTACCCTGACATTTGCTGTCGTGCCATACATTGACATGTCAAGACCTATCGTGCCAACATGTAACCCGTCAGGATTTTGCACGTCAATGTATGCCATTGCCATGCTATCCCTTGACAAGCGAAGTGTTGCCATGAGATTATTTGACTTGCCAGACCTTCGCACGGTGATCTTTGGTTTATCAGCCTTTTCAGTTCCAATAATATTTTCTGTCATAATATACCATAACGCGTGTTGGTTTATATACTTTGCGTGACAAGCATTAGCATGGATCAGGTTACGGTGGGACCGCCGTGCTAGAGTCTGTCATTCAGGGTCTGGTCCCACCATGACAATGATTATCATGTGGGTCCCACCTGTGCTAATTGTTAGCATGCTACAGATCCCCATGACACCTGTTAGCACGCCTCCTGTTGGCACTATTATTATATTAAAATGCGTATAAATGGCTTAAAATAAAAATAGTTGTATAAAATGCCCTATATATTATAGAATTTAAATAAAATTGCATAGATATACGCATAAAAAAATAAAAGAAAGAATTAAAGGGAAATGTAGCCTTTTTGCTTTAAATCCCTGAAATTCTTATCAGCGACCATGTTACTGAGTGCCATGACGCTGTTTCTCTTATCGAGAATATTTATCTGTTGCTCGCGGGACAAGTCATCCCAATTTTTTCCATATACCCGTAAGGATATATATTTCATGGTGTCGACTTTCGTCATAATATACTGTATGGCGAGGTAGGTATATATAGTTTGCGTGACACATATTAGCACGGATCGTTGGATATGGTGGGACCGGCGTGCTACTTGTTAGCAGGAGGCGGCCGTGCTAGAGATTGTCACGCGTGGGTCTGATATTGTGTAGCATGGGGGTCCCACCCTTGACACATGTTAGCGTGCTACATGTTAACATTGATCAGGCCGAAACCTTTAAATACCCCTCGCTGATACGGGGTTGTTAAGGTAGTTACGTAACAAACGGATCCCCGTGAGACTTGTTAGCACGGACCATGATAAGAATTATATTTATCGTGTTACTGATTGGCACGGATTATATATAAAAGGAATTATAAAAGGTTAAAAATAGAATAATTAGCACGGTTATTTGTTGCATATAATTAATATTTATGATTTACATAATAATAAATCAAAAAAAGATATACAAAAAGATATATGAATTTCTGCCGTGCTAATGTTTGCCGTGATATATATAAAAGTGAAAAACCTCTCTCCGAGAACTCTCGAAGAACCGAAAAGTATTTAAACTCACAATGGTTTATGGTCTTGTCGGTGTGTAAGACGCAAGACAAGTCTTGCATATCGTGAGTACAACACAGGAGAAAACATTATGTCTATGAGCAAACAAGACAAAAAGGATATTGCTGATATGATTAGTGCTTCATTACAGGCACTCATAACAGCAAAAAAGCCAGAAACTCCAAGTAAAAAGGAGAAACCTAAACAACAGGAGAAAAACGCCTCCCCACCACATAAAAAGAGCGATATTCCTCAACTTTTAACAGATATGCCTCAAAAGGAGTGCATTGATTTATTCGGTAATCTGTTACAAAGTGAACCGTACAAAGCGAGTATATCGCCCTTTTACGCAAAATACAATATCGTATTAGATACCGAGAAGTACGAGCGTAAAACCCTCACATACGAGCAAAAACACAACATTATCTTAAAACAACTACAGGGAGCGAGTAAAAAGGAATTTACCCGTCAAAAAGCACGTCATTTAAAATTCCTCCGAGAAAAACTCGCCTCCCCTCCAGAAACCAACATATTCGGAAAGGTAATGAGCGACAAAAACCTCGAAAACTGGCAAAACGCCCTTACAAAAGAGGTACAACGGTGGGAAAATGAATCCTACAAAGAGTAAAAACGACAAATTCGACGAAAAGGTACGGAATTACCTTAAACAGAAAGAGAAAGAGGGAGTAATTCCCTCTTCCTCTATAAAAGAACGAAGAGAATTTCAAAATAGAGTATCAAAGATGGATTTTTCAGAAATCCAAAAACTCTATGATAATGAATAGCACGGGAAAGGTTCTCATGCTAACTACCCTGAAGTACGCCCTCGATGGCGTTGGGCGTGATAAAGACTATCACGAATCCCTATGGGAGATGGGCTTGACCCATGTGTCAGTAAGTAGCACGAGAACCCCTGACATGCTATTCGTTGTCATTATTTTTTTTTTTGCTGGACCATGCTACATGTTAGCACGGATCATGGTAGAGTGGGTGGGACTCCAGTGCCAATTGTTAACATTTCGCCTGTTTAAGTATATAAACTTTGTGGTGGAAAAATTCCTCGAGAGGTTTCTCCTGTTGAGCCTGTTTTCTACTATATAAAGGTTTCTGTAGTTCTCCTTTATATACCTTTCGGTTGTTTTGAGGTTTCCTCCGAGAGAGCATTTTTTGGTGGGACCCCCGTGCTAGACCTTATCAGCCATGGCACGAGGCGGCGTGACACATGTTAGCACGCTTCAAGGTAAGCGTTGTCATGGGGGTCCCACCTCCGATAGATTTATATACTCATAGCAGATACGGGGCTGTTACGGTAGTAGTTTAACAGGAGTAACGGTGGGACTGCCGTGCTAAACAATATCTCGCTTTCCACACGTACATATATATGATGTTGCGAATAATAATATTATATGAATTAGTACGCCAACAGATAGCACGGGGCAGGGTAGTCCCACCATAAATGCCGTGCCACGCTATAACATGACACTATAAAAGAGTATTATAATGGTTGCTATTATATAGTTAAAACGGCATTATAATGGTGAAAATTGAAAGGCTCTATATAAATGCCCCTATATAGTAAAGAAAATGCCCCGATTATAATAGAAATTGAGAGTTTTTTTAAGGAGGGAATTATAATGGCGAGGTAATTGTAGTATATAGTAATACTTGGATGTATAGAATTGTACATTGTGGGATAAAAAATAACGTGTTTATATATATACACCTCAGTATTATAAATGTAATCACCTTATAATACAATATACCGTTCATAAAACAATTTGTTGTTTATTCTCATTATACAATACATAGATATTCTTTATACGGTAATTGCCTCGGAAAAGGTTTTATCTATTGTTACATATAATAGCAGTTTATTGCGTGGAATGTAATAGCAACAGGAATAATACCACCCGAAACGTAGAGCCGTCAATTATTAATGGGCATATATAGAACTATATTCCTTGACCGAAAGGTTTATAAACCCTGTTCGGTTCTACCTATTGACGATGAAACTTTCGTCAGGAACGTGAGAAAGTATGAAATGCAATAATAACGGCAAGAACAAGCAATATAACGTAACAAACAAGCAACTATTAAAGGAATTAAAAGGCACAGGCAGGTGTATATATGCAAACTAAAGTACAATGTGATAAAGTATATTGTGGGCATAATATAGGGCAATTTTGCTCATTAAAAAAGATACATATTACAATCGGGGGTTGTGATATGTATAGGAATTGTAAAGGGTGTGATTAAAAATGAACAGAGCAGATTCTATAATGATAGGGGATAATCTATTATTAATATCCCAACAATTACAAACAACCAATCAAGCATTAATAGAGATAATTAAAATAATGAGAGATGATTAAAATGCAATCAATAATAAAGAAAAAGGACTATATAATAGAGGCAGGTGAAATAAAAAACAAGTTGTACAATTTAAATGTCGGAGAGCAACTTACAATACAAACACAATATACAACGAGAATATTTGAGAGAGTGATTTAAAATGGCTTTGGAAGATATAATTATATATAAAGGGCATCAAATTGTATTAATTCGAGAAATATTAATAGATAAATTTGTTAATGGATATGTTTATCTCGAACATTTACAAGAAATGCCTAAAGAATTAACAGGGGAAACATATAGGAAGGGAAAAATAATTGGGGTTGATACAGCACACTATTATAATCAAAAAATGACTTACGAGCAAAAAAAGGAGGATGCAATAAGACAAATAAAAACAATTATAGATGAATACGAAGAATTAATAGGAGGTAATTAAAATGCAAGACCTATTAGATAATTGGAGAATGTTTAATACAATCGAGGTATTAGAAAAGGCAGGACAAACAGCAAATATTATGGTATTAGAAAAGGAGTTGATATAATGGGCAAAATAAGAGAGAAAGTTAGCGATATATGGAGTAAAATAAAAGAACAATATAAAAAGGACATGAGGTAGATAAAAATGGTAGACATAAATAAATATACAAAAGCAGATGGAAACATTGATTTCGACCTATTATATGAGGAAGATATGTCGGAGAAAACACAACAAGCAATTATAAAGATAGAGGCACAAAAGGAAATACCAACAGGAGTATTATCAAGTGCTAAAATGCTTGAAAGAGATATTAAATTAGCCGAGAGAAAAATGCCTTTTGTTGTATATAATGCCGAGCAGAAAGAGAGAATTAAAAAGGCAAAGAAAGAAAAGGCACGGGTTGAACAGGAATTTACTGAAATGGTATCCGAAAGGAAATCATTAGATGTAGCAGTAAAAGAAGATGATTTAATGGTAAATGAGATTATTAATAAGAAAAACAAATCTCTTGAAACATTAAATCAGTCGGAAATTATGAATGTTGCCACAGTAAAGAACAAATATGGAAAGCAACGCAACATTATAATAGCAAATACCAAAATCGGAAGACATATAACTGAAAATGCTATATGGAATTTCGGTTGTATTGGCGATTATAATGTAGATAGTGTTCCACGTTCAAAGGTAACTTGTAAAGGCACAGAGATTACTACTGTAAACACATACAATAAAGAAAATCGGAAGAATAAGCAATTAATTAGTAGAAGATTTTGCTCAAAAGTTGTAATGTGTTGGGCAAAAATGGTTGATATGCAATATTCAAGTAAGGATATTGATAAACCAACAGCAATGTCTTTATGGGGTACACCAATAGAGTATCAGGGATTAGAAGGTGCTTGTTATCAGTACTTTATAAATGGAGAAACTATTGTTAAAATCCTCAAAGATATACTCTATATAATAAGAGGTAGACCTTACTCAAAGACCAATTACAGTAACCAATTACAATGGGTTATTGAAAGGAGATTGAAATTAAGAAAAAGGAATCCCGACAAAATTACTAATGATATGAAAAACCGATTATACTATACATATCAAAGTAATTCATTGGTATGGGGTTATCCTAAAGTTTCTCCTGAATATGTATTGGGATTAATAAGACACCTTGAAACGGGAGAATTTGGTAGATTATTAAAGGAATATGATACACAAATAATGATACCTTTAATTAGTAATTTAAGAAGGTATCCATTAAAATGCACAGCATATCATAAACCTAAAGATAATGCCGACCATAAAAAACAAGCAGATGATTATGCAATAGACCAATATATATTTGAAAGGGATTAATAATCTCTTTCTTCTTTTTTTTTTACTTTTAGCCGTGCTACTTGCTAACACTTCTACTAATTACTTTTATATTTAAATGAGGCGATTCCAGATTCTACGTACAATATAATATATTAATAAGTTAGTACAAATTAGTACAGTAGTTAGTACATAATACCATTGGAAAGAGTTATAATAATTGCCTCTATTATAAGAGTAAAAGGCAACTTTTTGGTATAAAATTGCAGTATATTATGCTGTATTACACCACTATATTCCTGATTTTTCTTCGAGAGACGAAAGGTTTAAGTACTCGATGATTTCGTTCTCGGAGAGATTTCCGAAAGACTTATAAACTTTTCGGTTGCGAAATCCGTACGGGTTGAGAACAAGTTTTCTGTTTGTTTGTTATTTTTGATATGGTTACTTTAGTATCCATATTATAACTTATACATACATACTTGAGTCGCATTAAAATTACCTTACCCAATCATTCGCACCTTTTAGATATACTTATACCTAAAAGGGGTTGATTATAAAGGCAATTAGGTTATTCCTGTATTGGACAGGTTTTTAATTAATCTAATGAGGGTTATAATCAATTCGGGAAAATTAGTAGATATTAATCCCATTAGGTTTTGGTAATACCTATTTCAACGCAAAATCTACACAGTAATACAGTATAACAAGACTTCGGAAAGGATTATAATTACTTTATTGGGTTGTTATCCAACCCTCTAATCCTTTTCTACATAATTTAAAAATGCTTACCCAATTGTAAAATTGGGTGTTAAATCAACAGAAGGTGAAGGAAAAAAGGGAATAGGGTTGCGTTTATCCTATGGTATAGGTTAGGTTACATTACCATTAATGGTTCGATTCCATTAAAAATCCTCGAGATTTTATCCTATTCCTAAATATTATTTAAATTCAGAAGCATAATATGAGCATAAAATCATTTTTAGAGCAAAAAGCACAAGATATAGGCAAAATTGAAAGGAAAATTGATATATATAGGCACAAAATAATTGATTGCCAAAAAGAGATAGAAGAATTAAGGAAGGATTAAAATGAGCAATATAAAAGTAAAAATAGATAATGAAATATACAAGAATACAAGGCAGGTTGCATTAACAAATACAGAAAGGATATTAGACGAATTAGCATTATTAATGAGAGAATTAACAGGAAATACATTAGAAATAAATAATGCAAGTAAAGAGAAAGTTGCATTAATAATTCAAGGAATATCTCATACAATAGATTATATACAATGTGCATAGAGGTATTAAAATGAAAACAATTAGATACAATAAAATAGAACGGATATTAAGTGCCCATTTGATTGTATATAATGGCAGGGTACATATGGTAAAGGAAAATGTAGAATTAAAACCACGATTGGTTACATTAATAGATGGAGGATTATCTGAAGATGATTATGCTGAATTAAGGCAAGAGGCATATATATTGTAAAGGAGGTAATTATGATAGAAATACAAACCGACAAACCTTTTGTATTACTAACGGAATTATCCGACAAACCAAAATTGGCGATGATAGAAGAAACCAAAGATACAAAGGGTAATTCCAGATTTAAATTGAGGTTTATATAATGACTCGTTTAAATGATAAAATTAATAAAGACATTAAATTGGTTAAAAATTACTTTAAAAATAGATATAAAAATGACTATATAAATAAACAATACACCATATGCGTATTATTATGGGCAGATAAAGATTATTGTATAAGATTAAGGCACGGAAATGCAATTAAAGATATAGAATATCATAATTCTGAAAAAACTTTAATAGAATACAATACTAAACATCATATAGATAGTATAACTAAATTGAGGAACAGAAAATGAAATTAAGAAAGGCAGATTATTGTTTAATGAAAGGAACGTATTTACGCATTAAATCAGCAAGTTTGGATGATATAATTAGAGTTACAAGCACAAAATCAAGAACGATTAGAGGTAGAGTTTTAAAATCTCTTGTTTCAGAAGATGTTGGTAAACTTTATAGATATATAGTAGAAGAATTAGATATTAATGTAATTAAAAAGAAAGATTTGATGTTGGAATTATTATAAAGGAGAATTAAAATGGAAGAAATAAACGAAGATGATATATTTGTTTTCCACGCAAGAACAGGAAATAAAGTAATGCTGATGAAAATTAGTTTCTGTCAAGTATCCAGAGATTTTAAAATGGAGAAAATGTAATGCAAACTTCCTGCCCGATTTGTAAAAAACCATTAAAGGTGTGGTATTCAGGTTGTGGAGGCAAAAAGTTTATGGGTTGCTCGGATATTAAATGCCAATTTAAAGAGGAAATTGAATAAAATTTAGGGTTACTATATGATTAGTAACAGATATGGAGGTATATATTATGGCAACAAAGAAAGAAGAAACCCAAAAACCAAAGGCAGTAGCACACACAATGACCATCGAAAACATTATGGCGTATCCTTATACAAAGGAAGGAGATGCCGATGGATTCATTCGCAGGAGATTAATTGGTCAAGTTGTGTTTGAAGGCAAAATCCTGCAGATTAATGGTTTCGCAACACAGCGAAAAGGTCAGTAATTCGACACAGAATCGGGGTGCATTACAACCCCAGATAAAGACCACACGGGCAATTAAAATAGCACCCCGATTATTTTAATTTCAAGGAGGAAATTATGAGACTAATATCATTTATACTTGGAATTGTAATGATTTTTTGTTTCTTTTTAAATTGGAATTCAGCAAGAGTAGTAAGAGGAAACGGAAAATACATTGCAATTATATTAATGCCGACCTGTATCATTTTTGCTATACTTGATTTTATGGCAGCATTTGAATTATTTTAATTCTTAATACTACGGTAGATGATATAGCAATACCAAAGATGGATACACAAGGGGTATCGGCATATAGGGATAGAAAATATAAGTGTTGCCCTAAAGGAGTTAGGTGACGGCTTACTCCCCTTATATCATTCTATCTACCCATATCCTATCCTATAACTTTGGTTAAAGCCGATATAGTATTTGGAATTGGAGGATAATTATGAACAGGTTTTTAAAGTGGCTATTATATGGCAAAATCCATTGGAAAATGCGACATATAGCATACTTTATAGTAGTTTGCTTGTTTTTGAGTGCATTTGTAAGCATATTATTAAGATAAGGAGGGAAAATTATGGAACAAATAGAATATAAAGGGCAAAAATATAGAGTAAAATACACACATATAAGACCAATTTTGAATGGTAAAATACAATCGAGAGGCGGTACGACAGTTGCATTTATAACGGATAGAGAACAAAATGTGATTGCAAGCGGTCAGGCAAATGTATCTTTAAAGGACACTTACCAGAAAAAATTGGGAAGGATTATAGCAACTGGCAGATTATTAAAGGCACTTGGATTACCACGAAAATGAAATACGCAAAATTAACTATGAAACAACCAAGCGATTCAATAAAAATAAAATGGGTTGAAATAATTAAGGTTTTAAAAGACGATAGATTTCCAACTTGTATAAAAGGAAAATGCCTAATGTGTAATGCAGATAAAGAAGATGTTGGAAGAACCTTTTATTATGATAAAAAATATTGGGATGTAATTACTTTAACAAAAGAGCAGGTTTTTATGGAGATGATATGAATAAATTTGAGATAAATGATTATATTAGACTCAAATACGCCCAAGATTATATTGGAGTAATAATAGGAATGAGATACGAATGTAATAAGCACTATGTATATAGAGTTGCATTTATTAAGAATTCAAAGGTATCATTTGAAGATGAAATAGACCTTATTAAACTTACCGAGCAAGAATTATTTATGGAGATATTATGAATAAATACAAGTATAGTGTAAAGAATTTAAAGGTTGGAGATTGGATAGATTCTACAGATTATTGGAATATGAGATATCTATATAAAGTTTTATTTATAAAAAAAAAGATATATATGACTTTAAATTGTTATATAATTAGAAACAACTCACCAGAAAATTTAGGAATAACTAAACATCGTATTAATTATTTCGATGAAAATCAATTTAAAGTAATAGACGAATCGGAAGCATTTCAATGGTTTATATAAGGAAAAATTATGAAAATAGGCAGGATTGTAAGATTAACTTGGAAAGAAGATAAACATTATATAGTTATTCTTCAAGTAAAAACAAAGGATACCAGAATGAAACCTGTTACTTATTCTGGAATTGTAATTTCTAATCCAGAAAGGGATACATATATTGGCGAAGAATTTTGGTTTAATAGTCGTTATTGGAATATAGAAATATTAAAAAAAGATAAGGCATTTTTGGAGATATTATGAAAGAAGCATTATATTTTGGGAATTTTTGGTTTGAAAATGCCTATTCTAACAGAGGAACATGTAGGATATGCAACGAAAAAATTAAAAAGGACGAAGGATTATTAGTTGCTTGGTTTAACAATAGAAGATGTGCAATTCATTCAAGACATTTTAACGAGGAAATTAGGAATGAAATTTTAATACATATGTTGTGAGGTAATATGCACACACTAATTACTAAATTCGATGCAGGATATAGATTTTACAGGGATACAAGATATGGTAATTTTCATTTGATTTGTTACCTATATAAGTATCTATCAGTTATATCTCTTTGGATATGGGTTAAATCTGGGGGGAATTATGAAACGAGTTAGTAAATACAAATTAGAGAATGGAAAAATCTATAAAATATGGAATAAAAGGTTGGGCGAATTAATAATTTTCAAGATACTTTCTGAAAGTATAAGAGAATTATATGATGGGTGTATTGATGTTAATAAGACACATATTTATATAAGAAAACAAGATAATAAAATTTACACGCAAAATGAGGAAATGGATTTAAAGATATTTAAAGATGACACTTTATATGAATTGTCCGAGTTGCAATTATTTGGGGAACTTTTATAGGAGAAATTGGAAATGAACGATATATACATAACAACGAAGGGCGTTAAGAAGCGATTAAAACAGGAAAAAGTTGGGTTTATTTCAAGAACACAAACCTTGTTTTTAACGTGGTTATTAGAACCAATAACAGGGGGTTGGCATTTACACTATAAGGGCAACAAATACAATAATTTTTCCTTAATATTCCTCAACTTACGAAATTTAAATAGAAAACATAAAATATCTCACTATAATGGAGATAGAGTTACTAATACTATAAACCACGAAATGCTACACCACGTTCTAACAAAATATATAGATAGCAATACATCAAGTAAATTAGATAAATTAGTATATAAAGCAATTAAGGATATGAAATTTAGGGAATGGGCATCGGAATATGGATTAATATGATAAAACAGATTGAATTAAAAGAAGGATATTTTTATTACGCAGAGCATAATAAAGATTCTAAGTGGCAGGATTGGAGATTCATAGGGAAAATTACTGGAAAGAAAGTTAAGAAAGCAAAAACATTTTGGTTTCCTTATTTAATTGTAAGGGGAAAATATGAACACGAAACTGGAGAATTCTCCCACGATTCTGCTCATTTCGAATCAATTAAAGGAGTTTCAAAAACAATAACTGGATTGAGAGTTTATATGCTTTAGAGGAAATATAAAAATGGAAATAGATATATGGGCGTTATTCATAACATTATTTACGGTTGCTTTATTGCAGGAATTAATCATAAAACCATTGGTAGAATTTCTAAAGGAATACCTGAAAAAATACTACAAGAAATCTAAACGGCACATTAAGAAATTAATTAAGGAGGAATTATGAGGAAAGTAAAACCACAGGATATAAAGGTTGGACAAATATATTTACAGATTATTGGTTTCACTAAATTGTATAAAAAAAGAATTAGTAAAGGAAATGAAGATGAAATATGGGGTAATTATATTAAAACAGATAGACCAAATTGTTATCCAAAAGGAGAACATGGATTTGTAAGGTATGATAGTGGTGCAGAATTTTATCTATTAAATGAAAAGGAAATTGGGGAATTATTTTTTGAGGAAATATAATGAGGAAAGTAAAACCACAGGATATAAAGGTTGGGCAAATATATCTACAGGTTATGGGAGAAACTAAACTATATAAGAAACGAATTAATAAAGGAAAAAAAGATGAAATATGGGGATATTATATTACATCAAACAAAAACTATTTTTTTCCTAAAGGAGAAGATGGTTTCGTACCCTATAATAGTACCGATGCTAAATTTTATCTATTAAATGAAAAGGAAATCGGAGAATTGTTTTTGGAGGAATTATAATGTATCGAAAAGATATGGATAAATACAAAGAAAAACTTACAATGATATTAGAAAAAGGAATACAGAAGGAAGGTTTTTCTCACCAAGAATTACAAGACCTTGAAAATGAATTTGAAAAGATAATCCAAGAGATATATGAGCACGGTTACGAAGATGGCACTAATGAAAGGGAACACGAACAGGAAAAAGAACCTGTGCCTTGGGAGGATTTAGATTAAAATGGGAAAGAAATTTATTCTTGGAGAAAATGAAGATAGAGATAAAAAATTAACTGGAAAGATTATATGGTTTAAGGGAAGAAAAATTGATAGTAAAACTATCTTTAGAACGGGAATAGCAAAAGTTAAGGGAGTAGAAACAGGAATGGATGGTCTTCGTATATATATTGATATGATAACTGAATTATCAAAAGAGCATACAAATGATTTTAGTTCATTTGAATGGGAAATACATAAAGGAGATGAAGTAGAAATATTAACTAAAAAAGAGGCATTTCTCTATCAATTATAGGAGATTAATATGTTGCCAAAATCAAAATTCAAGGAAGGATATTATTATTACGTAGATTTTGTATCAGCCCATTTTTTAGAAAAAGTTTGCTTTATTGCTCAAATAGAAAAAATAGACGGAGAATTTATTCACTATAAAATTATAAACTCTTATGAATCTGGTAAAAGAGTTTGGAAAGAAAATGAATGTGGAGTTATGGAAGTTGGCTCAATGCATTATAAAGGAATTAAGGCAGTAGAAAAAGAAAAGAAGGATTTATTCTTATATATTTTATGAGGCGATTTGATTTTTCAGATAAGGTTAGGAGATATATATATGAAGAAAAAATGTAATTGCGACAAGGTACATATAACCCAGAAACAGATAAAGGAAATGCAGGAAAGGGTTGAAAGAATTGAAGAATTGATGAAAAAGGTTACAAAAACCCTTGAAAAGGAAGGTTGGGTACAAAATGAATACTGGGAATTAGATGGCAACGAAGATAATGTAATATGTGCCTCGTTTATTAATATAGATTTAGACCAATTATCTGTATTTTTTAACAGGGATTAAATATGATTAAAATTGGAGATTGGTATAGATGTCCTACACATTCGTTAATCGAGCAAGAATTTATGAGTAAATATTATTCTCCATTTAAAATCATAGATATAGAGGAAAGTATGTGCACTTGTAAAGGTCATAATTCGGGTTTTACTTGGCGTTGGAGTAAAAACTATATCAAAGCGTGTTGCAAAAAAATGACAAAAGGACAGGTATTTGAAGGAATGTTGTAAATGAAACGATTAAAGCAATCAAAAGAGATTAAAAAGGACGACTATATTAAAGCAATAAATAACCGAGGGAAATATATTGTTTTTAACTGCTTGGATAGTAGATACCCAAACACTGCTCTTATTTTAGATACCGATATAGCAGGGTTAGAAACAATGATAGGAAAGACCGAATATTTAAGTAAATTCGCACTCGAACACGAATTTAAGTTATATAGGTTAAATAAGTTCGAAAAATGGCAATATATACTATAAAGGAGAGAAAATGGCGGAAAACAAGTTATTGATACAGAACGAAGTGGTAAGGCAGGCATTTCTTATGGCAAACTATATGTATTTGTATAATAGTGCTAATGATTCGGCACTAACTATATTAATACCAGAAGAAAAGAGAACGGGAGAAGGAGAATTGGACAGGAAACCAGATTTACCAAAATCTCCTTAAAGATTATGAGATATAAGATATTAAAACCAAATCATTACTACCGATTTACATATAAAGAAGGTAAGAATTTATGTAAGGCATATTACTTACATTTTTCTCACTATTCGGAACGGACTAAATTTATAAACGTATTTAAGGCATATAAAGTAAACCATAATGGAAATATAAATAAATTTGGCACGAGAGAATTATTATTAAAACCCTACAGAAAAAATAGATATGCAAAGGAAATAACAGAAGAAGAATACGAACAGGGAGTTATGCTTGAGGTATTATGACGAACGTGAAGGTTGGTAAATACTATATGTTTACTTATAACTCCCCAAAATATGTAAAATTAATATATTGTAAAATTTTAGAAAAGACTAAAAGTTCCTTTTATATTAGAGGTTTTAGTATTGACCATGAAGATAGATTTTTTAAACATAATTATAGTTTAATTCCATTAATAAATCGAGATAGAAACATAAAAGAAATAACAGAAGAAGAATTCGAACGGGCAACCATGTTGGAGATGATATAATGAAAACAAAAAAGTTGTTTGAAGATTTGGAAGTAGATATAACGCAGATGAAATACTGGCTAAAAGGCAAAGGTTGGCTTTAGAATGAAAGAGATTATAGATAAGAAACTTTGCCGATTCTGTGATTTTGGGGATAAAAAACACGATGGAAGTTGCATTTTAAAGGGATGTAAATTTGAATCAGAGGTAAAAACCAATGGAATTTGAAATTGGGGATTATGTTAGAATTAAGGTTCATTATTTAGCAAATCCAGATAATTGGAGAGGAAAAATAGTAAATAGAAAGATGAATTTCGACCAGTTTGGTTTACCATTCTATGTGTATAAAATTATGATTAAAGATGGAAGAATTGCACATGAAATGGATTGCGATTTAGAGAAAATTGACTGGTTATTGGAGGAATTATGATAGAATTTAAAGTGGGGAGTTTCTATAAGTTTATTCCCACAAATATAAAAAAAGGATTCTATATATGCAAAGTGTTGGAAGAAAGGAAAGACCTATATATAGTTGAGGTTATTTACGATAAAGATGAGAGTAGTACAAGATTTGAAGTAGGAAAGATACTTAAATTTTCAAAAGATAGAGATAATATAAAACCACGAACTGAATATATCAAAGAGGAAGATGTTTTTCTGGAGGTATTATGACGCAATCTGAATACAATGAAGATTATATATGGTTTGATAGTAGTACACGGGGATATAGTTACTTTTCTTATTACTATCTCACAAGAGTTCAAAATGGGTTAGCGAAAAAAATAAAATTTAAATACAAAGACAATGTAGATACTATAACTATATATGAAAACAACCATTCTTTTGGTAAAGTTTTAGAAAAACAACACTTTCAGGAATTCGTTGATTATTGTGTAAAGAAAGGAATAGAAATAAAGGAGATAGAAGAGGATAAAACCAGCAAGAAATTCACCGTTGAAAAACTATTGGAAAAGATGGGAATACAAAGAATGTCCTGCCAATATGGTTGTTCTCAAACAATTAAATACAATAAAGATAGAGAAATTGTAGCATATACCCTCGGTCCATATTCGGGGTTGATTATAGTTAAAAAGTTAAATGAAAAGGAAGGATATTTTGCGAGCAGATTTTATATTACTTACTTAAAGAGAGGAGATGCAACATTTACAGGGATGGATTTAAATGAAGCGTTGGGAGAATTAAGGAGATTTAAGAAGGAAGGATTTAAGGTTGTATTAAGCAAAAAAACGGAGGAAAAATTGCAGAGTGCAATATTTATGAAGAATATATAGGAGGAAAAATGAAAGAAATATATATAAGGTGCGATTGTACAACGGAAGTTATGAGGATAGAATATGATGAAGAAGAAAAACAATACTATATAAGTATATATGAATATAAAACAAGTAAGTATCCTATAAGGCAAAAATTAAAATGGATTTGGCGTATCTTTAGATTTGGAACTCCTTATGGAGACCAAATTGTAGTTTCAAAAGAAAAAATGGATAAACTAAAGGAGTTTTTATAATAAATTAGGAGATATAATATGGATTTAGTAGAGGTTAAAAAGAAAACCAAATGTATGTTCTGTAAGAAAACATTAAATAAGGGTGATATGGCAGATTATTCCTGTGGTAGAGGATATGCTTGTCAATCCTGTCAGAAGAATATAGAACAAGATATAGAAAAAGAATTAGGAAAGATTCCAGATACAACCTGTCCTTTATGTAAAGGAACAGGCAAAGTTTCTGGATTATATAATATATTTTAAAGGAGGTATATTATGGAAGTATTTGAAGTAAACCACCAAGAACTTAAAGCATTCATTAAGAAATGCTATACAAGCAAATTGCCACTACATATGTGGGGCACTATTGGAATTGGAAAATCTGAATCTGCCGATGAGGTTGCTAATGAATTGGCAGGGGAGTTCCAACGAAAATATGTTAAATGGAACAAACTGACGAAAGAGGAAAAGCACAAACTCGCAGAAAATCCAAAGGATTATTTCTTCTTTATGGATATTCGGTTGTCTCAATTAGACCCGAGTGATTTAAGAGGATTACCTGCACTGAATGGGCACGATACAGTAGAGTGGAAAATTCCATTCTGGTTACACGTAGCAACCCTGAAAGATGCCAAAGGAATTATCTTCTTTGATGAGATGAACCTTTCTCCACCGAGTATTCAAGCGAGTGGGTATCAGGTAATTCTTGACCGAGCATTAGGAGAGGTTACATTAGCAGACGGTGTTGGTGTAATCGCAGCAGGTAACAGGATTACAGATAAAGCAAATGTCTATGATATGGCAAAACCACTACAAAATCGGTTCAACCACGTTACCTTGAAAGTTCCAAACATCGAGGCATGGACATCTTGGGCAATTACCAAAGGAGTTGATACAAGAATAATTACATTCCTTAATGCACGACCACAACTTTTAATGGGTCGGTTGGATATGAAATCTGGAGATGTGGCATTTCCAACTCCGAGGACTTGGGGTAAATATTGTAGTGCCTTGATTAACGGAGAGACTGGGTTGGATAATCTTATGCAATTAGCCAGTGCATCTGTTGGAACAGGGGCAGCGACAGAATTTATCAGTTTCATTAAGTTGCAAAAGCAAATCAACTTACAGGAATTGCTAAAGAAACCTGAAACGGCAACCAACATCAAGGAAACCGATATGTTATATTCGTTGGTCGGTTTAGTTTCAGAGTGGTATGATGCACATACCAAAGCCGATGACTTGGATAAAGTTCTACAAATATCCAACAACCTACAGCCAGAGTTTGCTATCCTTATGCTTCGTATGTGTAAGGAACGACACCTGCCACAATTCAGACGAGATGTAAACAAATTGGATTCGTGGAAAATAACGTGGAAAAAGTATGGGAAATACTTTGAAATTTAAGATAGGAGACTATGTTCTCCTATCTAATCCCTGTGTTCCACGATTTTTTATGACAGTTGGAAGGATTGTTAGTATAACTCCAAGAGGATTTTACGAGGTAAAATTATTAAATGGAAATCCTTACTTAAATAATATCCATTTACCAAAGGGTATTCATTGGACAAATACTAATGTTTATATGTTAGCAAAAGAAATGACTAAATTGACGGAAGAAGAATACCTAATCGAGGCATTATGAAATCTAAACCAAAGTATAAAGTGGGGGATTATATACTTGTCCTCCGTTCCCAAAATCCTTATTTGATTTGTAAAATTAAAAAATTATATTCTTACATATTAGATGAAATCGTTTATGTTGTTGAGTTTCCAAATGGAAATGAAGGATATTTAAGTGAAGAACAAATGAGAAAAATCAGCAAGGAAAGATACTTTTTAGAGGCATTATGAAATTCAAAGTTGGCGACCACGTTAGAATAATAACAAAAGAATACGGAGATTTGTGGTATAATAAAGTTGGAACAGTAAAGGATATTTATACAAATGAACAAGTTTCTATTGATGTAGAACATTTATCAGAAAAATATTTTGGTGCATTTTTTGAAAGAGAATTAAAAAAAATATCAAAGCAGGAATATTTCCTTGAGGTATTATAATGCCGTATGTTATTAGAAATAAGGTAACTGGTTGGTTCTGGTATTCCGATAAATTTCAAAGGGCAAAAACATTTAGAAGTTTAACAGCAGCAAAATGTGCTTTAACATCTTTTATTGGAGATACCTACTACTTAAGGAATTGTAAGAAGTTAAAAGGAAAACCAGAAAGGGAACAACTCGAAAGATTTAGAATAAAAAGAGATGAATGGGAAATTATAGAGGTAGAATTAAAAATAGTAGATGAAGAAGTAGCAAAAAGAATATTTTTGGATATGTTATAAAGGAGATAAATATGGTAAAACTACACTTTGAAGATGAAGATGGAAACATAGTAAATGAGGCATATTTTGATGCGTATGCTTTTGGAGATAGATTATTAGAGGGAGTAATATATAAGGCAACAATAGTAAATAATGAAATAGTTATAACCTATGCAGATAAAACCACGGCAGAATATATGGAACAATTCAATGAGAAAATGTGGTTTGAAAATGCAAAAGCATATATAGAAGATGAACCAGATTTGATGAGTAAAAATGGAAAGAAGGAGATTTATTTAGTTAAAGAAGAGGAATAGTATGGTAGAATTAAGTCCGTTGGATAAGTTAATTAAAGCAAGAATAGACCTATTAAGAGAAAAACCGTTCTTCGCATTTTTGGCAAACCACTTGGAGTTTGTGGAAGTTACTGAGAAAGAATGCCCTACAATGGGGGTTGATATAAAGGGAACTATGGTATATAATCCCAACTTTGTAGCAAAACTTTCAAAGGAAGAATGTAAAGGGGTTCTTTGCCACGAGGTTATGCACTGTGCACTGGAACATATGAAACGGCACAGAGGAAAGAAATTGGATTTATGGAATGTTGCAGGTGATACAGTTATTAATACAATCCTTTCAGCAGATGGATTAACCTTGCCTAAAGATGGAATTATGCCTCACAACGGTGATATAACTCTATTTGGAATTAGGATAACTGAAACCGATAAGAAATGTGCCGAGGAAGTTTACGATGCTGTATATTCAAAGTTAAGGCAGAAAGATATAAAGGATTTGGAGAAATTCTTAAAGAGCCACGCTGATAGTAAAAAGGGATTTGATGTTCATATATACCCTGCACCTGGAGATGGAGAAGATGGGGACCAAAAAGGAAATGGAAAACAAGGAGAAGGATTATCTGGAGGATTAGCAGGGGAATTAAAGACAGATAAAGGAAAGAACTGGGGAAAATTAATGGTTGATGCTTGTACCTTTGCCAGAAACCAAGGTAAACTACCAGCAGGAATGGAAAGAATCCTCGGGGATTTATTGAAAACTGATTTGGATTGGAGAGGGTTACTCTATAGATATATCACAAACCAAATACCTGTGGATTATTCTTGGGCACAACCATCAAAGAAATCCTATTCTGTTGGAACATATCTCCCGTCTGTTACAAAGGAATCCCTTGATTTAGTAATTGCCATAGATACCTCTGGGAGTATTTCCAAAACAGAGTTAGATGAATTTGCTTCGGAATTATGTGGTATTATTAATTCCTTTGCGAATGTTTCTCTTACGATTATAGATTGCGATTGCGAGATTAATTCTGTGGTTAAGAAACAACGAGCAACAGTAACCGACATTACAGATTTAAAATTAAGAGGGGGAGGAGGTACTTCACACATCCCAGTATATCGTTGGTTGGACGAGAATCTTCCTAATGCCAAATTGGTTATCTGTTTTACGGATGGATATACATCGTTTCCGAAGTCAAGTTCAATCCCAACATTATGGGTAGTCGCAGGAAGCAGCAGAATGGAGGAAAACAAATTCCCATTCGGAGATGTGGTTTACCTTGATAGGAAAGAAAATTAGGTACTTTAAGATTAGTTATGAAGGTGGAGATTATTTTATAGTAAAAGAATTACCAAATCATAAATGGATTATTATATATTCTATTGTGGATGAAATTTTCCATAATCTTCAAGTCCAACATTATTTATACGACCCGTTAAATTATGGAGTGAAAAGAGAGGAAATATCTGAAGCCGAAGCACAAATGGAGATTATGTTAGGATGAAAAGAACCAAAACAAAATTTAAGGTCGGAGATATAGTATTAATTTATAGATATAAGGAAGACATGTCTTTTGGATTTGCACATCTTATGGAAGAATGGGTTGGGAAAGTTGGGAGAATAATAGAGGTTACTTCTAATAAAGGTTATAAAGATGCCTATAAAATAGAAGCTATTAATTGGGAACCAGAAGATAGTAATTGGACTTGGGATGAATCTGTAATAAAAAAACTATCAGATAAGGAAGCATTTCTGGAGTTAATATGATATTAAAGGTTGGTCATTACTATAAAACTACAAGAGTAAGAAAGGGACATTGGATGAAAGACCTCTTTATAAAGGTAGTTTCCTTAAATGAACATGGAAGCGAAGCAGAATATCCTCTTCAATATACCTTGGATTCTTTTGGTTATCATAATAGACCAACAAAAGGACGTACCTGGCATATGAGTGAACGATTTTGCTCTATCTATTTTAAGGAAATCACAAAGGAAGAATATGATACCGAGTGGTTATTGGTGAATCTATGAGATTAAAGGGAAGATATATTTTAACGACCAACGATTTTAAGTTGTTATTTAAATGCAACGAGGTTCTTGAAAGGCACAAAACAAGCGAAGGCATAGATTATTATATATCTGCACACATATATAGATATAATAACACATACAGTAATATTGAGGGAACACCCAAAAATCAAAACAGAAAGTTATTTTTATTTACAGATAAAAATGATAAACCTCTGGACTGGGTTTTTCTTACGAGGAATGAATTCCTTGTGGAGTTATTATGAAATTAGAAAGAAACAAATGGTATTTAATAAGTAGTAAATATATAGAAGAAAAAACAGGGAAAAGGATAGTTGCCGCAAAGTTTATTGGAGGAGAATCTATTCTTATGTCTTGGGAGTTATCAATACCAATAGAACATCCAGCAAGGCATAACGGAGAAGTTATTGTAAATCGTATACTATATAAAGGAAGAATGGGATATTGTGTTTATATAGAACCAGAACGAGTTATAAGAAAACTTACAAAGATGGAAGCATTTTTGGAATCACTATGAAAAAAGAGAAAATTAAAGTTGGGGATTATGTTAGGATAATAAAACCAGATACCATAATTGAAGGAGATAACTATTTTACAGCGGGGAAAGATAAAATAGCAAAAGTAGTACTCTTAAGGAAAGGAGATTGTAGATATAAAGTACAATTTTTAGAGAGAGTTTTTGCAGTGGAGATATACAGCGATAGTGAAGTAAAAAAATTGACCGATGTAGAGATATTTATGGAGATATTGTGATGGAAATTCAGGAAGAAATAAAGGAATTAACCGAGAAGCAGAAGAAACTAATAAATCAATCCGTGGAGATTAATAAGGAAAAGATAGAGAAACTAAACGGGGCATATGGAATATACCCGAAGAATTACGCAAGATTGGACAAAATTCTACAGAAATATGACGAACTCCTCGGTAGTCAGAATAATTATACAACCAATAAGGAGGAAGTAAATAAGTTATATATGAGACTTTGCCAAAAGATTTTTAGTGAATCTATTAAATTAAATAGATATTATCGGGTCGACGATAAACTTCATTGGCATACACCAAACAAAAATGATAAAATCGCCTTTACAAGAAGGGGATTGGCATACAAACCAGAATACCACCATAGATTAAGAACTGTTGATGATATTACTTTTACAATTAAATACTTCAATCAAGACAAATCTTTGAGGGATTTGCCTATATCAAAAAGAAAATTGGAAATGTGGCAGAAATTCTATGATATGATATTGCCATTTATTTTCCACGAGCATAAACTTGAGGAATCTATTAAATTAGAAGTTCCAATAAAAACGGCGGTAGAACAAGATAGAGTTTATTGCAGAGATGAATATGACCACATAAAATATAGAGATATAAAGGAGGTAATTATTGATAAAATTGAGATAGATATTAATGAATATAGAAGGCAGATAAATTTTATCAAGCAACACAGCAGTGATTGTATTATTAGAATCAACTTTTCGAGAGGCGATTATGATGAGACAGATAACAGATACATTAAGCATATCATAAACCAAATGCCCGAGGAGATATTTACAAAACTCGAGAAATTCATAAACGACGTACAGACAGCAACGGATAATAATAAAGCAATTCACGAAAAAATGAGGGAAGAATTCGGGCATTTATTACTATCGGAGGAAATATAATGTTCAAATCAAAAGAAGACCTGATAAAAGAGGCAAAAGATACATATAAAAAACATTATGATAATCTTACATATGCTGATGGTATAAGAAACGCATTCCAATCCATCTCTGAACGCATTGAGTTCTATGAAAGATATGAAGGGGATTGGTTCAAATTCAAAACTGAACAAGAGAAACTATATAACAAGTTTGTTTCTGATAGACCAGATATCTTAAAGGGTATAAACCAACGATTTGAAAGAGAAGCATTAATATTCAATGATTGGCTCTTCCACTTCTGTTTCGATGGGGTGAAGTAAATGGGATTCTTAGATTGGATTGGGTTAGGTTGGTTTGTAGTGTTTGTATTGGCTTGTATAGGATTAGTAATCTGTATCTTTTTGGTGATTTAAAATGACTCCAGAACCATTGAAAGGAAAAAGAGTTTGGTATAGAGATATGATACCTGCATATACAGAGGATGATATCAAATCAGCAGTAGCAGGTCTCATCAAATTCCACGAGGACAGGATTGAAGAGCTGATAGAAAGAATTGTTGAATATAGTGATTGGAGTATAAGTGATGAAACTTATTGTGATTTATTAAGGGAAATCAAAAAGGAATATGAATCCATCATGGCAATCGAGCATTGGTTGGAGGATGTGATATGAAAGAAATCAGAAGGAAATTAGGCACGGTAAATATCGGCAATTACTTTAATAAAATCCTGTGGGTTGATATTATCCCACTTACCAACGATTTAATTAGGTATAAAATCTATTGTTGCGTATCTGAATTGCCAGACGGATTTGATATATCTCAAGTTCCAAAAGTATCCAACGGATTTATAGAAAAACGATTTCACTCGTGGTTTATTAATGGAGGGAGGAACTATAAAACCTACCACAAAATATATATGGATATGGATTCTATGGAAGAATTGCGGGTAATTGTGGAGGAATTAATAAAGAACCCTATATTAGATATTTTCACGTTCAATATCACAATAGATGTGGAAAAAATACTAAACGAACTAAAGATAAGTGTATTATGAAGAGAGGGGATTATTTTATAGTTAATTGCGAGGGTAAAAAACTAATTGGAAGAATAACTTGTTTTAGGAAGGAAATTATATATTATATTTGCTTGTACAATGATATTGATGATTTGGCTTATTCTTATGTAGAAGATAGAGCCGGGAGAAAAGACAAATTTACGAAACAAAGCAATATGGCAGAAAGATTAAAAATGATAAACGAAGAGGAAGTTTTTTTAGAAATTCTATAAGGAGAGAGCATTTAGAATGGCATAAAGTAGCCAAAATCACAAAAATGAAAAATTATATGCTATATAGGTAATATTTTCAGAAAAAATCGATAGTATTAAGCAAAAATAAAAGGAGTTGAAAAGAAATGGAAAAGAAACAAAAAACAATAGTTGCGAGTACTTCCATAGTGGCAGCAGCCATAGTGGTTCTCGCAGCATTGGGAGGGCAGGTGTTTGGCACAGACACAACTGTGAGTGTTATCGTGCCTACAGGAACATATAGAATTGGAGATACAATTACTGTATCAATTCAATGTTCTCCGACAAGACCAGTAAAAGCATGGGAATTGAATGTAAATTTCAATAAGAATGTTTTGAATGCCAATGCGGTGTTTGAAGGAAATTTCTTTGTTGGTAAAACAACATTCTTTAATGCGGGAACTATACAGAATTCCAATGGAAAAATTATCAACATATATGATTTGATAATTGGACCCGGAAATGTAACAACCCAAGGAAATTTAATTACAATATCTTTTACTGCGGTTGGGTATGGAACTAGTGCCGTAGAAATATACAATGTTGGACTTACAAATGAGACAATGTATATTCCAATTAGTATAGTTAATTCCACAACAATAGTATATTCTCCATATGATATGAATGCGGATGGTGTGGTTGATATGCTAGATTTAGTTGATGTTGCTGGGCACTATGGAGAAACTGGAACATCTGGTTGGATTATGCAGGATATAAACAAAGATGGGAAGATTTCGGTTATGGACTTGGTGTTAATATCTACTCATTGGGGTAGTTATTAATGAGGAAGTGGTTGTTGGTCTCTGTAGGAATAGTAGGGATGGTGATTATGGTTGTGATGAGTGGCTGTTTTGAGCCACCCACCACCACCAACACAGTATATATTTATCCACAAAGTTCCTATAAAGCAGTTGAGGAGCAATTTACCATATCAATTAAGTGTGATTCAATACAGGAAATCAATGGATTTGAAACCTCACTAAAATTTAATAAAACCCATATAAGAGTAATTAGTTGGGAGTGGGAGGATTTCTTTTCCACAGATTCATTTAAGAGTGTGCCTATTATAGACAATGTAAATGGAATTGTATTTGATATCTACGCAGTTTCTATAGGATTGGATGGAGCAAAATCAAACAAACCAATAATAACCTTTACTTGTATTCCTATATCAACTGGAACAAGTAAAATTGAACTATATAATACAAACATTGTTAATGCCTCTGGAATTATTCCGTGTGAATTAATCAATGGAACGTTAATTTCAGCTTATTCGTAGGTAATTATGATAGTTGTAAAAGGAATAGATTGGGAAGAATTTAAAGGTCTATTGGATGAAACATACGAACATTTTATTAAAAAGAAATATGTGGGTTCCACCGCCTTATTAGATAAGGTGTATAATAGATATCAAAAGGGAGAGAGAACATTGCAATTATATAAGGAATTCATGGATATAGTGGGGGATTAGAAATGGATAAAGAAAGAGTATGTTTGGATTGTGGTATTTCTATAAAAGAAAGACCTTATGGAAGTGTACGTTGTAAACCGTGCCAAGTAGAATATACAAGGAAGCGTGTGGCAGAAAGAAGTAGAAAAAGGTACGTTCCTAAAATACTAAAACCTCTTTTTTGTTTGGATTGTAAAAAACCAATGGAGAGGGGGAAATATAGGGGAAATAAAATAAGATGTGAATCTTGCAGGAAAGAATTTAAGGTGAAATATGCAAGAGAATACGAAGAAGTAATAGTTCTAAAATCTTGTTTAGAATGCCAGGAATTAATGGTTGTTGAAAGGAAAGAAGGGGAACATCTCGGAAAATATCGGAATTACTGCCCAACCTGTAGACCAAAGCATTATGGCAGAAGGAAATTTGGGTATGTTCCTAATTTAATGAGGACTTGCCCAGAATGTAAAAAGGAAATGACATATTACCATATGAGACCGTACAATGGTGTGTTTTATTGTGTAAAGTGTAAAAAGAAAAAAATTAATAGAGAACGACACGAAAATGCTTTAAAGAAGAGAGAAGAATACAAAAAAAGAATGGAAGAAGTTGTATTGGAACGTAATAGTAGATATTGTGTGGATTGTAATAAAAAGATAGAAGGAATACCTCCAAGAAATTGGAATACAATTAGATGTAAACCTTGCCAAGCAACTTATTCAAAAGCAACAACAGAAAATAGAATAAACAAAAGGATTGGAACAGTTTCTATGATTAGAAATCTACATATAGAAAAAGATAAGGACGGTAATCCTGACTGGGCAAAGGAAGCGGAGAAAATCAAAAAATTAAAGCATAAAACATATTATCCTTATAAGGGGGATTACAAGAATAGAAGAATGGAAGAACATCTTAGAAAGAATACACACACATATAAACCAGAGGGAGAAGATGGGTAAAATTTGTTCAATATGTGGGGAGAGAACCATATTTTTTGTTTGGGGGAGTAGCAGAAATATAAAAGGAACTGCCTCTAATTTAATAATTAAACACTGTAGCAGAGAATTAGATACTATGGATGTATTTTGCCACAATTGTTGTAAGAAGTATGATATTTTAGAGGAAAGACCACCGATAATAAATAGACCGAGGAAATATAAGACTTGGAGCGATACAAAATGGAGAAGTTAAAAAGTAATAAAAGAAAACCAAAAGTTGGAGATTGGGTGAGAATAACAAATCCTTGGGGAGATAAATGGAAGGAATCTGGGATTTCTCAAAAAGATAGAAAAGCAGTTAAGGGGATGGTAGGAAAAATAACAAGAATACAGGAAGGTATGAAAACTGGAGCAGGATTATACCTCGATTATGTTATTAATATTATATCAAGTAAGGATGAAATAAGAAAATCAATGCCCGGTTTCTCTGGACAGGTTTGGGATATAAGGGAATTTGAAGTTATACACGATAAACTCGAGATATTTTGTGAGGTATTATAAAAATGAATACGATAGAATTGTTTTCTGGAACAAAATCCTTTAGTAAGGTAATGAAAAAATATAACCACGATGTATTTACTATTGATAATAATCCAGATTTAAATCCAGATTTATGTATAGATATACTACAAATGCCAAAAACTATTAAGAAAGTGGATATATTCTGGGCTTCTCCTCCTTGCACAGGATTTAGTGTTGCTTCTATAAGTAGACATTGGACTGGAGGATACAGAAAGTATATACCTAAATCTGAAACGGCTAAATTAGGATTACAATTACTTGACAGAACTATAGAGATTATATCTATAAATAAACCAACAGAATGGTATATAGAAAATCCTCGGGGAGTTATGCGTAAAGTAATAGACGATATATTTAAGAAATATGGAATTGCAGATTATAGGAGAGTTACAATTACTTATTGCCAATATGGAGATATACGGATGAAACCAACTGATATATGGACAAATAATATGACTTGGATACCAAAACCTGTATGTAAAAATGGAGATACCTGCCATACCTCTGCACCGAGAGGTTCAAGAACAGGAACTCAAGGATTAAAGAATGCAACTGAAAGAGGAAAAATCCCAGAGGAATTATTTGTTGAGATACTAAATGGGAGGTAATATGAAACTAATTCCTGGAAGATATTATATACTAAGGAATATATTTTTGAGTACTAGACTTAAAGGTAGAGAATTTATTGTTGGTAAGTATATAGAATCAATTGGAACCAAACCAAGGCATTTATTTAGAATTAGAGAATTAAGTGGTTATCTACATAATGGAAATGGTCATTGTAAAGAAATATTTTATGATAAAGATGGATGGTATTTTAGTAATGAAGACATAAAAGAAATAATTAACGGAAAAACAGAAGAAGAAATTAAGATAGGAATTTTTCTATATATGTTATAGGAGAAGATATGGTATATATGAGCGATGGAAACAGACGGATGAATATTCCAACGTTTTCTTTACTATCTGAACATACCTGTCCGAATGCAACGGAACTATGTAAAAAATACTGCTATGCAAAGAAGGCAGAGAGAGCATATAAAAATGCCTTTATTAATCGGATGACTAATACATTTGATAGTTTAAAGGCAACGTTTGTAGATGAAACTAAAAATATAATCTCCCAAAAGAAAAGCAAGTATATTAGAATCCACGAATCAGGGGATTTCTATTCTCAAGAATACCTCGAGAAGTGGTTTAAAATCTGTAAATCCTCGCCAGATAAGAAATTCCTCGTATATACACAAATGTTTAATTTAGATTGGAGCGAAAAGCCCAAGAATATGGTAGTTTATTGGACAATTTGGCCAGATACAGCAACAATTCCAAGGAAAGGATTAAAAGCATATGTTATAGACAACGGAGCAGGGAAAATTCCTTTATATAAGAAAAACATAACTGGATTTAGATGCCAGAAAGGTAAGGGAAATACTATGACCTGTAATCAATGTATGTATTGTTTTAAGGGGAAGGGAAATGTCCTATTCAAAATCCACTAAATTTAAGGTTGGGGACTTTATTATTCATACGAAAGATGGTGTAGACAATAATACCTATATATGTAAAATAACAAAAGTCTTTAAATCTACTTGTCATCGTGGTAGTTTTCAATATAATGCGGACTTTTTTAGAGAAATATTAATTGAACATGATGAATGGATAAAACACTCAACTGGAAAACATAACTTTGAGGAAAAAAGTAACTTCTGTGATTATTGCAAAAAAATAAAAGATAAAGGAGAACTTTTCTTTTGGTTATTATAACGAGGGAAAAAATGGGATATTCAAAATACATTAAGGACGTTAGAGTTAGAACAGGAGAATTCTATATAGCTAAAAAAATATCTAAAGATAGATATAAAATAATATTTATAAAAGGAAGTTGGGGTTTCCAAAGTCCAGATTCAGATATAGTTGATGAAAAGTGGGTATTTACAGAAAATGATGGCAAATACAAATCAGAATATATCAGCAAGCAAGAGGCTTTTTTGGAGATGTTATGAAAAGAATTAAGAAATTAACCGAATTTAAGGTCGGAGAGAAGTACCTTTTCATAAGTAAATTAGGTAATAAATCCCTTGGTATTTCCACCGAACTTAAAGATGGATTTGCCATATTTAGAATATATCAATCCACATATAAAGACCTTCCTTCAGGAACAGAATGTTGTTTAGATGAATTCTCCTTTAAAGATGGAAAATCTTACTTATTAACTGAAAACGAGTTTCTCGTGGAGTTATTATGATTAAAGTGGGAGATAAGGTTAAATTTATCTACTATTATACAGATGCTACAAGGATATATTTTGGTATAATAAGAAAAATTGGAGAGAAAGTAGCTAGTTATCCAAATAATATAAACATAGTAGAATTTGAGCAACGTTGTTTTATTAGGAGAAAACTAGATGGAACTATAGATGTAGATAATTATAAAGAGATATCTGGAAAATATTTTGCTTATTCAAGTATAGAAAAAATAGATAATTTTGATTCGGAAATTTTCCTGGAGTTATTATGAGTGAGGAAGATTCGGCAGTAAAACGATGGTTTAGAGACCACACAGATGGAAGGCAGAAGTGTTCAATTTGCGATAGGTGTATTCCGAAGTATATAAAACGGGTTAGTTTTTCCTATACAGGTTCCTATGGAAATAGTGGTTCTATAAGAATATGCGAGAAGTGCGTATTGGAATTATCAGAGGAAATTAACCACGCCAACGTAGATAAATGGAGAATGGAGATATTTATGGAGGAATTATGACGACAGGACAATTTGCTATATGTGATTGCTGTAAAAGAATTGTTGCCACAGAAAAATGTGAATTATGTGGGGGAGATATGTGTAACAACCATACTACTTTTATAGCATTAAATGTTGGTGACTCTTCAGATTGTGAATTTGGATTTATTTTTCAAAGTAGTTTGGGGGATATGAAGATATGCACTAATTGTAGAGATAGATTAAGAAAATTCGGAGAATGTATAAAATCTGCCTTAAATATAGGTAGACATAATGAACAGAGAGCAACAAAAGACCAACGGAAAATAAGGAAGGAGATATGTAATAAGATATTATCAATAGTTTACGAGGAGGAAAAGGTGTTCGTAATATGAGAGTAGGAAAATATTATAGAGTTACAAACAAAAGACTTAAAGAGGAATTCGTTTTAAAATGTATTGGTAAGAATTTGGTGTATCTTTATTGGAGAAATACTCCAAGAAATGCTAGCCCACATTATCTTGGAGAATGTGAATTTCCTTACGAGGAAGGAGATGTGGAGATAGAGCTAAAGAAAACCCAGGTATTTATGGAAGTGATATGATGGATAAAATGATAGGAAAGTTTATAAGAGATAAGGAAACCGGAGATATAGGACAAATAATTGAATTAAAGGATTATACATATGGATGGAGATACAAAAAGAAAAGGATATACTATCTGATAAGATGGATTCATTTTGAAGATAAGTCTTGGCACAAGTCAATTAGAAAAGAGAATTACGCTCAATACACACCAGAAAACATATCTGAACCAAATGGTAGGTTCGAGATATTAACTGGCAGCGAGGCAATGTTCTATGTCATTTAAAAAACCCACCCGAAGAAATACAGGAAAAAACCTCGAAATTACGTAAATTTCTACATTTAAGACCAAAAATGAGGTAAAACCACCGAAAAGTATATAAACCCCACCTTCCTATTAGATATTTTATGAGGAGAAAAAGTAAATTAATATGAGTAACAATAAACAATCTAATAGAGTAAAAAAAGATTCAACTCTTACTACAGTTAATTGTTTTTTCTGTGGTAGAAATATAAAATATAAATATGATATTATTAGTCCAGAGGAATTATATAGTCTTTGGGGTATTATAAAATATGAGTCTGTATGTATGTGTGCAACATGTCAACATTTATATGAGGAACAACAGGAAGAAAAGGAATTAGATAGAATAAGACAAGAAGATGGATATGATTATTACTGGGAAGTAAGTAATCCTTAACCCTGTTGGATTTTTATGAAGAATAAAATGAATAAATTAAGGACTTCTGGATATAGAAGTCAAAATGGATTCGATAATCTATTGGCTGAATTAGACAATTCCAGTTTAAAATTCTTAAGTAGTAAATATAATAGAGATTTAGTATATTATAGAATACATCATAATCTTAATGACCAAACATACGCTCAAGAATACAAAGAAATGCAACAAAGAAAGAGTATGGTTGATCAAGAGATTAAAAATAGGAAAAGATATGGAACTGCAATTACTGGTTCTTATAATGAAGTTAGGTTTAATTCAGAAACAGGTTGTGTAATAGATTCCGATAATAATGTATTAGAAGAACTTGCTTACAATGAAACCGAGACCGAGATAATTAATTTACCTTCTGGAACTAAAGGAAAGAAAGAAGATTATCCAGAATGGGAAAATCTATCAGATACATTAGATGACGACCCAACATTCGAATATACATTAAAAGATGAGGTTGAGTTATCCTGGGAAGATTGGTGTAAAAAGAAGAAATTGGTAAAATCAAATGACTAGTGGAGACATAAAGTTCAGAAAAAAAGGCTCTAAAGAACCTATAACTAAAAGAGCCAAAAGCAATTATCCTTTATATAAACTCGCAAGAGATTTGAAATTAGAAGAAATTACAATGCTCATAACAGATAGAAGAAATAAAATAAAGTATGAGCAAGATTATAGTAAAATATTAGAATATAAAGAAGATATCCTTTTATTAGAGGATATGTATAAGATTAAAAGAGCCGAAGATGTGGCTGTTCTCAACAGATGGAAAGATGAGAATATAGATATATTATATTCTACTGTTCTTGGAGCAAGAGTTGGTTGTATGATATCTTATTTAGGATTTACAGGTTCTCTATATAAAGACGAAGGAATTAAATTATCAGAAGGTCTATTTCAAGAGGATATGGAAACAAATATAGATATTATCGCAGCCTCAATAGTAATAGAAATATTAGATTATTATAATGCAAAATTTGATGAGAATATATTAATAACTACTTATGATTTAGACAAGGGTTTATTATATAAAATTCATTTCTCTCTTCATAATTGGTGTAAAAAAAATTATTGGAAAAATTAGGTGAAACATATGGTAGAAGACAAAGAAAAAGAAAAAATTAGAAGCAGACATACAGACAAGCCAAAAAAAGCCAAGAGCATTTTAGAATGGATATTCGGAGAGCGATAAAATGTTCGGAGTAATTTTAGGAGTATTCTTTTTAATCGTTGCTATTGTAGCAATATTTTTGAAAAGAATGGATAAAAATGACGGTCCGTTACTTCCACAGAAGTTATGGTCAATAATTATCATTGGATCGTTAATTATTTGTCCATTATCTATTTTAGGATTTGATTGTATTGTTACGGTGGACGCTGGAACTGTAGGAGTTCAGAATACATTTGGAAGTATCTCTCCAGAAGAGTTATCTCCTGGAATAGCATTTAAGAATCCATTTACAGATGTAATTCAATATTCAACACAAACACAGCAAGTATTTGAAATATCGTCCGTTCCATCCAAGGAAGGACTTATAGTTACATTGGATGTATCAATTCTATATAAGATTATGCCAACTAAAGCGGACGAAATAGCACAAAAATTGGGAGTTGAATATTCAGATACAGTTATAATATCTCAATTAAGATCTGTTGTTAGAGAAATCACAGCAAAATATGAAGCGAAGGCTCTATATACAGTTGGAAGGGAAAACATTACAAACGAGATTTTTGATGTTTTAGAACCAGTATTAGCAGAGAGGGGAATTATTCTTGAGAAAGTTCTATTGAGAGATTTGCAGTTACCTTCAACCGTTACAACTTCTATTGAAAAGAAATTAGCGGCAGAACAGGAAGCTCTACAAATGCAATTCGTTCTACAAAAGGAAACGCAGGAAGCTGAACGGAAAAGAGTTGAGGCACGAGGAATCGCAGATGCACAGGCAATTATCCACGAAAGTTTAACACCGGCTTACTTAACGTGGTATTTCATTAGCCACTTGAAAGACATGGAAGGAACTTATTTTGTTCCACTCGGTAACAATGGACTGCCATTATTCTTTGATATGCAAGGTTTAATTAAGAATTAATAGTTTAATGTAAGAAAAAAAGGAGAACAAAAAATGAGCAAAGTATTAACAGAAGATATGTTCGACGAAATTTTATCGTCAGGACCAAAGCAGTATTTCTTCCAAAAGGAAGAAGATGGTGAAGTAACAATTGTATTTCAATCGGAGATACGAGTTACTGATCCAGGTGAAGAAGATATAGTTGGACGGGTTTGGAATCCGCCAGTTACGGATGCCAATGGAAATCCCATCCTAAATTTCCGTGGAGAACCAAGATTACCTTGGTCCAAAGTAGAAGCGGAAGCAATTATCAAAGGAGCACCGATGGTTTATTCTTTCGGTGGTAAGGAAACAAACCTTTGTAAAGCGTGGATTTCAGCTTTCAGAGCCAACGAAATTCCAGCAAAAGAATTGCCAGGAACAAAATGGACCGCAATGAAAACTGGCAAGTGGAATTGGACTATTCGGTACATTGGAAGGGAGGAAATTACCTCCACTCCCTCTCCAACCGGTCCAGATATTAGTGGGGTTAAACAAATTTTATCAGATTTAAAAGTAAAAAATCCAATGGTAACTAAAGGGGTTCAAAAGAGCCAATTAGTTAAAACTGTGGCGTTGTTATCAGGTAAATCCCAAGATGAAGTTGAGGGAATGTGGTCTAAATTAGTTAGAGAGAAAATTGTAGTGGAAAAGGACGGGAAGGTATCCGTTCTCTAATTATGACAACTATCAGAACACATCATGATGCAGACGGAATTATCGCTGCATATTTCCTTTCTTTTTCGGTTCCAGACGCTATCATACAAATCTGGGATGGTCAATTCGGAGATACAACGGGTCTTAAACAGGGGGATTTCATGACAGACATGAGACCTCTGCAAGATTTGGAAGGTCTTACGGTAATTGACCATCACTCTCCTTATCCAGAAGGGCATAAATATACATTAATTACCTCAGAAGAACCAGCTAGTTTAATTGCCTGGAAACATTGCAAGGATGTAATTCCTAAATCTCAATGGTGGAAATTAGCAATAGGATTGCTCGGGGATGGACAGCCGGAACTCATTCCTTACGAAGTGTTTGAACAATGCCCGATGCTATTAACCAAGGTAAAGACTTCTTCATACCAGGATAAATACACTTGGAAATGGAAAACCAGTTTTTTTATCTTATATAAGTTACTTTCCTCGGGAATTAATGCTCTATTACGAACTCGAGCGTATGAGACAGCTTTGAACTTGGTTAAGAAGGCAGAAACTCCAATGGATATAATGCACAACAAGGATTGTAAAATTGCCAAGGCAAAAGTAAAAGCGGAGTTCGAAACAATAAATCGAGCCTGTGAGATATTTTCATTTGATAATCTAAAGGTTTGTATCTATGACTCCAACTTAAGAATGGCTGGATACATTGCTACGATGATGAATCTCGAAGATGAAGTTACAACTCTGGCAATTAATAAGGCAGACGGTAGCGGCTCTTTGAGAGGCGATTTAGCATTATACTGGCGTGATGCCTTGAAGGAATTAGATTACCTCGAGATAGATGGACACCCAGGATTTATGGGTGCAAGATTAAAAGACAAACCCGAAAGATTAATTAAAGACTTGTCGGAAAGATTGAAATGAACGAAGAAACAAAACTATATGTTTGTGTTAACAACTGTCACTTTAGATGGTGTACAAATGTTCCACCAAAAAATTGTCCTAAATGTGGAGTAAGATTACCAAATGATATCTGAAGAGATAAAAAAAGAAGAATTGCTCGAAAAAGCGTTACCTTATACAATACTACATCCATCAATGGTTACTATGATATGTATGAGTTATAGCAATCCAGGAATGTTAATATTAAAAGGATATTATAATACATGAGAACCTTATGCAAATTCTATCAATTTTTTATGATAATATTGGAATTGGACGTGCTTTAATATTAGGAGATTCTGGAAAAACATATAATACAAATGTAGACTTAGAAATGAATAAGGCGTGGTGTTCATGTGATTCTTATGTTTATAACAAAGACAAAGCATGTAAACATATCTCTTACTTGCTTATGAATTTGGAGTTTGACAAAATGGTTAATAAAATTGATTCATTAGATAAATTATCCACAGGTTCAGATACAATTGATAAATTACTTGGTGGGGGTATTCCTTATGGAACTATCACCACGATTTTTGGAGAACCAAAGTGTGGCAAGTCTATGTTAGCATATCAAGTTGGAATCGCTAATATAGATAAAACAAACCTAAAAACCCTGTATATAGATACAGAAGGAATTAGGAAGCAGGACTTTTTTTCAATCATAAATAAATTTAACTCAAGGTATAATGTGCCTCCGAAGGAATTAACGGATAAATTCCAATATATAACAAGCCTGGCAGATTTAAAGTTAAAATCAATCCAGAAGTTATTTCAGATATTTGGTTTTCTGCCTATGATTGAAATGTCCAAAGGTGGAAGATATACAGTCCAGTTTGAAACCTGTGCTCCAACGATTAAAGAAGAGGAATGGAAGAATTATAGTATGATTATTATTGATTCTATGACAGCTCCTCTTAAAATGGCTATCGGTTCAAGCACGGCAAATCTTCCAACGAGAGCACAATTCACTGAACGGTTATTTGGTTTATTGATTGAAATAGCGATGCGACATAATATAGCGGTTATTGTAAACCACCACGCTTCAGTTGACCCGATGAATTTATTTGGTAGGGATTTTGGTAAGGCTTGGGGTGGAGACCCTATTCTATACAATTCAAAATATGCCTTATTAATACTGGATGCAGATGCAAAGACCCGTAAGGAAACAAATTGGAACCACGAGGCTAGACGGGTTATGTTGATACGAAGACCGGACGAACAAGATACGAACCAGAAATATCCGGTTAGATTAATGAAGGATTATGGGTACACAGACAAGTAATAGTTATTATCCAAGCAATATTATTATAAATCCGGCAGTTTGCCAAAGTTTAATGAGTGGTAACTATACTTATACTAATACTTCATCAAATATTAGTTCTGGATTTTTTACGATATCTGGTAATAGTAGTGCCTACGGAAATTGGGAACCACCTGCAATTCCAGAATCCCAACAAAGAATAGAAATCACATTTAAAGATGGTGGAACTATGGTTATGTCTTTAAAAGACTATACTATATTCGTTGCTTTGCACGGAAAATCTCCGTCTGAATGCACGAAGCAAGAATATGAGGAATTAAGTTTTGGAGAGAGAGTATGAGAATAATAAGAAGTTGTCCAAATTGCCACAGAAAGTTAGATATACAGCATATGGTTTATGCTTGCCCATTTTGTGGTTGTGCAATAATCGATGAAGAAGGATACGGAGGATTGGTAATATAGGAAACATAAAAGACAACAAAATTAAAAAATATGCCCGAGAAATTATAGAGAAGTTTCCAGACAGAGTTTCTCTGGACTTTAACAAGAATAAACTGCTTCTAAATGAAATCTGCGATATCCACGGAAAAATCTATAGAAACAGAATTGCTGGTTGTATAGTTTCAGAATTGAAAACCCAAGGAAATACCTACGAAAATATTAAACGGGAACTTTATGAGAATAAAAATAAGCGGAAACGAAGGAAAGTGAAGGAAGAAGGAATTATATGAGAGATAAATTAAGTAAATTTCGAGGCAAATTATCTTGTCCTCGTTGTAATGCTATGTGCGATTCGGAAGAACTATTAGATAGACACAGAGAATATCTCCACGGAGAATACAAATCTAACGACGAAAAATACAAACGATATGAGAAGACAACTAAAAGCAAGCGGAAATTAGCAATCAATATAGGAAAGCACCCGCCAAGGAAGGAATGGATTCTAAAAACCCCAACCAAACAGATGTTTATCTGGGATTGTTGGGATGGTTGCTACTATCAATATCATAAAGGAATTGGATTAATAGATGACCTCGATACAGTTGTTGTGGACGAGAGTTCAGATTACTTCAAAACTTTGATGAAGATAATCAACAAGGAATTGCCTTTGAGCAAGATAGTTCCTCAACCGATGAAAACCAAAGCCCACGGATTGCCTTGGATTCCATTACCAGCGAAGATGAAGAAACTGCCAAAGGATTGTATACTTTGTGGAAGTTGCCACCAAATTATTAAAGTTATTGGTCCGCCTATAACTAATTTAACATTATGCCCCAATTGTGGGAGGAAGTTACCATATGAAGAGCCAAAAAGTAAGAAAAATAGACCCAAACAGGTGCAACAAAAAGCTCCTGGAATACAGCCAAAACAAGATAGAAAACGGGTGGGTAAAAAGAAACCTACTAAAGTGGAAGCAAGACAGCATCGCAAATAAATCCTTAATAGAAGGAACCGACCCATTCTACACATACAAGGAATATAAGTATGCTAGAATTGTTGCTGGTTATTTACCGCAGGATATTCCAGAGTGTTGGAGAGTCAAATGCGTGGTAGAAGCTTACGATGAATTATTTGTAATAGATAAAGAAAAGAAAGAAGCGAAACAGAATGAGAAAGATGGAATAAAAACCATTAAGACAGAAAAGAGAACCAAATTTGATTTTGGTAAGATAAAAGAGAAAAATAAGAGGTGATATATATAATTTGTCCAAAATGCAACGAAGGCCAATTTATGGCCAAAGGCAGCCGAATGTCCAAGCGAACTGGCTACTGGACAAGAACCCGTATCTGCGATAAATGCGGATACAAAACTATAACTATAGAAGTTAGTAGAGACCAATTCGGGCTTGAAATGGATCTTCTAAATGAGTTCCAAGATGCGATGGAAAGGTATGCATTTAAGAAATCGGAGATGGAAAAGCCTGCGGATGCAGATAAAGATGTGGCATAAAAAATGTATAATATATTAGATAAGTTTAACGAAAAACTATCTAATATAGCATACTTTTTAACAAAAACTCAATTTAAGCCATATTATACTAGGAAAAATAGTCTTAAGGAGGGAACATGGAAATAAAAGAGTTATGTAAGAGGGCACACGAAACAGCAGCTAAAAAAGGATTTTGGAAAGAACCGAGGGCAATTTCTGAATTACTTATGCTTGTAGTTACTGAATTGGGAGAAGCTTGTGAGGCTGATAGAAAAGGGGACGAGGCTAACTTCCGAGAAGAAATAGCTGATACATTCATACGTTTATTTGATATGGTTGAAGCATTGGATATTGATATCGAGGAAGAAATTCTTAAGAAGATGAAAATTAATGAAGGAAGGCCGATGAAGCATGGGAAACGGTACTAAATTTAGGATAAAACAAAGACCTGGGCATTCAAATAGTTCAATTACCTTCTATTGTGTATGTAAAAAAGTTCCATTACTTCCTTTATATATAGAAGAAGAATCGTTTATTAAATTAAAAGATGCTATAGAAAAGAAAAAAGAGTTGATGGAAAGAAAAGGAAAAATAAAAAGTAAGTGGATAACAGAAGAGGAACAATTTGCGGAGATATTATGATAGAAGAAGAATATCCAAAATATAAGATAAAAAAAGTATATAGTTCATTATATCCTTCATATAGAATATACATTCTTCATGAAAAAGAAGTCGGCTTTTTTAATAAGAGAATTGAAAGAGAATATAAGGTGCATTGGGCTAGTCTAGATTTTCCAACTTTAAATGCAGCGATTGAACAACTTAAGAGAATAAAGGAAGCTGATGAAAAGAAAGATGGAGAGTGGATTACTCCCGAAGAACTTATGTTGGAGCAACTATGAAATACACAATAAATTGTTATGACACCAATTTTGGACTTGATTTAGCAGCTGGGTTATTTAGATATGACGAAGTTCAAGTTAAAGTAGAAGCTGAAAATAATGATGAAGCGATAGAAAAAGCAAAAAAGATTGTGAAAAGAAAACACTACAGGGTTGTTGCAGTGGAATGAAGAATGAGAACATTCCGAAGGAAATTCAAATATGGATGTGGATATGATTGAATTTATAACTTTATTGATTTTTGGTTTAATTGGTTATGGATTTGGGGTTGTTATTGGATATATTTTTAGAACTCCAGAGAAAAAGGTGGAAGTTAGAGAAATTAACCCAAAAGTTAATGAAAAAGAATGGAAAAAGTGTATGAAGGGATGCGGGGCATATTACCAGGACAATGGAAAAATCTGGGATAATGAAACGGCTGTTATAGCTCAACAAACTTGTTACGATGGGTATGTTGAAAAACCTAAGAGAATAAAACACGGAAAGTGTAAGACAAATCCAAATGACCCAGGTAAACCTTATAGTGAATGTAATAAAAATGTTAAAAAGAAAAAGAAGAAAAAGAATGATAGTAGACTCAAGGGAACCAAAACAAATAATTCAAAAACTAAAAGGTAAGAAGGACTTACTTGTAGTTGAGGAATTCATTGAATGTGGAGACTACTTGCTCTCCGATGGTTATGCCGTGGAAAGAAAGACAATACAAGATTTTATTGCTTCTATTTCAGATAAACGATTGTTTACTCAATTAAACTCTCTAATTCAATACGAAAATCCTATACTTGCTATTATTAACGACAACAAATGGGAAGCGTTCTATTTTTGCCGTAATAGATATATCCATTCAGTATATTTAGGAACATTAACAACTATCCTATTAAGTTACCCAAAGGTTAAAATAATGCAATTCGACACGGAAAACGAGTTCGTATCGTTCCTTGCTTCACTTGAAAAGAAACTCAATGAAGATGGAAAGCACCACGAAAGACCAAAATTACTATTAAGAAAACCGCAGAGTTTACAAGATAGAAAAGAGAACTCCTTGACCTGTGCCAAAAGCATTGGTATAAAGACAGCAAAACTCTGCCTCGGAAGTTACAAAACAATTGATGATATATGTAGGGCTTCGCCTAAAGAACTCGAGGCTATATTAGGAAAAAAAGCAGCGGAGAATTTATATGAACTCCTCCATAAATAAAATAAAAGTAGGACAGATAAGAATTAGAGACATAAGTAGGAATAATTCAGAAAGAAAATTTGTATTCAAAATAATAAAAAAAGATAAATTTTCATATCACATTAGGGTAATGAAAAACGATTGGTTTGATAATTATAGTTATCAATACGATATAAATATATATGAAGACGATTATTTTGATGATACCCATATAATAACTAAAAAACAAGCATTTATGGAATTAATATGAAAAAATATTATAGATGGATAACAAGAAACGGAACCCTATTATATATTTATAGTATAGATGGACTAAATATAAAGGCAATATATTCTGATATGTTCGCTGAATGGCCGCAACCTTGGGATTATTTAGAAGAAGAAATAACTAAAGAAGAAGCATTTATGGAGATGATATGAGCTTAAAACAAAATATCTGTGAAATCCTCGAAGAATCTGGGTTTGAATTAAAAGGAACACCCGGATACAGAGTTCATATCTATACAAAGGATAATGTTGTTGTGATTGTTGAAGAAAAGGAATACACCAAATCCTGCGAAGGGTCGTGCTGTGAAAATGGAAAAGGATACCAAAGAGAATAATATACTCTGGGTTATACTGGGTTCCATATTCTGTATATTCCTATTTATTGTAAATCCATTTGAACTTTTAGTCCTAGCGGCAATGATTATTTTTCTGGTAGGATTGATGAGTTTTGTTATATGTTATTGTAGATATAAGGAAAGGAAGAAATGAAAACGAAAGAAGAATTAGAAGACGAGATTAAAAGTATGGCAAGAAAACGGGATGAGCATATTTTAGAGGCAAACAAGATACAAGAACAAATGATATATAAAGTGGAACAAATATACGAAATGAGCGAAGATATGGTAAAGATAAAATGTATTACCTGCGGTGGAGTCGGTTACTTAAAAGAAGGGGAGAAGAAAAAACCTTGTAATCTATGTAATATGAAATGCTATAATTGGATGCCAAAATTCAAGGAGGAAAAAGATGGGGAATTACCTAAAAGAAAACGGCCTATTCGCTCTGATGATCTTGATTAGTCTTATTGTCTCCGGGTTATTTTTCTGGGCAATAGACTATTCTATACACAATAATTTGTTAGAAGTTAGAACTAATACTTTGGGATATATAATTACCTCGCTGATTCTTGGTTTCTTGGTGGTTTGGTTTGCATATATATCAATCGAGTGGTTAATAAAGAGAAAGAAAAAGAAAATGTGGCCTTGGTGAATTATGAGTTATAGACCTGTATGTGATGTCTGGCTTTTAGCTAGACCAAAAGTGAAATACTATGGAAGTTATCCAAATGGATTTCTTGAGCGAGCGAGAACATTACTTGGATGTTCAACAGATGACCCCATACTCCACGTATGTGGAGGAATGGCAAAGGCATATCCTAATAAGAAAGCCTACGGACCAAATGACAAAACCTTGGATATAGACCCAGCATTACAACCAGATTTCTGCCAGGATGTAAAGAAAGGAATTCCTCACGGAGATTGGAAGGCAATTCTAATAGATCCACCTTATACATTAGATGATGCTAGGCACTATAACCAATTCAACGGATTTTTACCAGAACCCAACGAATTAGTTCGGAACGCGATTAATTCAGTGGCAATCGGTAGATGTGTCGGATTATTACATTATATCGTTCCTGCTTGCCCAAAAAATGCCAAAGAGGTCGCATTAGTTGCGGTTTGTATGGGACACAATAATAGAATACGGTGTTTTTCCGTATTTAGGAGAACTGAATGAAAGAAAGTAAATTCAACCCGATGGGTATGAAAAAGCAAGATTTGGCTGTGCTATTCACAGAACATTGTAAGCACGGACATTTATACGCTGAACACCCTGCCTGTTACCTGGCAGAACACGAAGACAAACTTAAGATAGGATTTTTGGACATCGAGACCTCCAATTTGAAGGCAGATTTTGGAATTATGCTATCTTATTGTATCAAAGAAGCAAACAACAAGAAAATCCTTGGACGAGCAATAAATAAGAAAGAACTCGACAATGGAACCCTCGATAAGGATTTAGTTAAGGAATGTATAGCGGATGTAGGAAAATTTAACCTAATAGTTACCTACTATGGCACGAAGTTCGATGTCCCATTTATTCGCTCGAGGGCATTATATTGGGATATAGAGTTTCCAAAGTTTGGTAGTCATAATCATAAAGACTGCTATTATATGGTCCGTAATAGATTATGTATCCATAGAAACAGAATGGAAGATGCGGCGAGATTACTCGGCATAGAAGGAAAGAACCACATAGATGGATATTATTGGATTACAGCATTAACTGGAAATCCGAAGGCACTAGCATATATTCTGGACCACAACGAAAGAGATGTAGAAGTTCTCGAGAAAGTATACTATAAAATGAAGGACTTCTCAAGAGATGTTAGTAAGAGTATCTAATAATAGATGATAATTGAAGAATTCCCATATAATTTTGGAGTTCCTCCACGAGATATGGTTTTTATCTGGTTCCACAAGAAAGACCTGGAACCGGACTATATCTTAACTATTGATGAATTCAATGGAGTTAAAAAAATCCTTGGTAAAGATTACAAAAAAGTTTCACTTGAAGAATTTAAAATGGCTTATATGGCGGAATTAATATGACAGTTTTAAAAAAAGATTTAAAGAATGGAGCATATTATAGATTTGTAAATCATAGTACTAATTATTTTAAGTTTATTAAAATGGGAAAGAATAAAGAATATCCTCTTATATTTAGAGAACCGAGTGGAAGACAATTAGAATGGTCTTTATCTGTATTAGAGATGATAACACCTTTAACAGAATTAGAGTATTTTCTGGAGGTATTATGAATTCCATTGTATTATATAACGAAACTGGAGAAACACTAATTACTATCCACGATGAATTAGAAGTAACTTTATCCAATGGGATTAAGTTTATAGTAACACAAGAAGATATACAGAAATTTTGCGATGAGGGCATAGAGAAAATACATACAAAGGATTTATATGATTTTGTATTAATAAATAGATTATAGGTTGATATTATGATTTTTAATAGAAGAATAAGATTATCCAAATTAATAACAACAGATACTCAAAGTTGTAAATCTTGGAATCACCCCAGAAAGAATATAAATGAAAGAATATTTATTACTTACGATGAAATTAAAGACTTATTAAGTAGAGGAATAGACCGAGTTAGCGTAAAAGAATTAGAAATGTATTTATTTGAAATGAGGTTATAAATATGGTAAAAGAATTCCGTAGAGAGGGCTACAAATTAAAAGCCTATGAAGAGGAATCCTACCGGATGGACATTGAGGACGACGAAAGCAACATATACACCAGCAAATATTCAAGCAACTGGGAGGAATTATATATGCTTGCAAAAACGCTGGTAAAAGAAGGCAAACGCTGCATTATTATGGAGATTCGTTATGAGTTCGAATGATATCGGCTGGAACCACATTATCCTTGAAGGATTTTGTTGCAGAGAATATAATTGTAAGAAAGGTAAGTATGTATATGAATTCTATATAGATGATAAAAAAGAATTAAGAACCAAGAAAGTTAAAAATTCTTGTTACGATCCTAAATATAAAACACCTAGAAAACCCAAATATTGTAAAGATAGAATAAACCAAGATTGTTATTTTAAGAAATGCCCCCATTTAGGAATAGGGGAAGTCGAAGAAACAGATTACAAAAAGATTATGAAGAAAATCAATGAGGTGTATAAATGAATTTAAGTGATTACGAGAAATTATTTGGGGAGCACGGACATAAATATATGTATTACCCGAAGGAAATAATACAGGAGAAACTCAGAAAGGAACTTATAGAAGAACTTTCAAGGGAGTTTCCAGAGAATAAAAAAGAAATTAAGAAAACAATAAATATGTATTTTAGGGGTTATGACTAAATCTATAATGAATGGAAAAAGATTTACAACAATATTAAATAACTCCAATATCCTTGGCTACGAAATAACAGTTGGAGATGCCGACGAAATAACTTATTGTAAATTATACTTTAAGAACGAAAAAGAGGAAATTATAATAACCAATAAAGAATTGGATTTATTAGAAAAAAACAATAAGAATTGGAATGAGTTAAACCTCGAGGAATTTAAGAGTTTATTATTTTTCATAAGAATATAGTGATTATTTATGAGCGACCTGTTAGATATTCCATTTGGAATTAGAAAATTCAGCCACTGGAGCAACGGAACTGGCAACCAGATACCGGTGAAAACTAGGGAAGAAATCTATGAACTTGTAGGTAGATACCTTGGTGAGGAGAATATAGGTTTATCAATCTGCACCTATGTAGATGAAGTTCCATTTGTAATGTTTGTTCCCTTTGATTTCGATTCAAATGGGGATATTAAACTTGCCTGGAAAGATGCAATAAAACTCTATAATAAGTTCGTGGAGTTAAACTATAATGTTCGCCTGATATATTCAGGGAAAAAGGGATTCCACGTGATGGTTAAAGTTGTTCCTAAACCATATGGTAGAGAATGCCTCCGAGCATTCCAGAAGTGGTTTGTGAATATGCTGGATTTAAAAACTGCGGATATTCAAATATTCGGTGATACTAAGAGAATTATGCGGATGATTTATACTTATAATATAAAGGGGGATTTATGCCGGGAAATAGCATATAATCCAGGTATTCCTATAGATATTGAAGATTTGCTGTTAACTACCTATGTAGCAAAACCCACTACATATGAAAAGAGGGAGTTCCACGAGTATCCTTGTATCGAGGAATTAATGAAAACTGATCCAGAACCACGGGAATTGATTAGATTATCCTACGTGGCATTAAGACTTGCTAAAGGAATGACCGAGGATGATATTATAGATGAAATGAAAACATTTGATATTGTAGACTTCGATGAGGAATTAAGTAGAAGAAAAATACAATATATAAATGACGGGGAATACGACCCATTAAGTTGTAGAAGTTTAGATGGAATGGGGTTTTGTTTAAAAGAAAAATGTAAATTATATTGCGAGAAGAATATTGATGTGGATGGTTATTTAAATGGCAACTAGCGAAGCATTAAGAAAATATAGGAACGCTCAAAAGCGGAGATACTATAAAACAACCCACGGAAAAGCGATAAAGAAATTCAATAACCGCAGGAGAAGGAAGCGGTTGAAATATTTTAATCTATTTGAAAATCCATTCCCACCGGAAGAGTTTGATATAGAATATCATCATATAGACACATTGATAACAGTTCCTATACCAAGAAAGATGCATATTGCAGCGAGAGGATATCAACATCACAAAAAATGCAGGAAGATTATTATTGATTTATATGGATTTGATGTTTATGAATTATTTAAAGAGGTTAAAAAATGAAACCACCAGTTCCTTTCAAGTGGAGAGGGGTCCACCATTCTTATCTGGGGGCATTCTTCGTGGCATTCGGGGCATTCTTCTTATATATGAATGCCGGCAATGGATTAGATTTCTTGAATTGCTTCTACTGGATGTTCGTAGTTACCGGGGTATATTTTATAATTGATGACCTCATAGAACATTTAATCACAGAGGACACGCCGTTAAGAACAATATGGAATAAAATGATAGGAGCAAAATAATGAAAGAAACGAACGAGAAAGAAATTAGAGCCCTAGCAGAATTACATTGGGAATACGTCGAATCTATATGCCATAAAATGTACGTGGACGCGTTTATCCACGGATATGGACACGGAAGAGGTAAAAATGGTAACCTGTAGAAATTGCGGCAAGGAAGTTCCTTGGGTAGACGACGATGGTTATTGTCAAGAATGCCTCGATTCCGATGACGAGGATGATGAAGAGTGGACTGGAGAGGAGATGGACGACTTCGCCACTTGTATAATCAATAGTCCATTTAATCCAATAAAATGAGGCAAAATAATGTGGTATAACTATGTAATATTTATTGCAGGCTGCGGAACAATAGCGTATCTATGCTATAGGCAAGTGAGTTCTATGGTCTATAATACGTTGTTAACTAGAAAGATGAGAGGAGAACAAGTTCCTGGTTTTCCAAAGTTAGATGAATTCGAAGACAATATCAAGGAAATGACCAGGGAAATCATAGAAAATTACGAAGCTATGAAGGAAAAGAAAACCCGAAAGAAGAAAGATAATAAAGATGACCGAATGTTTCAGTGAAAATATGATAAAAATAAACCCAACAAATTATACACTAAATTATCCACTTGCAGGTGGAGGAAACTGTGGATTTAAATTAGAAACATTGGAAGATATAAATCTTGTAACAGGAACGGGTCCAGTAGATATAGATATAGGAAATATGATATTAAGAGATTGTTATATAACTGGATATATTAAAAATTGTAATATGGTTAGATATGAAATTGTAGGGTCGGACGAAGCTTGTAATATCCCTGGAAGAATTGAAGTTGTTATAGAAGGAGTATTTATGTCCTGCGATGAGCAAAAAAAGGTTAAATTCAAGGGAGAAAAGAAATATAGAAATATATGGAAAACTGATTATGAAAAAGCTACAGAAATACTAGGAAAATTATCTAAAGTTACTTATGAAGAATATGAGAGACAGGTGTTTTCGGAGAGAATATGATAGAACCTATACCAGATTTATTGAAAATGGATTTCGATGGAGATTCTTTAGTATATGTAAATGATAATGAATTCTACTATGGAGACCAAGTTGATAAGAAACTATTGGAAGACCTAAAGAACAAAGATATACAGGTTTATGGCGGGTATTATGAATTCTATAAGTATAAGAAATCCCCACTAATCTTTTTACTTTGTAGGGGTAAGTTATCTGGTAAGATTAAAGTTAAGATAGAGAATTTCCTGCCGTATTGTTATATATCTAAAAATGACGGGGAATATAAAACCTACCTTGGAGAACCCTGTGAGAAGATTTCATTCCAATCATCGCATCCATCGAGGGTTGCCTTCTTTAGGGATTTAAGGAAGAGGAAAGGTTACCCACTGCCACACGAGGCAGATATCCTTTTCGTGAGGCGATTCCTTTGTGATGTCTACGATATGTTCAAATCAACAGAACCAATCAAACCAAGGGTAGTTATAGTGGATATAGAGACAAATCACCCAGTTTCAGAGGATATTATATCTTATTGTATAAATGATATGGAAAATGACTTGGTATATGATTCCAAGTTCAATAGTAACTGCCTGGTAATGGCATTGGATTTATACCAGAAACTGCAAGAATATGACTGGATGACTGGTTGGAACATAAAGTTTGATAAAGACATATTGAATAAAGAATTGCTTCAAATTAAGGACGTTACTGATTACATACTCAAGAACATAGGGATGTTTACTAAAGAAGAAATAATTGCCACCTACTCGATAAACACATTCTATAAGGATAAAATAGCCGAATTACTGGAATCGCTCTCAAACTATGGATATATAGTAGAATTGGAAGAAAAAAAGCTATATATAGGTGCTCCATTCGATCCTGCCATAGAACATTCCATTTCAGATATAGATTTACTTACGGTGTCAAAGAAAATGTATGGACAGGAGATTCGTGGAAACTGGACATTAGGTAATGTCGGTCATAGAATCTGCGGCATAGATAAAGCCTATATAGGTGGAAAACACATTAGAGACCTTTCCGAGGAGGAACTATTCATATATAATACGCTGGATACAATAATCCCAGAGATTGTGGATAACTTCCTTGGGGGTTTAGAAGCTCATTTGATGCTAGCATGGTCTTTACATTGTATCATAGAAGAAACACAGATAACTGCGGTAGTGAATGATATTGCATTGATTAGAGCCTATCACAAAGCTGGACTCGTTCTTCCTTCCAGAGATTATGGAAAAGAGAAGGACGATGATGAACCTAAATATAAGGCAGCAGAACCAGATGCCAAGCCAGGAGTTTACAAAGGAATTATTGCAACGGATTTATCTCACGCCTATCCATTTGCGGTTATATCTAAAAATATATCCCCTGAAACAAAGGATTTAAATGGGGATAATATAGTGAAATACAAAGATCGAGAAGGAAACGAGAAAGAGATACATTTCAATAATAACAATAGTGTATTTATAGAAACACTTAAAGATATTATGACGGAGAGAGCCAAAGCAAAGAAGATGATGGAATCGCTGGAAAAAGGAACACAGGAATGGCGTAAATATAAGTATATTGACTTTGCCTTGAAGACTCAAGCGGCAGCATTTTCTCACGGTATCTTTGGATGGACAAATTCAAGGATGGTAGATTATGAAGTTGCGGATGCAATTACTGGTATTGTAAGAAATTTATTAGATGAAATTAAGAAATCCTGTGAAGCTATAGGTAGGGAATGGATTTACGTACATACTGATAGTTGCTATGTAAATTCACTAAAAGAGGAAAAAGATAAACTTCTAACATATTTGAATGAACAAATTAGCAAGTATTGTGAAGGTTATTTGGTTCAACCGAATCTCGACTTTAAGAATTTCTATCCAATCGGTTATATTCATTCCAAGGCAAGAAATGTTCTTGTTCCAGAGGATGGAGATATCTATAATTCTGAGACTTGGGATATTACAGGAATGGATTTCCTCCGCAGTGAAACCCCAGAACCTATTGGAGATATAGAAATAAAACTAATATCTATGGTGTTCGAAGGACATACACGGGAAGAACTTATCAATAGCTTACGAGAAATGGTTCAAAATCTTGTATCTATTGATTCTACGTTGCTTGGGACAATGAAACCCCTACATAAACCTATAACAGCATATGGTAAAATGAAGAAAGATGGAACCTGGGGCGGTGTGCCATTTCACATAAAAGCGTTACAGAAAGCAAACGTGGAATACGGGTTTCAAGTTAATCTAAATGAAAAGTTTATGGTGATACCTATTATATCGGATGAAACAGAAGGAAAGAGAGTTATTAAGAGAAAGAGGGCATTTATTGCGTATAGCCCAGAAACTGGTTTGCCCAGTTCATATAGAATTGATTTTGAGAACTATTTAAGAAGTAATCTATGGGGAAAAATCGATTCTCTGTTTAATTGTAAACCAAAGGAGTTGGAAAAAGAAATTATGAATGATGATGTGAAGATGTGTTTATTTTCAGAGTTGATTTAGGTAGGAGATTTATATGAATAATCTTAAAGATAGTTCAGAACAGATTAGCACATCGAAAGTATTAACAATCGATGAAGCTATACAAAGAAAAGGGGTGGTAGGACCAGCAGCAGAAGAATTTAAAAATTTAGTCGTTGGTAAGCAAGATGATTTGTTCAAGGATATAATGTGTATCGTATTCGGCTGGAAATTGCAACCCGATGGAAGTAAGAAGTTGGTGGCTAAACTGCCGAATGGCAAGATTATATTCCCAGACAGGTCTGAACAAGGTGCCGTGGAACCAGGAGTTCCATATATTTGTCTTGTTTATGAACGAGAACGAGAGGCATTTGCCAAGGTTTGTAGCGAAGAATACCAACCAAAAATATATGTTCAATCCAATCGGATAGTAACAATGGTTTGGAGAGAACCATCCGGAAAAGTTACTAATAAAGTTGCTATAGGTAACTCCTTCGAAGAGAGGATTGCCGTCGCAATTAAAGAAATGGAAGAATTAAAATTGCCTTCGGTGAAGGTAGTTTATAGGTCGAACCAAAGTGGATAGGAGAAAAAATATGTCGAACAATTGTAGTATTTGTGGAATAAGAACAATCTTTTATGTATGGAGCACAACAAGAAACTTTCCCTTGGATACATATTTTGGAAAGATGAAAATAACAAATAAAAGAGAAATGAAACAATTGAGATATAATGGAAGGCCAGTCTGCTTTCACTGTTTAAATGAGTTAAAGAAATAGGAGTTTTTAAATGAAAATCGGAGTACAATGTGCAAGTATGGGCGACAGATGCGGGATCTGGACCTATACAGATAGATTAGTTACCTATCTAAATAAAATAGATGGTATAAAGGCAGTGCCATTTGTGGATAAAATTAGAGAAAAGGTGGATTTAATAAGTTTACAATACGAGCCGGGTTTAATGCAACCAGATAAATTACAGTGGTTCCTTCAGAAATATTCTCAACCCATAGTAATAACTGCTCATCACACAGGTTATCTTCCACAATTTTATCCAATGGTTGATGGTTTTATATTCCATTCAAAGAATCAAATAGTTGGGGACCCGTGGAATTATAAAGTTATTTTACACCCTGCATTAGTATATCCAGAAAAAGGAAAAGAAGCGATGCGTAAGAAATACGGCATTCCTTTAGATAAAAAAGTCCTTGGAACAGCTGGATTTATAGCAGGAACTGGCAAAGAATTACCAGTATTAATTAGGCCCATATTAGAGAAATTAAAAGACGATGAATTCGTTTACTTTATTACCTCTTTCTGGAAGGGTGGAGATTTCTCGGCATTAAGTCTTCTTAAAGACGCAGTTAAAGAATATGGTAGAGAGAAACAATTTAAAATAGATATAGACTTCGTAAAAGATGAAACAATGAATGAGAAAATCCAATGCTGCGATTTATTATTCTCTTGGAATAACTCAAATGGACCCGGTGGAACATCTGGAATTGCTATGGATATTATAGGTGCACGTAGAAAACTTATAGTTAAATCAGTTCCTCATTATGAGGAAGCAGCAAAGATTCCAGGAGTTGAAAAGGGTAGAAATCCACCAAAAGAATTCGTGGAAGATGTATTCAAGGTATTTCGTGAGGGAGATTTAAATAATGTTCCTGATCCAACTCCATATTCTTGGGAAACTTTAACTCCTCAATATGTGTCTTATTTTAAAGAGATCATTGGAGAGTAATATGTATATATTTAAATGTTTTGAAATGGGATGCAGGAGTTTATATCATAATAAATAATAAATTATTCATAAAAACTTAGCTTCTTACAAAATTTAAACTGTAATAACGAGGAAAATTATTATGATATGGATCTCAGCATTAAGTGATGTTGATTTTTGTGAATATAAATTTTATCATAAATATGTATTGAAAACCCCAGAAACTGAGACAAACTCAATGAAAAGTGGAACTATTAATCATTATAATCTAAGTAAGAATCCGAATGGAGATAACGAAGTTTGGATTAAATATAAGGATGTGCGTGGAAAAATAGACCATATAGGTTATAGTGGAAATACATTAAGAGTTGTTGAATATAAGAGTAATAAAAATGGAGAAGTGTATGAAAGCCAAAAAATACAAGTAGCAGCCTATTGTTATTTATTGAAAAAGGAACTTCCTCTTCTATTTGAAAAATACGAAAAAGTTCAATGCGTAATTAGAAGGATTGGGGATTTAAAAGTTCTTTATGAAAGTGATTATACTCCTCTAAAAGAGATAGATATAGAAAAAAAGTTAGAAAAAGTCAATTATATATTAACTGGAGCCGAAATACCAGAAAAGGCTACAAACAAAAATAAATGTGCGAAATGCGGGTATAAGGATGTGTGTTGGTAATATGCCTAAAAAATTAACAATTGAAGAAATGCAGAGAATTGCTGAATCTAGAGGTGGAAAATGTCTTTCTGAAAAATATATTAATAATAGGACTAAATTAAAGTGGCAGTGTGAGAAAGGCCACATTTGGGAAGCAGCTCCTAGAAGAAGTTGGTGTCCTTATTGTAGTGAGAATAAAAATGAGGATTTTAATATGGAATTTGATGATATGTCTAAACAAATAATTGAAGGATGTTTATTAGGTGATGGATGTATTGACGGTTATATTAAAAGAAAAAACCGTACATTTAGAATTTGTTGTATTAAAAAAGAATATATAGAATATCTAAAAACTAATTTTGAAAAAAATGGAATCAAAGTAGGTAAATTAATCACATATAAAATAAAAGATAGAGATTTTGGCGATTATATATCAAAATGTAAAGATCAATATAGTATAAGTTTATATGTCTATAAAGAAATAAATAAATTCAGGGATATGTGGTATAAAAATAAAAAGAAAATTATTCCCTCGGATTTAAAATTAACATCAATTAATTTATTACATTGGTTTATTGGTGATGGTAGTTTTACATTTAGAAAAAATAAAAAAGGATGTTGGGCTCACATACAACTATCAACAAATTGTTTTTCTTTATCGGATATAAATAATTTATTAAATAAATTAAAAGTAGATTTAAATCTTAATTTTAATAAATATGAAGTTAATCCAGGACAATACAAATTATCTATTAGTAATTACAAAGAAATATGTAAATTTTTTGATATTATAAAAGATTGCCCAAAAGAATTTGTAAATGATTATGGATATAAATGGCCTACAGAAGATATATTTAATTATTTAAGAGAGGCACAACTTCCCAAAAAACAACTTATATTTTATATATGCGATATTTGTAAAGAGATGATATCTGTAAGAAGTGAAACAGATTTAAAGCGTCATGAGAAAGGAATTTGTCAGAAATGTAACTGTAATATTATGAGAGAAAAAACTATAGATAAACAAAAAGAAAAAAATATAGAAAGAGATTCTTTATATTATAGTCTGTATGAATTTGGATATAGTAATAAAGAAATAAAAAATATATTAGATATTAAAAATGATTCTTATGAAGGTTGGAAATATTATAGAGGATTATAATATGAAGTGGAGAAATAGATATTTCTTTGAATGCGAACAATGTGGGAAAATAGTCCAAGAAAGATTGGATAATATAAGAGAAAGAAAATATCTACATTGTAGAGATTGTAAATATAAAAAATTACACAAAGATTATATTAATGGAGACTTTAAAATCTGGAATAAAGGAAACCATAAGTGTCTAAATTCTGGCAGAACACACTTTAAAAGAGGACAACATATATCTCAAAAAACAGAATTTAAACGAGGAAAACTACATTTACAATGGAAACAAAATAGGAATGAATTAAGAACTCCATTAAGAGAATTAATAAGAGGATGTGCTAATTATATAGAATGGAGAGAAAAAATATATAAAAGAGATAAATATACTTGCCAAATTTGTCATGAAATGGGAGGCAAATTAGTTTCTCATCATATTAATACATTTGATAAAATATTGAGAAAGTATAATATTAAAGATTTAGAAGATGCATTAATATGTAAAGATTTATGGGATATTAATAATGGAATTACTTTATGTAATTATTGTCATAAGTATGTTCATAATGCAAATGTATTAAATCAAAATTAAGGATAAAATGGTAAAAGAGAAAATATTAATTTGTGGAGATAGTCTTCAAGGACCTACAGGATTTGCCAATGATTTGGCCGGTATTGCGTGGTCTTTAGCAGAGAAATTTGATGTTCATTGTCTTGGTCTTCAATCATTCCAAGATGAAAAAGTAAAAGTTAATATGCACGGAATAGACCGAGTTATTCATCAACACGCAAATCAACCTAGAGGTCGTGACCGCTGGGACTTTGGTCAAAGAAGTCTACCACGGATATTGGATAATTTGGAACCAGAAATTCTTCTGACAGTGAATGATATCCAAATGGTTCAACATATTCCCGGTATTATGTGTCCAAATACAATTAACTTAAATGCGGTAGATTTACCCTCAAAGGAGTATGTATCAGAAGAGGCATTAATTAATCAACTTAAGGGACAAATGCAGAAGTTTAAAGAAAAATTCCCAAGAACAACAAAGTGGATTCAATATGCCCCACAAGATGGAGATCCTCCAATGCCGCAGTGGGAACATATTTATAGAATGGCTGATAACGTGGTAGCTATGAGTAAATATGGCCAGTGGGTATTTAAGCAGTGGTTTGGGATGAATGTTCCTTGGATTTATCACGGTGTAGATACAAATATATTTAAAGACCTTAATAACAAACCAAAAGAATTGGAAGACAAATTTATAGTTGGTAATCTTAATAGGAACCAACCACGAAAACAACCAATTCGGACTATGATGGCATTTGCAAAATTTGCAAAGGATAAAAAGGATGTAGCATTACATATGCAGATGGATTGGAACGATGAATTCGGGTGGCCTATAGAATACTTTGTGCAACAATATGGACTAGGTAATAAAATGATTCAACCAGCCCCTGTAGGAATTGGAAGAAAACAAGTAGCTAATATCTATAATATGTGGGATTTAAATCTAAATGCAACAGGTGGAGAAGGATTTGGTCTTACACATATAGAAGGATTTGCTTGCGGGGTTCCATCTTTAGGTTGTGACTATACAACAAGTAGAGAACTTATTATGGAAGGAGAACCTTCTCCAAGAGGATCCTTATTAAAAGTATTGGATTTACACTGGCAGATGATGGATGTAGCAGCAGTTCGTAGATCTTTAGTGGATATTGATGATATGGCAAATGTAATGAATAAATACTATTATAATAGACAATTGGTACAAGAGCATGGTAAGAACGCCCAAGAATGGACTAAACAGAACGTTGCATGGGAAGTTGTAGGTAAACAGTGGATTAAATTTGTTGAAGATGTATTATCAGGTGATGATAAAGATGCAAAGTAGATTTGCAGAAATAACTTGCCCGGTTTGTTGCATAGACTTTAAGATAAAGTTGGAATCAGATGAGTATGTTCCTGACATGGCATACTTATTTTGTCCAATATGTGGTGGAATAGATTGCAAAGCAAGATGGATAGATCATGACAATGGTAAGTGATATATTAGAAAATGCGATTGCATTTATTTTCATTATATTAATGTTTATATTTTTTTTCGTGATGCTATAGAGATGATAAGATGGAATTAAGTAAGTGTTGCAGAGCGAAATTAATTAAAACAGGATATACAGATTGCAATTATTGTAGCAAATGTGGATTGATGTATTTTAAGATAAAAAAGAGATTAAAACCAGAAGAAGAAATTGATGAATGGGAATAGACGTGGTATGTATGAATTTAATAAAAGCATTTGATAGAAGCCAGGTATCAGGACTAGAACCAAGACCGAACAGTGTATTGATAATAATAACATCTCCAAACTCTGAATTTCCAGAATTGAGTAAAAAATGGATGGAAGTTCTACAAATTAAATTCGATGACGTGGAGAACGGATTTGGTCTAAAGGATAAAAAATACACCGCTATGACAGAATACGATGCAGAAACAATTCTGGACTTTGTAATAAGAAATATAGACAAAGATATATTCATAAGTTGCGATGCCGGAATGAGTAGAAGTCCCGGAGTTCTTGTTGCTTTAGAACAGATATTCAATAGTAAAGATGTAACCGATGACTATCCTTACCACAATAGATATGTTAAGAATAAGATTCGGGATGTTTGGTTTAGAAGGGTTTGGAGAAAAACTTACTCTGAACCTAAAGTATTTAATATATAGGAGAAACTATGTGGTTTAAAAAGAAATACACTGTAAAAGCGTATAAATACATAGATAAATTTTATGTAAAGATATACCATAAAAATGCCCAATACGGATATATGTCTGTTTATATAAATGGAATTACATTAGAAACATTACAAAAATGGTATTTGAGCGAAGTGGAATCAAATATAGAAATACAAGATTTATCTATAGATAAACTAATTTTATCAAAGAGCGGTTTATATGCATTATCTTCAGAACAGCAGAAGGAATGGTATAAATCGGATGAATATGATACAGAAGAACAAGCTGAACAAGCTTCCAAAACTTTAGGAAGCGAATGGCATGATGTTAAAGTTAGGAGAAATTAATTATGATAATAAATCAAAATACGTTGGCAAAAACCATAACATTAGCAGAAGGTAAAAAGAATATTTTAAAAATTGGAGATGTAAAAGAAGTTATCAAGTTAACTTTGATTGAACTTGCGAAGTTTGAGGATGAGGAAGTTCTAAAGTTAATTAAGAAATATAAATAAAAATGTTGCTAATTTGTTGGGACTCGCTACGTTTGGACGCGGTAGAACCTCTCAAAGGAATTTTGGGTGAAGAGAGTTGGACAAGCATTCCTTCCATAGATGGATTTACTGGGCCAATCTTGCCTGCTATAGTAACAGGTAAATCCCCAGAGGAATTAGGAATTCAGCGAGATGACTCCGCATTTTATTCAGGAATTGACCCAAGTAAAATAAATGATACTATATTTGATCATTTCGATAGTTATATTACTATATCTAGGCTAATTGGACCAGAAACCCAATGTTGCCCACTTCCACCTAGCAGAAGGCAGCAAAATGTATTTATGCCTCCTATAAAATGGAACGCTGTCTCGAATTGGGATGTTGACATATGGCGTTATGTGGCAAGAAAATGGTCTCTAGCGACAAATGATTGGTGGGATATGATATTCGCTTGGTCATTTATAACCCACGGTAACTTTTCTATTTACGATTCGATGGGAGCAGTGGAATCACCAGAGATTAAAGATGGTTCTATGGTAATGCGTAGATTAGCAGAGAATGACCCACAAAAACTACGAGATTTATATATGAAGGGAGTATATTATGCAGCAGAAACACTCAGAGGTCTTAATGAAATTTGTGGAGGTCGTGAACTCATCATTTGTTTTGCGGACCATAATGAAGCTCTGGGAGAGGAAGTTAATGGCCAAAAATATACGGGTCACTTTCACGGAATGGAAACAATCCCAGGATTAGAGAAAGTTCCGGTTTGGATTAATAGACCCAACGTAGAATTTCCAAAGGATTTTTCACAATTAAAACTAAAAGATTGGATAGTAGAAATGTATGATAAATACGAAAGAAATAATCCAGAGGTAATGGAATGGAAGATGAAGAAATTGTATCATTCTTAAATGGTTTACAATATCATTTAGATAGGATTCAAGAAGATATTAATCGCTTGAAAGATGTTTTGATGTCAAAAAAGGAGAAAAAGAATGAGTAAAATTTTAGAAACAGCAGCTATTATTGTGGCTATTGTCGCAATAATGATATCCTGCGTAGCAGTGGGATTAAACCGAGAACCAGGACCAAAGGGTAGTATTGGTCAAATTGGTCCAATAGGTCCAACTGGGGCAACTGGGGCAACAGGTCCGCAAGGATTACCAGGAAAAGATGGAATTAATGCACCGGTAAATAAACTCCCAATTATAAAACTTAATAATATGGGTGGAAATTACGTGGCAATTCTCCCGAGGATTTGTAATTATTGCAAATATGAGTATACAATTTCAGTAGTTATAGATGATCCAGAAGATGAAACAATGAAAGTTACATTCAATTATGCAAATAGTATTTCTGGACCTTGGAATGAGGTTAGTGTATTCTATGGTAAGGATGGAACTTACTCAGCCACCACAGAATTCCAATATGAAACCCCGCAGGGAGTTAAAAAAATCTATTGGTTAGTTGAAGCATGGGATGGTTCGGATATATCAACGGAAATTTTCCCACAAGAAATTTCCCCTTAGATTTATTTAATATGTTATTGATGTAATAAATAGGAAATAAAAATGGCGAAAAAAACTAAAAAAGATAAGGCTAAGAAAGAAGAACAAAAGCAGAAGAAAAAACAGAAGAAAAAATAAAAAGGGGAATTTTATTCCCCAACCTACAAGGTGATATTATGAGGAAAATTAAAATAATAACACAGGATTTAGGAATAAAGGAAACCCACGAAGACTTTGAAAAAAGAGTGATAGAATTTATAAATAAAGCAAATGTTTATGATGTAAATTACTCGCTAGCCTATGATGCTGGATTTGATGATTATGTTAATAGCGTCCTGGTGATATATGATGATTAAAAAAGATAAAGAAATAGACTGCTGGTGTGGTTTTAAATCTTACTATCATCACACATCCACAGCAAATAGAAAAGACGGAAAGATAACTGTTTGGTATAAGTGTAGTGATAAACACATGACACCGGTAGATGTTAATTATAAAGCTGTCACCAAAGAACCAGTTAAAAAGAAGAAGGAGAAGAAGGATGGAAAAGACAAAAAAACCGAAGTGCCTACACAATAGGTCTGTTGATTGCGATATATTTGATGATACGATAAACTGCTGGTATGAGAGTTGGATGTTATGCAGACAAGCTAAATCCAAAAGAGATAAGAAAAAATGACTTTATTTAGTAAAGAAAAAGAGAAATATTATTTTTGTGAAAACTGCGGGTCTATAAAATCTGAAACAGAAATAAAGAATGACAAAGTTGATAGACTGGCCTACGGAAGTAAAATATGTAACTGCGAATATGGTTATTTGAGATATGATAAACTATCGGATTCTTTTTTACCAGTTTATGGAAAAACATTTATTCCAATGGTAGAAATTCCAAAGGCAATTTACGATGTTCTTCATACTGAAGAAAATGAAATTATCCGTATGAGAATGTATAATAGTTGGAAGAAACAGATATCAGATGAAAAGGAGCAAGAATGTTAGGAAAAGTAAAGAATAAAGAGTATTTTAAGAACTATTTAGAAAAACTATCAACAGCGGAATTACTTGCCTTAATGCAGGCAATTACAGAGTTTGGATTAGAAATGGCTGGGGCAACAGGTAAGTTCCCCAAAAAGGGATTTGATCAAGACGTTACTTGAATATGAGACAACAGTACTATTGTAAAAGATGTGAAGAGTTCTTTCCCTTGAATGAATTCTCTCCAAAGAGATGTCCAAAATGTTTCTGTGGAGCAGAATTTATACTCGGACCTTATCCAGTGAGTGAATATTTTTATTAGGAAAAAATGAATAATTTATTCGTTCCGTATATACCAATAATTCCATCGGATGAAACAATTGAAACCTCGGGAGAGTTAATTATTGTAGGTATCATAGTTATATTAATAGTATTATTTAGTTTATTAGCATATAAGATATGGAAGGAAGAACATGAAACATAAAGACAAAATTGAAGGCGTAATAATAGAAATCGACGATGGAGACAAATCAACCGACGATATTACGGAACTCCACGGAACCCTCGCAGAAGAAGCAGATAATGACCTTGTGGAATTTGCCAAGAAGATTCTATTAGATAGGGGATATAAGGTGAGTAAATGAAGAAACTGAAAACATTGAAAGACATAGAAGGTATTATAAATCCATCAGAATATTCGTGGGAAATAGATGAAATTGGCATAGGAAGTAATGAACTAAGAGAAGTAGCAAAAGAATGGATAAAAGAACTTGGGGAACCAGTTCCTATTTATGGAATTCCTATTATAACGGCAAAACTTAAGGAACTATCAGATAAGGAATTTGTTGAAGCATATAACTTACATATGAGAACTTCTGCACAAAATATTCTAAAACACTTCTTCAATTTGGAGGAAGAACAATGAAAAAATTAAGTATATTAATCATAATACTAATAATCTTATCTTGTATATCCATTTCTGGGTGTACAGAAGAAGAGGAGAAAATACTGGAAGGAAAATTAACTGGTGTGGATTACAGAAAAGGAGGATGGGCAGAATACGATAAAATTGTTTTGATTATTGATTCAATTCCATATAGATTCTATAATGGATTTGAATTTAAATTATTAGCAGAAGGGTTTATAAATAAAACTATTATAATAACTTATACCATTCGGAGTAATGAATATCCAATAATAAGTAAAATAGAGGAAAAATGAGATTTATACCATTAACTGAAATGAAAGCAAATGAAATAGGAACCATATCTTGCTTGAATTGTGGTGATACCTGTTGCCAACGCCTTTGTGATATGGGTTTAACCAAGGGAACAGAGATTAAATTGCTTCGAATGGTTCCTTATGGGCCAGTTGAAATAACTGTGAGAGGAACAAACCTTGTCATAGGAAGAGGAATGGCTAGTAAGGTTTATGTTGAGGTGGAAGAATGTTTATAGAAATCGTAATAGCAGCACTGCTTATCATAATGGATATTCTCTGTTTCACGTTTCCATACCTATATTCCACAGAATTTGAGAAACTTTATTATAAGATATTAATTCTACTCAGTGGGTATTCTCTATGGATAATGGGAAATTTGGTTGCCTTGGAATTAATTGGAGTAATTACATTTGTTCCGTTATGGTAAAGGTGGAAGAAAATGAGTGAAGATAATTGGATTGGAATTATCATACCAACAAAAGATGGGAAATATATGATGGCAAGAGCAACAATCGAAGAAGATAAAACTATAGAAACTTTAAACGATGCAGCAATAACTGTATCAGATTCAGAAGGAAAGAAAGAGGATTTAAAATATCCATTTGTATTATTGGAGGATATCGAAACCCTCAGACAGAAGCTGATCGAAGATATCGCTGATTATGATAGTTATCTTTCTGATAAAGGAATTGATGGAGTTTGGGAAGCACCAAAAGCAGATATAATTGAAATCATCAACAAACGATTTGGAGTGGAAAAATGATACATAAAAAATCAGTAAAAGAAATGTGTGAAGAATTTGATAGAAAAATGGAAAACCTTGAGAATCCTAAAGAACCAGAGATTAAGTCTAAATGTGAATTATGTAAAATTACATTGGAAGCACATAGAGAAAGTTCTATGCCAAATAATCCAGTTTTTGGTCAAACCTATCGTTCATATGTAGATTACTATTATTGTCCAAATTGCAAATTAATGTATAGTCCAATGGTAGAAGAATGAAAATGTTTAACTATGTTTTAAAGGAGATGAATAAATGAGAAGTTTTGGAAGAGGAAGAGGATTTGCAGGTCGTGGAAGAATGCCTGGAGGAGATAGACCAGGAAGTGGACCCGGAGGTAGCTGCGTGTGTCCATCATGTGGATATACAATGGCACATTCAAGATACTCCCCGTGCAACCAAAGAAAATGCCCAAAATGTGGCACAACATTAACTAGAGAGTGAACTATGACTGAAGATGTTCATTTATGTGAAACTTGTAAATGGTGGGATTATCTAACAGATACCTGCCATTTTCAACCATTTATGACCCAAACCGGGAAATTAAGATTTCCTAAAATAGCAAGTAAAGTACATAAGTGTGGGAAATATGAAAATAATCCAAAAAGAAAGTAAATCGACATATTATGATATAGATAAACCTTGTTGTAAACAAATGAAAAAACATCTTAAACATAATGTTACAGTTCAAAATGGGCATGCTCAATTCCAGCTAATAATGGATAATCGATATTCTATGGAGACATTAAACTTTAATTACTGTCCTTGGTGTGGGCAGCAGATAACAGATGAAATTGAGTGGGCGTTAAAATGAAAGTAATTAATAAACTCTTTTGTCCGATTTGCGGTAAAGAAATGGATGCAGATTGTCATGCAGTTGAAGATGGTGCAAAATGGATGGGTAATCCACCAGATTGGTCGCTTGATACAAAGAAAGCAAGAGATATAGATAATTGGATTTGTATAGACCATCCAGAACATAAGCATTGCGTGGTTTTTTGTAGAGAAGACATTAAAGATTGGTTAGAAGAAAAATATAAAGAGGAAAGTGGACTATGAAAGTGATAAAAAAAAGTGGTTTTCGCCAAGATTATCAGGTGGAAAAGATTAAGATAGCCTTACAGAAAACAGCAAAATCAATTAATGAGGAATTCAAGGAAGCAGATTGGAAAGAATTCAAACCAAGGGTTCTTGCTAGATTAGAACCTGTTATGGAAAATAGAGAGGAAATCTTCTTCTGGGAGATAGACGATGCAGTTATTGATTCATTACTTCGAAGCAGATTCAAGGAGATTGCCAAGGAATATATCCAGTCACGAAGTAGGATTAGAAAGGATAAACTTAATGATTTGGGTCTTTCTCCAGTCGCTATGCAATTATTAAAGGAACGATATTTAAAGAAAGATGACAAAGAGGAACCCATAGAGACAGCGAAGGAAATGATGTGTAGAATTGCCACTGCAATTTCAAGTGTAGAAAAACAACAAAAATTGAAGGAAGAATATTCAGAGAAGTTTACTAATATGCTCTGCAATTTGGAATTCCTCCCAAATAGTCCCTGCATTTTTAATGCTGGAACTGGTAGAAGAGGAACACTAGCAGCTTGCTTTGGTTATACAATAGAAGATTCTCTGGACTCTATATTTGAAACTCTTAAATTATCTGCTAAAACATTCCAAATGGGTGGAGGAGTAGGAATTAATATATCTAAATTAAGGGAAGCTGGTTGCAGTATAAAATCTTCCCACGGCACCTCTTCTGGGCCTATAGCATTCTTATATCTATTTGATACTATGGTAGAAACAGTTAAATCTGGTGGAGCTCGTAGAGGGGCTATGTTGTCTATGATGCATTATACGCACCCAGATATAGAGAAGTTTATAGATTGCAAGAATCAAACAAACCAATTAAATAATATGAATGTAAGCGTTCTTTTAGATGATAAATTTATAAAAGCTGTAGACAAGGACGAGTTAATTGTTCTAAAATCACCTAAAACTGGAAAAGAGATAAACGCAATTCCTGCAAGGCAGCTATTAGAATCTATAGCAATTCATATCTATAATACAGGTGAACCGGGAGTATTGTTTGATGAGAATATAAATAAGGACAATCCAACACCACATCTTGGTCCTTTAGATGTAATTAATCCGTGCGGTGAAAGCCCTATGAGAGGAACTCCTGGAGAAAGTTGTAATCTTGGTTCTATAAATCTTACAAAATTTGTAAGAGATAAAGATGTAGACTGGGATAGACTCTCCGAAATAACCAAATTAGCAGTGAGATTTTTAGATAATATGATAGATGCAAGTGCTTATCCATCGAAGATAGTAGAACAATCAGTTAAAGATACCAGAAAGATAGGATTAGGCATTATGGGATTTGCTGATTTGTTAATTATGATGGATATAAAATATAGCTCTAAACAGGCAATAGAAATGGCTGGTAAGATTACTTCTTTCATAAGTGATGTAGCAAGTCAATATTCTACAGAATTAGGAAAAGAAAAAGGAACCTATCTCGCTTATAAGGAAGGATATAAGAATAGAAGGAATTCTGTTTGCTGTATTGTTGCACCAACGGGAACTTTATCTCTATTAGCTGGATGCTCTTCTGGGATAGAACCGAACTTCTCAAAGGAATACACAAGAATTTTGGGCAACGAGATAGTAAAAATTGCTCATCCGCTCAAGGATAATTCTTCATTCGAAATGACATATGATGTTCCGGTAGAGCAACATTTAGCAATACAAGCAGAAGTTCAGAAAAATATTGAGGGAGCAATTAGTAAGACAATCAACGCACCAGAAAATATAACTGTAAGAGAAATAAAAGAATTGATAATCAAGGCCCATAAATTAGGAATTAAAGGATTTACTTTGTTCAGGCAGAATTGTAGTAGAGAAGCTCTTATAAAAGGATGTACGGAGTGTCAAATATGAATAAGGAAGAAAAGGTGGTTATAGATTGTTTGGACGAAATGTATAAAGCGAGCGATCCACCGATTACCTGGAAACGGATATTAAGAGACTATTCCAACACCGATATTCAATTCTGCCAGCTACATAAGATAAAGGAGGAAGACTACATTAGAATCAAGGAAAAATATAAGAAGAAGTTATCCAAAGCTTACCACAAGTCTTTAGAGATGGATTTACTTAATTATGCTCCTTCAATATAAGGAGAGAACCATTTTACCTAGGCAAATGTGCCTAAAAATGAAAATGTGCTCAGAAATAGCATATATTAGCTATATTTTCTTTAAAAATAGCAAGATGTACTAACAAAAAAAAAAGGTGTATGTGTGATTAGAGTTTATAGCATGAAAAACTGCAAATATTGCGAGCAGGCGAAGGAATATCTTAAGGAAAGGGGAATTCCCTACGAGGAAATAAACCTTTCAGATAAGAACAACGGAGAGGCAAGGAAATACTATAGAAGCCTTGGAATAAACGTTGCCCCGATAATCACGGAGAATTCCTGGATTATATGTGGGTTTGATGAAGAGAAGAAATGTCTATTAGATAAATATATCAAAGGAGTCCATGAAGAATAAGAGTAATAAAAAAGCGGAAGAAGACATACACATCGTAACTCGTGGGGTTAGAATCAATACTCCTGGGGTTCAGGTGGAACTTCAATCAAATGACCACCGAGAAACATTGAAAGATATTAAAAAAATGGCAGAAGAACTTATAGATAAGTATAAGGAAAAACAGGATGGTAATTGTAGATGAAAGCGGAAGATATAGATGAGCTATTTAAACTGATGGAAAAGATGATGAACGGGCAATATTATAATGGTGGAGCATATATGAAGCAACCTCTATTAGATGATGATTCCGATGAAGATGATTCTATTGATATAACAGAAGATAGTAAATACATATATATAACGGTTGAATTAAGAGGTATTAATAAAGAGGACTTTAATGTTCTCGTTGAACCCTACGCGGTTATATTGGAAGTATTTTCTGAGGGTAAATGGTATAGTGACAAATTTAATTTGCCACATAAAGTTAAGAGAAAAGCGAAGATAGAGTTTAATAATTGTATATTAGATGTTATTTTAACAAAGGATAAGGAGAAAAATGGCAAGGATAAGAAAGGAAAGTCCGGAAAAAGTAGAGGAAGTATTAGAGGCACTAACGGCAAAGAATCCCCGGAAATCGCCTAATGGGTATATTCCTGTAAAATACGATGATATTGAGTTATGGTTTGACCCATCCGATGGAAAGTATTTTGCAACTATTAGATTAGGAACGAAGAAATTGACTTTGGAGGAAGCGGAATAATGGTTAATCTAACAAAAGAAGATGAGGATAATATTAGGAGTCGTCTATATAAACTTGGTTATCTTGGTGAGGAAGTAGTATTAGATAAAGATACTAACTTCATAGTTTCCGGTTTAGAGCGTTCAGGAACCTCTCTCATGATGCAAATGCTTCAGGCTGCAGGAGTTCCTATTGTGTATGATTCAATGAGATCACCCGATTCTAATAATCCCAAGGGATATTATGAGTTATTTGGTGGAACAATAATTAATAAACTAATGAATAACGAAGAGAATTTATCTAAATATAAAGGTAAATTTATTAAAATAACCTCTTATGGATTGAAATATCTTCCAAAAGAAAGTGTGTATCTTCCTGGAAACGGTCCAGGTAATATCGATAAGAAAAAATATAAAATCGTCTATATGCAAAGGAATCTTGATGAAATTATTGAATCGATGGAAAAAATGATGAAAGTTAATGAATCCAACAAAAAAGAAACACGGGAACTTCTTAAGAGATTAGAGGACTATATAACCGACTTTATCGAAGAAGATAATAATATATCTCCATTATACGTAAATTACAACAAGTTATTTAATGACCCCTACCCGGAGTTAGTTAGGATATGTAAATTCCTCGGAATTCCAGAAACAAAGACCAAAAAAATGATGTTTGTAATAGACCCGACGTTATATAGAGAAAGAAGGTGAGTATGTTATATCTTATTAAATTCTATCAGGACAATAAACTTATGAAGGAATTACAGATGGAAAATGATAGAATGGAAACGGCTGTCCAAGAAGCTATAGAGAGCCAGAAGGGATATATATATTGGAATAGGATTAAAGTGGAGACAGTATAATGGTGGACGCAATAATTTTATGTGCTGGGATTGGTAAGCGTCTTAAACCTTATACAGAAGATAAACCAAAGGCAATGGTTGAAATAAAGGGTAAACCAATAATCTCCTGGTTATATGATAGTTTAAGTAAAGTTCCGGGTATAGATTACATATATATAGTAAGTGGATATAGATTTAATGTTTTGGAACCTTATGTAAAGACATATCTCGACCAGAATATTAGATTTAAACGCCAATCTCCTGTAAATGGAACTGCCAACGCTATAGCTCTATTAGAGAATATGATATCGAAGGAGTTTATTGTTTTATCTGGGGATACTATATATAAACCAGAGGATATTAAGAAGTTAGTTAATCAGAATAATTCCCTTTTATACACAGAAATGAGCAAGCGATTATTTGAATTCGGTACATTGGATTTAGGATTTCCTTCCAAAGAAGGGGATGGATTTGATATCACTTATATAAATGAGAAGAGTTCTAGACCAACTTCTAATCTTGTAAATTGCGGGGCATATCATTTTGACCACAGAATATTCAAATATATAAAAGAAACGCAAGAAGATGTAAGATTTAAAGAAAAAATCATAACTAATAGCATAAATTTAATGATTGATGATGGAATTAAGTTCCGGGGTATATATATGGATAAACTCCTGGAAGTTAGTTATCCAGAGGATATAAAAGAGGTGGAAAAGGAATTATGATGGAATTACCTAAAAAAGTTTTATTTGATAAAATTATAAATGATAGTTATCTCTTTATGGCTGTTATTGACTATATGAGAAGTAGAAATATGAAAACATTTGATGAATTTTATGAAGAATCTTTAGAATTTGCTAAGACTGGAAATCTAAGGAAATGAAGAAAATCGTAATAACTGGTGGAAATGGGTTCATAGGAAGTTCATTACTTCAATATCTATATAAGAAAGAATACGATTTAATATACGATTTTGTTCTTATAGATAGGAAATTAAATCCCTATGGGGACAAGTATAGTAAGAATACAAAACTTTATCAATTGGATATAAATACCTGGTTGCCGGATTTAGATGATGTAGAGATTGTAATCCACCTGGCAGCTCTTCCAAGTGTAAGAGAAAGCGACAAGAGATTTAAGTCTGTTATGGATGATAATATCTACGCATCCCATAATATAATCAAAAAATGTATCGAGCAATGGAAACCAAAGAAATTACTATTGGCGTCTTCCTCTTCAGTTTATGATGGTAGAGTGAATAAACCAATGAATGAGGAATCTCCTGTAAGGTTATTATCTCCTTACGCTCATACGAAGTTAGTTATGGAACAAATGATACAGATGTATCAAAATAATGGTCTACTAAAAGATATTCAAGTTGGATTAATGAGGATTTTCACAGTCTATGGACCAAGGCAACGAGATGAATTAGCAATCCAGGCAATTATAGATTGTTATCTACAGAACAAGGAATTTACTTTATATGGAGATGGAACTCAAAGAAGGGATTTTACCTATATAACAGATACTTGTTCCGCTATAGAATGTCTTATGAATAGTTCAAGATTAAATGGAATCTATAATATTGGGACTGGGGAGAATCATTCAATCAACGAGATTATATTCTTTATAGGACAGACATTAAAGAAAAATTTAACTATAAAGAATGAGGAACCAACTATCTACGATACTATGTATACTCTTGCAAATAACAAGAAATTACGTAAGTTAACTGGATGGCGTAAAGAGATGGATTTCTATCAAGGAGTTTTAAAACAAATAGAATGGCAAAAAAAGCAACTTACATCGCAGAATTAAAAAAAGCAATTAATCAAATAGATTTAAAAGTTTTAGAATCTATATCAGATTATCTAATATTTTCTGTAGATAATAATATTTTTTTATGTGGGAATGGAGGCTCTTCAAGTACATGCCAACATATAGCAAATGATTTAGTAAAGATGTGCAACTTAAACGCAATTTGTCTAACAGATAATACTGCTACATTGACAGCTTGTGCAAACGACATTTCTTATGAGGCGATTTTTGATAGACAACTTAAAGTTATGTCAGGTAAAGGAGATATTCTTATTGTTATATCTGGGAGTGGTAAGTCAAAGAATATCTTAAGTGCCATAGACTATGCTAATAAAAATAGTATGAATATAATTGCTATAATTGGTATGGATGGAGGAGAAGTTATTAACAAAAGAGTTGATAAGTTAATTCATATTAAAACAGATATGCAACATTTCGAGGATTGTAGTTTAGTTGTTGGTCACATTATTACTATGAATATATATGGAAACCAAAAGAAAATCATTTAAAAAAGCAATTACTTGGACAATTATAGATAATATAGCTACGATAACTGTAGCTTATACATTTACACGGCAAATAGGTTTATCATTTGGAATCGCTATAATTTCTAATACTATAGAGATTTTATTGTATTTTATACATGAAAGGGTATGGAATGAAAAAAATGGCAACATTTGATATTTCGGTGGCATTTGATAAGGCAGAATATTTAAATACTCAAATAAAATTATTTGCTGATACAATGAAAGATAATATTCCAAGAGACACCATCTTACATATTGTTACTAATAGGGATGGAAATGACCCATATTTATTATATTTATTAGAAAAGATACCTAACCACAAACTATATATAAAGGAACCTCCAGAAGGATTAATATCAAGATGTAAATATCTAATAAATGCTCTAAAGGTGGATTGTAAAAAAGATTATCTTATAAAAACAGATTTAGATGTAATTCCGTTAAAGAATATTAATACTCTATTAGAAAAAACTCTAAATTTTGATATTTTAATACAGATGGAAAATCGCAGGGTAATCCCAGACGATAATATAGAAGCTAGGGTTTGGAGACAGGTATATAAAGCTATGAGATTAAAAGTTCCAGATATTAAGATAAGTTATATAGAAAGAGTGGAAATAGGAAAACCCTTATTTAATACTGGGATATTTATAATAAGAACCTCACTATTAAATCATTTTAATGAAGAGTGGGCAAGACTAACAAAAATAGCTGAAGGATGGATAGATATGAATATTCATCCAAACGAATTCGCATTTACAGCAATGGTTTTTAATTATGGTTGTAAATATGAATTAATGTCTAGATACGATGTATTTAATCCAATAGGACATTTTAGAAAAGGAGACTTTCCGAATACGGAACTTACAGAAAAGTGCCAAATACCAGAAGAAGTTAAGTTATTACATTGGCATAAACCAAAATGGTTAAGGCATCTACATAATTATAATAAATTTAAGATTTTAAATGGATTAGATTATTTGACAGACGAATTTTGGAATACTCCGGAAGAAGTATTTAAGGAAAACTATGGATTATAAATTCCTTGAGATAGCCGAACACCATGTTGTTCACGCAATTGGACACGAACAATTATTCAATAAAGATTCTATAATATTGGATTGTGGGGCCTGCGTTGGAAACTTTACACAGCCATTATGGGATAAGTTTCATTGTAACTTTTATCTATATGAACCAGATCCAAGGAACTTTAGGCAATTGAGATATAGATTCTCTATATATCCAGAGATACAATTGAGAAGATTTGCTGTCTCTTATATAGGTGGAAATAGAAAACTTTATACAGGTAGATTCGAAACTGCCAGTAGTTTATCCAGTTCTCATAGAGGATTGGATGGAAATACCACCGTAGTAGAATGTATTACATTAAATGACATACTTCAAGGATTTGAAATGATAGATTTACTAAAATTAGATGTTGAGGGAGAAGAGATTTATATAATACCTACTTTAGACCCTTTAGAAATAAGAAAGGTTAGGCAGGTAGTTATAGAATTCCACCTACAGACTGAAATAGATGAATATGACGAAGAAAAAGTTAATATATGCAGAGAATGGATGAAAAAATACGGATTTATAGAAGTTAAATACGAACCCAACATAGGAACCAATAAGGGGCAAGAGGCAACATACTTAAATGAAATTAAATTTGGATGAATATAGGTATAATATTACAAGTGAACACGGGGAGAACGGAATTTTATTAATTTTAAGTAGAATTCTAAAAGAAAAAAACAAAATTGGTGTGGAAATCGGAGCATCTGATGGAGTAACTAGTAATAATCTTAGACCATTTATCTTCAGAGGATGGAATATTTATTATATAGAGGGAGACCCCTCCTTTTATAAGAAACTCTTAGATAATACTAAAGAATATATAAATGTTCACACAAAATTTTCTTATATATATAAGGCGGAAGATTTAAATAATATTTTAGAAGGATTTAACATACCAATAGATTTTGATATATTTTCATTAGATATAGATAACATAGATTATTGGATATGGAAAGGATTAAAATACAAACCAAAAGTTGTTTGTATAGAATATAATTCTGATTTACCTGAAAATACAACTGTTATGAAAAGTTGTGTATCGCAAAGAAAAGATAAATCTGGTTTTTATGGAGCACATCCTTATTCTATATCAAAACTTGCAGACAGTAAAGGTTATGATTTAGTAAATATTACGGCTAGTAATATGATATTTATAAAATCCGAAATAAATGTATTTGAAAAATTAAATCCTATAGAACAGGTATATAGAAAGAGAAATAGAATAATTACAGAAGAAGAAAAAAAATTAATAACTGGAGACCTAGAATTATGAATATAGGAATATTTAATACCAGAGGTATAAACCAAACAGAGCATTTTATTCCTTTGGAACTAGAAGAATTAAAGAGATTAGGGCACACTGTAGAAATATACTGGACAAAAGGTAGACATCCAACTAAAAAGGAAGCTGAATGTATGGATTTTGCTATATTTCATTTTGTTCCAACAGCTATGTTCTTTAGTAGGATAGGAGTTCCATTCTGTGTATTACCAACAGCAAATGATATATTTCCAAATGAGGGGGAAAACTTAATTTATATACAAAATCACCCAAACTGTAAATTTGTAGGGTATCAATCTTTCTACCACAAAAGGAAGTATGATGAGTGGGGGATTACAAAACCAATTGCTCATATTCCACATTGTGTTAGAACTAAATTATTTAAGAGACAGACTCCATACAATCCTTCCGGGAAAATTATAGCTGGAGGTAGATTAATCCCTAAAAAGGGATTAGATAGACTCAAAGGAGTGGAAAATTTAACCATCTTTGGAGATGGCCCACTAATAGATAAACTTGGTCAGGAATTGGGGGCATCAACTAAATTTACTGGATATATGGGAGCACAAAGTTTAAAAGAACTCTTTGAAGAGGCGAGTATCTATCTATTCCCAGCTATAGTTATGCCAGATGGGGATTCAGAAGGTATTTCAAATACAATTAAGGAATCTATGCTTATGGAACTACAGGTTATCTGCACACCAATAGCAGGAAACACCGAATTTGAGAATATTGCCTTTTTATCTGATTGGTCTAAAGAATCCGTAGAAAGAGCTATAAATTCTGTCTCAAAAGAACCTAATACCAAGGGAAGGGCTGAAATACTAAAAACTTTCTCACCAGAGATATGTGTAAATAAATTATTGAAAGCGATAGATGATTATAACTAGAACTCCATTTAGAATATCTTTGGCAGGAGGAATGTCAGATATTCCATCTTATTATGAAACGGATTATGGGTGTGTTGTAAGTGCAACCATAGATAAATATATTTATATAACTGTAAATAAACATTTTATGCCTTATTATAGGATAAAGTATTCAAAGACAGAAAATGTTGATAAAGTGGAAGAAATAGAACACGCATTAGTTAGAGAGTGTCTTAAATTTTTACATATAAATGATTATTTAGAAATAACTGCAATTAACGATATACCTTCAAGAACTGGACTAGGGTCTTCTAGTGCATTTACGGTTGGATTATTGCACGCACTTCATATTTATAAAGGAGATAAATTCGATAAAAAACAATTAGCTGAAGAAGCTTGCAATATAGAGATAAATATACTAAAAAATCCTATAGGTAAACAAGATCAATACGCATCAGCTTATGGGGGGATAAATTATATTAAATTTACAAAAGATTGTGTAGATGTAAGTCCATTAAATTTATCAAAAGATGTTATAAAAGATTTAAATTTATTTTATATAGGTAGAAGAGAACAAAATCCAGGAATTCATGAAAAAATATCTATGAGTATGGAAGATAATAGAAAATATATAGATAAAATAAGGGATGTGGCGGAAACATTAAGAGAAGATATAAATAATAATATAATACATGATACTCTTGGGATATGGTTGAATGCTGGGTGGAATTGGAAACAAAAAGTTAATGATAATATAACATCTGAAGAAATAAAATATTTATATAAAATGATACTAGATAGTGGAGCTGAAGGAGCAAAATTACTAGGAGAAGGTGGCAATGGATTTTTTTTGATATATTTAAAAAACTCTACGATAGAGAAATTGAATGAGTTTGTAAGTGTAAGACATGTTCCATTCAATATAGACTTCGAGGGATCTAAAGTAATTTATGAAAAATAAAAAACTAGAAAAAAGGGCAAATATTACAAAAATAACAGATAAATTATATCTATCTGGCTCTATTTTGGATTATAATTTATTAAATGAACTTAAAATAGAGGCAGTTATAAATTTTAGGTTAGAACAACATGATGATATATACGAATTAACTTTTAGAGGGATATCTTATTTCTGGATTCCAATATCAGATTACGGAGCACCAAGAATGGACCAAATGGAGGCCTGCAATAGAGTAGTAGACAAATTTAATAAGGTTTTATTACATTGTGCTGTAGGTAGGGGAAGAAGTGCAACTCTAGTAGCAGCTTATCTATTATATAATAAAGATTTTGATAATGTTGATGATTGTATTTATTTCATTACTAAAAAAAGGAAGTCTGTATCTTTAACAGAAAATCAATACAAAAAACTATGTGCGTATTATAAAAAAATGAAGATATGACAATAAAAGGAATAATATTACACGGAATGGAATCTAATCAACCAAAAACTGTTTTTACACAAATAGAATCACTTAATTTAGAATTATCTGGAAAAACAGATTTAGTTAATTATAATAACTATACATCTGAAGAATTATATAAATATCTCAAAACATTAGATATAGATATATTAATAGCTTATTATAACGAATATCTTGAATATATGGTTCCATTATCAGAATTAGGAATACCTATAATAATGGCTTCTGAAGATACACAAAAAAGATTCGCAGATGGATTTTATAGAAAATTAGTGGAAATTCATAAACCTGACTGTATAATGATACAAAATAAGTGTTCTATACCAGCATTTAATAAGTATTTAGGAAAAGACTTTAAATATTTATATTTTCCATGGGGTGCAGACACGTCATTATTTAAGGATTATGGAGAAAAAAAGATATATGATATATCTATAAGTGGTAAATTTGCATCAAATATGTTTAGGAAGGAATTAGATGGTTTATTGAGTAGTAAAACAGATATTATATATAAAAGAATAAGAAATAACAATCCAGGAGTTTTATTACCATATGATGAATTTGCTAAAGAATTAAATAGAAGTAAAATATCTTTGGGTGGTTGCCTACAAAAAAACCCTTATTATGAAGGTATATATATAGGAAATTCATTTAAGAAAAATTTCGAGGTTCCTGCATCAAAAGCCTGTTTGATAAATACAAACTGGGGGGATAAAGAACTTATGGGATTCAAGGATGGAGAAAACTTTATAGAATTTAATAATAGAAGTTCGTTTTTAAAGAAACTTGAGTATTATTTGGAAGATGAAAACGAACTTAAAAGAGTTACAGATAATGGATATAAACATGTTATGGAAAACCATTCTATAGATAAGGTTGTATCTAGATGTATAAACGATATAAGAAGTTTATATGAATAATTACATAACAGAGATGAAAGCTAAATATTCTTTATCAGATATTAAAAAATATAATAGAAAACACGATTTAAATGTTTTAGTTGTAGGAGAAACCATAATTGATGAATATTATTTCGGCCAATCCCTAGGTAAATCAGGTAAAGCTCCAATAGTGGCCTTTGAGAACAAAACGTTAGATGTGTATGAAGGTGGTGCCAAAGCCATAAGAAATCATTTAGAAGATTTCTGTAATGTAGATATTTTAACAGGGGATTATGACGTAATAAAACGGAGATATATAGAGAATAAACAGAAATTATTTGAAACCTATACATATATTAAAAGTGACAGACCCAAAAAGAAAATTAATATAAAAGACTATGATTTAGTTATAGTAGCAGATTTTGGTAATAAATTCATAGATACTAATTTAAAAAACAAAATAGAAGCAGAAGCTAATTATATATGTTTAAATACACAATTAAATGCAGGAAATATGGGTTTGAATACGATAAATAAATATAGTAAATGGAATTATATATGTATAGACCAGACAGAATTGAGATTGGCAACAAGTAATCAATATAATACCGTGGAAGAAATAATAATAGAAAAATTTAATGGAATTGAAAAAAGTGGAAGACTTGTATCTATAACTGAAAATAAAAAAGGTAGTGTATTATTTGATGGAATTAATATGATAAAATCCCCATCATTAATCAAAAAATCAAAAATTGTAGATACAACAGGAGCTGGTGATTCCTACTTTTCTATAACTTCTATTTTATCATATCTCAAGGCACCAAAAGAAATTATTGGTTTTTACGGAAACATTGCAGGAGCCATAGCATGTACTTATATGGGTAATAAATACACTATTACAATAGAAAGAATGTTAAAATATATGGAAGATTTATTAAAATGACTTCAGTAATATTTACAGGTCTAGAAAATAGACAAAAACCATTTGGATTTGGGGATTTTGCTAATTATATATTACTATGTAATTGTAGAGCTAAGGAACTGAATTGTAATAAAATAGGAGCTGTTTTTCCTATTTTAGCTGGGGAATTTAAAAATGAAAGTAATAGAGAAGTTCAGAAGATAGATAATATTAATATAGAATTTATTAGAATAAAAGATTTAGAAAAAAGAAGAACAGAGTTTGATATAGAGGATGTAGTTTATTACCCCAAAAAACAAATTATTTCTATATATAATTATTTAAATTATTATTATCTTACATATAAAAAATACGAGGTATTTGATAATATAAAAGATAATATAGGAAAAAATTATATTCTATTCCATTATAGATTTAATAATAATAATAAAAATAGAAATGCATCAATACAAGAACTTAATATATTACTTAATTATTGTAAAGAGCTACTCGGGGATAAATGTGAATATTGGAAAACCGGGGAGGTATGCACATTAGATAATAAATTTGATAATGTTATAGATATCTCATACGATAATATTAATTTAATTAATAATCTGGTAAGAAATAGCTCCTTCATAATAGCAAGTTCATCTGGTGTGTTTCCTTATGCACAATTATATAATAATGCACCTTTTTTCGTCTTTAGTTGTGGGTACCCAGATCCATATCATCATTTCAACGATTGTTCAAAGATTCCTCTGGATTATGGGGAAAGGTCATTACAGTTTATGGGAGAGAAATTTTATGGCAAGTTTATTAAAGGAGAGTTACCAAAACTCGAGGAAGTTAAAAATATGTTTATCAAAGAGGGATTATGTTAACCAAGGAAGAATTAATAGAATTTGAAAAGGAAGTATCTATTTTATTTGAAAATAAGGAAATAATGGCTCCAATTCATCTATCTGGTGGAAATGAGGAAGAACTAATAAATATTTTTAAAAGAATTAATAAAGAAGATTGGGTATTTTGTACCCATAGAAATCACTATCATGCACTATTAAAGGGATTCGATAAGAAACAACTATTAGATATTATATTATTGGGAGAAAGTATGCATATATACAGTAATAAGTTAAACTTCTTCACATCTTCTATTGTTGGAGGAGTTTTACCTATAGCGTTGGGTGTTTCAATTTCTATAAAGAGAAAGAAGGAAAATAAGAAAGTCTATGTCTTTATAGGAGATATGGCTTCTGAAATGGGAATCTTTCATGAATGTAAAAAATATGCATGTAGGAATGACCTACCAATAGAATTTATAATAGAAGATAATGGATTAGCGGTTGATACCCCAACACAGGAAACTTGGGGGACTTGTAAAGATAACAATAAAGTTTATAGATATTCATATAAAAGAGTTTGGCCTCATGCCGGATGTGGGAAGTGGATAAGGTTTTAATATGAAATACAAAGAAGTTGTGATTAAGTCTATGGAATATTTAGCAGATCAAGAAAACACTATATTTCTAGGTCAAAATATTAGATATGGAAGTCAAATGTACGAGACACTTTTAACAATTCCAGATTATAAAAAGATAGAAATGCCAATAGCAGAAGATATGCAAATGGGTATAGCTATAGGTCTCGCCTTAAATGGATATTTACCTATTTGTATATATGAAAGGATGGATTTCCTCATTTTAGCTATAAATCAACTAGTGAATCATCTTGACAAAGCCAGGAAGATGTCTAGAGGGGAATTCGACCCTAAAGTTATTATTAGAACTATAATAGGGTCTAAAGAGCCACTTTATCCTGGTTTGCAACATTCACAAGATCACACAGATATGCTTAAGGCCTGTTTAACGAATATTGATATTATAAAATTAGAAAAGACATCTAATATATTTAATGAATATCAAAAAGCTGTAAAATCGAATAAATCTACTATAATAATAGAAACTAAAGATTTATATAATTTAGAGGTAATATTTTGATACAGGATAAATATGGTATTGATAACCACAAATTAATTTATCATCCATGTAAAGTAAGCGATTGGCTAAATGGAGAAGATATATATCCAATTTTAATAAATGTGTGTCCAATAGGTAAATGTAACCATAGATGTATATTCTGTTCTTATAACTATACTGGGTATAATAGGGATACATTAGATACTAAGAAATTTAAAAATACTTTAGACGAACTTTCAAATTTAGGAATTAAAGCAGTAAACTATAATAATGAAGGAGAACCTTTATTACACCCAAATATAGCAGAAATTGTGAAATATACAAGAAAAGTAGGAATAGATGTATCTATAGAAACAAATGGTGTATTATTAAATAAAAATTTACAGGAAACCCTTACAAATAATCTATCTTATATAAAAATAAGTGTAGATGCTGGAACTCCAGAAACACATTATAAATTACATAGAGGTAAAAAGGAGGACTTTAATATAGTTATACAAAATATAAAGGACGTTTGCAAAATAAAAAGGGACTGCGTTGTAGGGATACAGATGCTATTATTAAAAGAAAATGAAGACGAAATACAAACTTTATTAAATGTATTAGATGGTGTTGATTATGATTGGTTTGCTATAAAACCTTTTTCAGTTAATCCTTATCAAGATTATCATCTTGTGAAACCAGGGGATTTAGAAAAGGCAAAAAAAATACCAGGAGTTATAGTTAGAGAATACGGGTTTGAAAGAGAAAAACTTCTATCAACTAAAGGAAAAGATTACGATATATGTTATGGTATAAATTTCTTTTCTAATATAGATTGTAATGGAGATGTTACAATTTGTAATGCTCTTGTAGGGTCAAAGAAATTTATTATTGGAAATATATATGAAAATTCTTTTGAATCTATTTGGAAAAATAGGAGAATAAAAGAACAAAAAACAGATGTTTGCAGTCACTATTCTTGTAGACTAGATAAACAGAATGTATATTTATGGAAATTAAAAAATCCACATAAACACGTGAACTTCATATGAATTCTAAAGATATGAGAATTAAGATATTAAATACTATAATGGAGGAAGGAGAGGGACATTTGGGGGGATCGCTATCTTGTATAGATATCCTTATAGTATTATATGATAATATATTAACCAAAGAAGATGTATTTATATTAAGTAAGGGACACGCATATACAGCTTTGTATTGTGTACTAAAGGAGAAGGGATTTAATCCAAAAAAGGGAGCTCATCCAGATATAGATACAGAAAATGGTATCTATTGTACGACTGGAAGTTTGGGTCACGGTTTACCAGTTGGAATAGGTGTGGCTCTTTCTAAAAAATTAAAGGGGGAACCTGGTAAAGTATATGTATTAATTAGCGATGGGGAATTGGAAGAAGGTACCACATGGGAGTCTTTATTAATCTCTTCTAAATATAAACTAGATAATTTGGTAATAGTAATAGACTATAATAAATTCCAAGCTATGGAATGCATAGAAGAGATAACAAGTATAGCTAATATAAAAGATTTATATAAAAAGTTAGATTCCTTTATAAATAATGTATTCTGTGTGGATGGACACAACATTAAAGATTTAATAGATATATTCAATATAAATAACAAGACTAATAAACCTTTAGTAATAATATCAAATACTATTAAATGCAATGGTATTTCCTTTATGATAGATAACCCAGAGTGGCATGGAAAGGTCCCAAATAAAGAAGAATATGAAAAAGCTTTAAAGGAGATATCTATATGAGAAAATTCTTTGGAGATTGGTTAATAGAAAGAGTAAAGGAAGACCAAACTATATATCTTATAGTAGGAGACACCGGTTATAAGTCATTTGATAATTTTAAACGCTTATATCCAGATAGATATATTAATATAGGAATATGTGAACAATCTATGATTAGTATAGCAGCTGGTATGGCATTAAATGGATTAAAGCCTTATGTATATACAATAACACCATTTTTAATAGAAAGGGCTCTAGAACAAATAAAAATAGATATAAATTTAAATAATGCCAACGTTAAATTAATTGGATTTGATGATTACCCAACACAAGGACCTACACATAAATGTGCAGATGATCATATAGTAAAAATGTTTAGTAATATTAAGTGTTTTTATCCAATGGATATAAATCAATTAAAAAATTCACTAGATAAAACCTACAACAACAAAAAACCAACTTTTATAAATATGAGGAAAATATGAACGATATATATAAGATGAGAGGAAATAAATTATTATGGCATTTAGATAGACTTAACGATTGGAATAAAGGAAAAAGAATTGTACCAATAGAAATTATGATTTCTTTAACAAATGGATGTAATTCTAGGTGTAAATTCTGCTATGGAAAATTTATGGGGCAAAAATCAGAATTCTTAAGACAGGATATGAATATAACTGATATATATAGACTAATTGATGACTGTAAGGAATTAGGAGTTAAAAGTATTGTCTTGATGGGGAATGGAGAGAACACCCTACACAAGAAATTCTACGAAATCGTAAAATACATAAAAGATTCTGGTCTTGATATAGGAATGGCTACAAATGGAATATTAATAAAAGATAAGAATATGAAAACCATTTTAGATTGTTTTACCTGGGTAAGAATAAGTGTTTGTGCATCAAATAGAGAATTATATAAGAAAATTCATGGAGTTGATAAATTTGATTTAGTTATTGAAAATATCTCCAAGTTAATTAAATTGAAAAAAGATAAAAATTATAAAACTACCATTGGAATACAAATGGTAGTTATAAATGAAAATAAGGAAAATATCTATAATACCGCTTCATTATCAAAGAAACTTGGTGTAGATTACTTTGTAGCTAAACCAAGTGCAGACACACCAAATAGGGATATGAAAGTTGATTATTCTATTTATAGAGGTATAGACGACCAAATTAAAATGAGTTATACACTACAAGATGAAACTTTTGATGTTGTAATAAAAGAAGAAAAATTTAAACTAGAAGGAAAACACGATTATAAATGCTGCTTAGCAACCCCTTTTTCCATTTCTATAGATACAAATGGGGACGTAGTACCATGTGGGCATCTACTTGGTTATAGAAAAGAAGAATTTGTTATGGGTAATATAAGAACAGAATCATTTAAAGATATTTTAAATAGTGACAAATATAAAAAAGTCCAAGAAAAAGTAAAAACATTAGATGTTAATAAAGAATGTGAAACTAATTGTAGACACTATTATATGAATGTATTTTTAAATGGATTGAAAGAGAAACCGAGGCACGAGAATTTCGTATGATTGTAATTATAGGTGGAACCGGGATGGTAGGTTCGGGTATAGTTAGATATATGATAGAAAAGTCTATAGATTATGTTTCATTTAATTCTAAAACTATAGATTCAAATGACTATAAGATTCTATCTAATAAAATAAAGCAACTAAAACCAGAACTTATAATAAATTGTATAGGAGGAATGACATCTAGAGCCTGTGCAACAGATAAAGAGGGTGCACATAAATTGTTCTTATATCCATCGATAAATATAATAAATGTTTGTAGAGAATTGGATATACCCTTATTACATATTAGTAGTTCTAGTGTTTTTGATGGAAAAGAAGGTTTTTATACAGAATATGATATACCAAATCCTATTACATTATATGGTAGATTAAAGTATATAGAGGAGCTCCTTATATTAGTATCACTAGAAAAATATTATATAGTTAGATTACCAATGACTTACGGGAAACACACAAGTAGCCGGAGTGATATAATAGAAAAACTATTAGATATATATAATAATTCAGAACAAAAATTATCCCTAACAATAGATAGATTAGAAACTCCCTCATTTAATAAAGACATTGGAATGGGGATTATTGATGTTTATTTAGAAAATTACCCTTACGGTGTATATCATGTATCTAATAGTGGATATACCAATTATTTAAACTTCTTTAAAGAAATATGTAGAATTAAAGATATAAAATTTGATAGAAGCAAAATAAATCTTATAAATGAAACAGGAATGCAAAGTTGCTCTCCTTTGAAGTCTATTATTATATCTGAAAAGCTACCAGAAAAGAGGAATTGGTTAAAAGCTTTGGAGGAATATCTAAATGAAAATTAGAAAGAATTGTTGTATATGTGGGAAAAAAATAAAAAGTTTAATAAAATTAGATAATTACCCTCTAACAGAAGGTTTTTCAGATAAATATATAAGCCCCAAAAAACTAAAATTTAATCAAGAATTCCAATATTGTGATAGTTGCGAACACGGACAATTATCAAATATTTTAGATAACGATATTCTATATAATAAGTATACGTTTAGGACAGGGGATAGCTATTCAAAATACTCTAATAATAATCTAAAGGGATTTATTAAAAGTTATAATAGAACTTGTATAACTAATATTATTGATATAGGTTGTAATGATGGATATTTATTGAAGAATTTAATAAAAGATTTTGATAGATTAGTTGGGATAGATCCTATGCAAGAAAATAAAAGTGAAGGCGGGATCGAGTATATTAAGGGATGTATAGAAGATACAGATATAGATTTAAGTGATTTTATAGTAACTAGTCATCATGTAATAGAACATCTAGAGGACCCCAAAAAATTTATAAAGAATATATTAGATAAAAGCAATGAAAATACTATTATTATTTTTTCCTTTCCATCTTTGGAGGGTTTAATTAATAACATTAGATTTGATGCAATATTTCATCATCACCTAAATTATTTTTCCATATTTTCTATTTGCAAGTTATTAGATAGTTTAAATGTAGAAATTATAGATATAAAATATACATTTGATTATTATGGATGTATAACTGTTGTATTTAAGAAGAATAACAACAAGAATATCAAATTAACCAAACTTCTTTCTTCGGAATATATATTAAAACAGTATAGAGTATTTAAAAAATATATGGAATTAAACAAAGAATATATAAATACGCATGCAGATATATATTGTTACGGAGCAACATTTCAATTCCCAATATTAAAATATTATATTTCTAATATTGAAAAATGTTTAGGTATAATAGACGATTCTAAAAATAAAGAAAATATGTATCCATTAGGTATAAATCTTAAAATTGTAGGTATAGGAGACATTATAGGATTTGAAAGTGTAAATATATTGGTTACAGCAAACAATTTTTCTAAAAATATAGTTTTTAAAAGTTTTTTTAAGAGACCATTATCAATACATCTATTATTTGGTGATGTATAATGTCTGATTCACATGATCTAAGAAGTTCTTTAACACAATTTAATACATCGTATGGAAAAGATCTCTTAATAGGATTAGAAATAGGTGTTGCCTATGGTTACCATGCAAAATCTATTTTGGATTCAATGAATATTGAAAAATTATATTTAGTGGACCCATTCAAACAATATTGTGGATATACAGATTATATACCACAAGATATATACAAACAGTGTTGTAATAATCTAAATAGTTATAAGGATAAAATTTATATTTTAAAATTTACATCTAGGGAAGCCGCAAAAAAATTAGAAAACATAAAGTTTGATTTTATATATATTGATGGAAACCATAGATATGAATTTGTAAAAGGCGATATAGAGTTATGGTATAACAAAGTAAAAGTAAATGGTATGTTGTGTGGTCATGACTTCAATAATATGGGAGTCTTTAAGGCTGTTACAGAATATTCAAATAAACATAATATTATATGTCATACTTTGAAAGATGATTGGTGGTTTATTAAAAATGAGTGAAATTAATCTATTGGAAGAATACCCAAAATTAAATAGAGATACAAAAACTAGAGCAGATAATAGAACAGAAGAAATAATTAAGTTAGCTAAAAAATTTAATTGGGAATACTTTGACAAAAAGGGAATATGTTATGGAGGATATTATTATGATGGGAGATGGATACCTATAGCAGATAAATTTATAAAACATTATAAACTTAAACCTGGCAATAAAATATTAGATATAGGATCTGCAAAGGGATATTTAGTATACGATTTAAGGAATAAAGGAATGGATGCATATGGACTAGAGATATCGGAATATGCCATAGATTGTGCACCTTCACAAATACAGAGATATATGATATATGGTAATGCAAAGCATATGCCTATGTTTAAAGATAGAGAATTTGATTTAGTTATTAGTATTAATACTATACATAACTTACCAGAAAAAGATTGTAGGGATTCATTAAGAGAGATACAAAGAATAGGAAAAAATTCATTTATAACAGTAGATTCCTATAGAACAGCAGAAGAGAAAAAGAGAATGTTTGAATGGAACTTGACAGCTGAAACTGTAAAGAGTACAGAAGATTGGAAGATAATGTTCGATGAAGAGGGATATAAGGGGGATTTTTATTGGTTTATACCATAGAACAGGCTAAAAAAGAACTAAAAGAACTAAATAGAGAACAACTTCAATCAGATACATCTGGATTGTTAGATATATTTTTAGAGGAATCTATTGAAATTAAACCAAAATTGATAGTTGAACTTGGAGTAAAACGTGGTATAAGTACCATCTCTTTTTCTAAAATTGCAAAGATATATGATTCAATCCTTGTTGGAATAGATAAAAATGATTGTAGTAAATCCTGTGATTTAGATGGATGGGTGTTTTTACAGGGAAAATCTATGGATATAGGGAAGTTATTTAAAAGATGGTGTAAATCACACAAAAAAGACGGGATAGATATACTATTTATAGATACAAGTCATTTATATGAATACACAGTAGAAGAATTGGATATATGGATACCAATTATGAATAAAACATGTAAAGTTTTTTTACATGATACAAATCCAAAGATTAAGGAAAATATAGAAACCTATGGAGTGAAGAGGGCATTAGAGGAATTTTTAGACTTCAAATTTAATAGTGATGAGGAATTTTGTATAAATGTTAAGGAATGGAATTTTAAACATATACCTAATAATGGTGGTTTAGCAATATTAACTAGGAGATAAAATGGAAGATAAATTTTTATTAGATGGAACAAAAATGATGTGGCATCCAGATAGAATAGCTCAATGGTTAAAGGGAGAAACAATATGTCCTCTTTATATTGATGTAGGATTAGGAAAGGGATGTAATATTAAATGTCATTATTGTTTTGGAATGTTACAAGAAAATTTATACGCTCAAGGAAAAAATATACATTTCCCAAGAAAACAATTATTAAATTATATGAAGGATGCCGGAAAATGTGGAGTAAGAGGTATGGGGATAATTGGCGAATCTGAACCCCTATTGAATCCTAATGTTTATGATGCAATCCAAGTTGGAGTAGATAATGGAATCGATATAGGTTTGGCAACAAACGGTGTTCTCTACGATACAGACAAAGATGGCATTAAAACATTAGAGAATCTCATATATATTAGATTTAATATAAGTGCAGCTTCAGAAGAGTCTTATAGAGTTTTACACGGGAGTAAAGAATTCAATACTGTAATAGATAAAATAAAGTTTTGTGTAAAAACAAAAAGGGAGTGTGGATTACCGGTAACTATTGGACTACAAATGGTTCTTACACCGAAAGATGTAAAGGAAGTTGTACCTTTAGCAAAATTGGGTAAAGATTTAGGAGTGGACTATTTTCAAATTAAACAATGTGCAGATCTCCAAGATAGTAGTTTGGGAGTATATAAAGAATATGAAAAGGGAACTTACAGGGGTTACACAGAAATTTTGAAGGAAGCTGAAGCTGAAACTACAGATAAATACGCTGTTACACCAAAATGGTATGCAATATTAGATGGATATCAACAGGATTATGACAATTGTCTTGGGGCTCCCTTCTTATTATACTCAGATGGACTAGGAAAATTATTCACATGCGGGATGTTTTTTGATAAAAAATGGTGGAAAGATTATCTTTTGGGTGATTTAACAAAACAATCTTTTAGTGAGATAATATATAGTAAGAGATATCAGGAAGTCTTAGATAGAGTTAGTAAAATAGATTGCCATAAGTTTTGTTATAATGGATGTAGAACTGATAGAATTAATGCATATGTCTGGAAATTAAAACACCCACCAGAACATATAAATATGGTGTAATTATGAAAGAAATCTTTATTATAGGCGGTGGAGGGTATGTTGGTAGTAGGATGGTACCTTATTTATTGGATAAAGGTTATCATATAACAGTCTACGATTTATTTGTATATGGAAATTATCTAAAGAAACATAAAAATCTAAATATAATACAAGGGGATGTTAGGGATATAAAAAAGCTTACAAAAAATATAAATGACTATAAGACCATAATTCATATGGCATGTATCTCTAATGACCCTGGATTTGATTTAAATCCTATTATAAGTAGAACAATCAATTACGATTGTTTTATAAAATTATTAGAAAATTTAAAGAATTCTAATAGTCTAGAAAAGTTTATATATGCAAGTTCCTCTAGTTCTTACGGTTCTTTAAATATAAAGCATGTTACAGAAAAAACAAAGCAAAGACCAATCACTGACTATGCAAAATACAAAATGTTGTGTGAAATTGCACTTAAAAAGTATAATATACCAAGTGTAATATTTAGACCAGCCACAATATGTGGATATTCACCAAGATTAAGATTAGACTTAGTATTGAATATATTAACAACAAATGCCTTAATAAATAAAGAAATAAAGATTTTTAATGGAGAATTATATAGACCAAATGTACATATTATGGATATGATTAGAGCATATGAATATGTGATTAATTCACCGGAAGATTATATAAATAATCAAGTATTTAATATAGGATTGATAAGTTTGAAGGTAAAAGATTTATCTAAAATGGTGAAGAATGTATTAGAAGTAGAATATAATGAAAAAATAAATCTAAAGAACATAAAAACAAATGATACTAGGTCCTACCATATGGAAAGTAATAAAATAAAGGAATTTGGTTTCGAATTTAAATATACATTAGAAGACGGAATAAGGGAGATAGCGGAAGCTTATTATAAAGGTATGTTGATTAATCCTTTGGATAATCCAATTTATCATAATATAAAATTATTGAAAAATGAGAGCAGTTTACTTCAAAAACATTAAGGATGAAAAGAGATTCATAGGAGTCGGTGAAGTAATATCTATTATTCATTCTTGTTACTTTAGAGCAAAAGAACTAGGATACGAAAAAATATTTATCGAATGGCCTCTAGTTGTATATTTATGGGATGATATTGGGAATTATACTTATTGTATATATTGCCCTAAGAATACAATTTTACCTATTGAATTTATGCCAAAAGGAACCAGATTAGCTAAAAATGTAGAGATAAAAGGTTTGGATGAATTTAATATGTTGTTTGATGGTTCAGACCCACTAATAATGCATGACCCACCACCAAATTTTCCTCCATTTGAATACCTAAATAAATATTATATAGAAAACAATATATACCCCATAATAAAAATAGAAAAGGAAAAAGTTGATAAATATGTATTATTTCATTTAAGAAAAACAAAAGTATCTAGAGGTATAGATAGAAATAGTAATATAAAGGATTTTCTTTCCATATTAAACTTATTAAAGGATAAATATCCTAATTATAAATATTATAAAATAGGAGAAGAAACAGAAATCGATGAAAAATTTGATAAATGTTTTTCATATTTTAATGAAGATATAAACGAATTATTTAAATTAGTAAATAATACCAGTTTATTCATTGGTTGTTCCTCCGGTCCAATGACATTAGCTTATATGTTAGATATACCAACAATTATTATAGATGAAGGTAGTTACGATTTAACAAAAAATAGTAAATCCCCTAGATATGAGCCTTTCTGGAAAAAGCAGAATAGAAGGTGGGGAAAAAATGGATATGAATGGCTTAATTATGGAAGAAATATGATAATAAAAAGAGAGGATAATGTAAATTTGGATGATGTATACGAGTTTTCAGGTAAATTTTTATGAACGAATTTTATATATTTGGTGGTGGACCTTCAGTTAATGAAGTTACAGAAGAGCAGTGGGAGAAAGTAAAAATTTCAAATAGTATTGGTTTTGCTTTCTTTTCTTTAAAAAATAGAAAGACAAAGTATTATTATCTTGGGGAATATACAAATGACGATTTAATAGCTCTAAATCAAATGAAAAAGAATAATTACGAAGATACATACATATTTTCTTATAATATGGAAGTTTTAAAAAGAGCTAGAGAATTGGGATTCAATAATCTAAGACAAACAATTAAGGGTAGAGCTGTCTGTACATTCAATAATGAACCTTGGTTATCTAAAGATAACAAACCTCCTTACCCAATTTTAGATAATATGGCGTTATCTTTTAGACAACCACTAATGAGATTTAGAGGACAACTCTGTAGTGTTATAAATATAGCTTTAATTCTTAAAGCGGATAAGATAAAATTAACTGGAATAGATTTAAATAATCAATATCATTTTTTTGATATATACAAGGATTATAATGATATTATGATTAAAAATATGGAAGCGGAGAATAGTAAAAGGGACCAATATATAAATTGGGATAGAAATAAAATACATTCCACAGCCTGCGAATTAAAACACGAAACTGGAAGTATAGCTACGGTACCTATGTTCTTAAAAGAACTAAAGAACGAATTACAGGATATTGGAAAAGATGTTGTTGTATGTAGTAAGAATAGTAAATTATATAAAGAGGGGATTCTAGAATATGAAGAAATCTGATTGCTTTTTTTGTAATGATATTGGAGAAGAAAGAATAATAATGGAAGGAAATGATTGGATAGCATTTATTCCATTAGATCCAGAGATATTTGGTCATTGTATAGTAACCACTAAACATCATTATGAAGATATAACAGAAATAGATGGAAAGGAAGCTCTAGATAAAATGTCCATGGGAGTAAAGGTAATGGCAGATAAGATTAAAAGTTTAGATGATAATAGAATAAAAAAAGTATATTTTGCAGTTCTAGGAGAGACAGAAAGAACTCATATGCATTATCATCTATTTCCTAGATATGAAGGAAAAGAAGAACTAATACAATTAACTAGTGAAGATATAAAGTGGAGAAACTTTTATAATAATTCTACTAAGGATTTTGAGTTTTCCACAGGATTCCAATATTTAGGAGAAATAGAAAAAAATTACGAGAATATGAAAGAAAGTATAGGAAGGGGGCCTTCTTTAGAGCTATTAAAAGAGATGGTAAATATAATTAGAGGAGATAAAAATGACTAAAACTTATATTATAGCTGAAATAGGTATAAATCATAATGGAGAGGTTGGTTTAGCTAAGCAATTAATTAATATAGCAAAAGAATGTGGTTGCGATGCAGTAAAATTCCAAAAAAGAAATGTGGAGGAAGCTATACCAAAAGAAATGTGGGAAAAGAAGAAAAAAACCCCATATGGAATAGTAAACTATATAGACTATAAAAAAGGTATAGAATTAACTAAGGATGATTATATTGAAATAGATAAATATTGTAGAAAGGAAGATATAGATTTAATATCTTCAGCTTGGGATATGGATAGTTTAAGATTTATAAATACACTTAATATAAAATATAACAAATTAGCATCCAAGATGTCATTGGATTTAAAGTTTGTTAGTGAAGTAGCAAAATATAAAAAGAAAACTCTTATATCAACTGGTATGTGCACATTAGAAGATATAGAAAAAGTTGTTGATATATTTAAAGAAGAAAAATGTGAGTTTGTATTAATGCATTGTGTTAGTGTATACCCATGCCCAGATAATTTATTAAATCTGAATGCTATAGATACTCTGAAGCAAAAATTTAATTTAAAGGAAGTTGGTTATTCTGGTCACTCTCAGGATATATTTGATGGTATTATATCTGTAATGTGTGGGGCTTCTTATATAGAAAAACACATAACAATAGATAAAACTTTATTTGGTTCAGACCAAAAATCTTCAATTGATAAGAAAGAACTAAAAGATTTAGTTAAACATATTAGAGCATTAGATGTAATTCTTGGGGATGGAGATAAAACAAAACTTAGTGAAGAGGAATTAAGTATAAAGGAGCAATTATATGGAAGAAACTTATAAATATATTGGATTAATACCTGCTAGAAAAGGAAGCAAAAGAGTTATTAATAAAAATATGAGAAATTTAAATGGATACCCTCTCATATATTGGACAATAAAATCAGCAAAAGAATCAAAATTATTGGACGATGTTTATGTATCTACGGATAGTCCACAGATAGAAGAATACGCAAGGAGTTTGGGAGTAAAGGTTTTAATAAGAGGAGAAGATTTATCAAATGATACAATTAGCTTACTTCCTGTAATGGAACACGCCCTAAAAATTACAAAGGCAGATAATGTTGTTCTTCTAAGGCCAACATCTCCAATTAGGTCAAAAAAACTAATAGATGATTGTATTCTATCGCATAAGAATTTAAAAGCTGATTCTCTTGCAACTGGGTTTATAAATAAAGAATTAGAGTGGCCTTATAAAAACAAACTTATAGATAATCCAAGTCATTCTGTTAAGGGGTGGTTCCAAAATAATGGATCAGTAGAAATACATAAAAATACTATTATATTTAATAAGAAGTTAGGTAAGAAGAATTTAAAATATCTTGATGATAATAGATTAGAGGTTGATACAGAATTGGACCTCAAGATATTAGATATAATAATGAAGGAGAATAACTATGGAAGAGATTGAATGTTGGAAAAATGGGGAATGGGTATCTGCATCAAAGTTATCAATAGAAACTTGGGATGCTCATTATTTCTTTGGTTGGGCAGTTTTTGATGCATTTAGAACATATAAACATAAATTGTTTCAAATACAAGAACACTTAGATAGATTATATAAGGGAGCAAAATTAGCCAGCGTACCAATAAAATATACAAAAGAAGAATTATTAGATATTATAAATCAAGTTATGGAAAGAAATAAAAGATTCTTTATAGATGACGAGTATCGATTTATGGTATTTGCAACACCGGGAAATTTTAAGATATTCGATGATTATGGAAAACCAGAACCTAAATTATCCATACAATTAACAACTACATCTAGATATGCTAAATTTATTTATCCTTATTTAGAAAAGGGATATACTTCTCTAATAACTCATCAAAAACAAATACCGAGTAGATTCTTTGATGTTAGAATTAAATCTTGTTCTCGCTTACATTATGGAATGGCTGACGCAGAATGCAAAGAATATGGAAGTGGTGTATATCCTATATTATTAGATGAATTTGATAATATATGTGAGAGTTCTGGTTCAAATATAGCTTTTATGAAGGACGAGGAAGTATTTATACCAAAAGGAACAGATATGCTTAATGGATGCACATTAAAATCTTTGAAAAAATCTCTAAAATATATGGATATTCCATTTCAAGAGGGAATATATAAACCTTACGATATTATTGATTGTGATGGAATTTTATATACTAGCACATATTCTGGTATAACACCATCTTATAAATTAATATATAAGGAACAAGAATATGAATTGAACAAAACTGGTTTATATGAAGAAATATTGAAAGGGTTTAGTCATATTGTTGGATTAGATGTTAAGAAACAATGGAAAAGATGGTATGATGAGAAATAAATGTTTTAATGGACTTTCTACAGTTAATATAGAACTAACATCCAGATGCAATAAATCTTGCTGGATGTGTGGAAGAAGGAAGATTGATAGAGATTACCCAGAGATTAAAACTAACTATGGAGATATGGACTTTTCATTGTTAAAAAAAATAGAAAAACAACTCCCAAAAGATATTGTAATTCAATTCCATAATAACGGAGAACCATTACTATATCCAAAACTAAAAGAAGTCTTACAATTATTTGAAGGAAGGATAAGGCAGTTTGATACTAATGGAAAATTAGTATTAGAAAAATTTAATGATATAGTGAATAATCTAGAGATATTGACTATATCTGTAATAGAGAATGACCCTGAAGGGGATGAACAATATAAATTAGTTAAAGAATTTACTAAACTTAAGGGTTCAAGAAAACCAAATATGGTATATAGACTTCTAGGTGACGTAAAGGAATCTGAAAGATGGTATGATTTGCCTGGCATTATAGTGAAAAGAGTATTACATAATCCTTTGGGTAGTTTTAATTACAAGAGAGATCCAACAAGGCCAGAGATAGGAATATGCTTAGATTTATTACATCATATGGTTATAGATAGACTTGGAAATGTATATCCGTGTGTTAGATTTGATCCATTAATGGAAGGAATAATAGGTAACGCCAACAAAGAAAAAATAATAGATATTTGGAACTGCGAAAAAAGAAAAACTATAATAAAGAAGCATTTAGAGAGTAAAAGGGATGAATGTATAATGTGTAAGAAATGCGATTATTGGGGAGTTCCAACTGGAATATGATATTAATAACAGGTGCCGCAGGCTTCTTGGGAAGAAATTTACTTGAAAGACTATATAATGAACAAAATATAGTTATTATAGACAAGAATAAAGCAAAAATGAAGGAAATACCTCATAAAAACAAAATAATTGACGATATAAATAATATATCCTTATATATAAAAGAATTAAGAGATATTGATACTATATATCATCTGGCAGCAATTCCAGATATGAGAAAGAGTCTTATAGATACTAGGATAGATTTAGATAATAATATAATAGGAACATATAATATTTTAGAATTAATGAGAAAAAGTGATATAAAAAATCTAATATTTACATCTTCGACAGCTGTTTATGGGGAATCTTCAATCATTCCTACACCCGAAAATGTTATTGATACAAGACAAATTTCTTTATATGGAGCATCTAAATTATCAAATGAATCCTATATTCAAACTTATTGTTATTTATATGGAATTAAATCGTGGATATTTAGACTTTCCAATGTAATTGGTAAATATCAACATCGAGGTTTAATTGTTGATATATATAATAAACTAAAGATTGACAATAAAAAACTAGAAATTTTAGGTAATGGAAGTCAATTAAAATCTTATTTTAGTGTAGAAGACTTTTTAAATGGAATAACTAAAATACCTAAAATAGATGGGAACAAACGGGTTGAAATATATAATCTTGGTAATAATCATGCAACAACTGTAAATAATATGGTAGGATATATATGTGATTATATGAATGTTAGACCAGAATACAAGTTTATTGGTGGAGAAGTTGGATGGTCCGGTGATACGAAATGCACATTTGCTTCTATAGACAGGGCGAAATCTGTAGGTTGGAAACCTAAATATAGTACAAAAGAAGCTGTTAATATAACTTTAGACTATTTATCTGGTAGTATATGAAGATATTATTTTATTCATCACAAGAAAATCAACGATTTCTAGCTTTCGGTGATATAGTTACATTAATACAATCTTGTTATTTTAAAGGAAGAGAATTGGGTTATAATGAGGTATATCTTCAATGGTTCGAAAAAAACTCCTTTTCTTGGAATGATGACGGAACAAATAAGGGAAATTTAAATATACCTGGGGAATTAATATTACCAATAAAATTGATAGATGATATTAATATAGATTGTGATTTAAAGATAGATTTGAGTAAACCAAATATACTCTTTTATGGGAGCCCACCAATAATACATAAAGATATCAAACCCACACAAATATGTCTATCTTATTTAAATAAGTATTACGTTGATAGAAAGGAACGACCTGTATTTAATATCCAAAAAACAGGAAAGTTTGGGGATTATATCTTAATACATTTCAGGTATTCTTCTAATGAAAGACAATTAAATAGAAACTTAGATATTAGTTATTATAAAAATTTAGTTATGAAAATTAGGGAATTATACCCGTCAATTAAGATATGGAAATTTGGGGAAAGAAGCCCTATAGATAATTTATTTGATAGAAAATTTCAATATTTTTATGAGAATTTAGATAATCTATTTGAATTAACAAATGAATCCAAAATATATATATCGTCCGAATGTGGTGCTCTGCAATTAGGACATATGTTTAACATTCCTATGATAACATTACTATCATCAAAGCATAAATTACAGGGGACTACAAAAGAAGGATGGGATAATTGGAGATTAGCCTTGCCTTGGATTATTGGAGAAACAGATAGAGATTATTCTTATACAGATAAACAATTATTATTAATGGAAAATAATTACGATGAATTTGATTTAATACAACCATTTATGGAGAAACATATATGATAAGATTTTATTGTGAAGACTGTAAAATATATTATAGGAACGACTCAGAAGGCCTAATAGAATGTCCTATATGTAAAGGAAGAAATATAAAAATTCAGAAGCTAGGTATAAAATGAAAATAAGTGTAATATTACCAACATATAGAAAAAATAATAGACAAGAATTGGATAATCTAAATAAAATTTATTGTGAATCTAAATCGAGCCATACAGATTTACCAATGGAATTTAGAAATCTTGCGGTAGATGATTTGCACGATGTAGACCATATATTATCCCCAACATTAAGTTCATTATCATACCAAAAATTTACTGATTTTGAACTTATCCTATGTCATAAACATCCAGAAGATATCAAAGATTTAGTTAAAGATTTTAGTGATTTTATTGATATCAAAATAGTAAAAGAGAAACTCTCAATATGGCACTCTTTGGGGGATTATGCTACAGTTAATAATAATAGAAATACAGGTATAATTTATTCTAGAGGCGAGCTTCTATTTTTCCTTGACGATATGACTATATTCAATAAGAATCTTTTACAAACTATATGGAATAACTATATGGAGGGTTTTTATACAACATGTAAAGTAGTTAAAAGGATTAAACTACAAGATAATAAGATAGTTGGTAATAGCAAAATGAAGAATATTTCTGAAGGAGATGTAATACCTAATACTATGACGTGGTCTTATGGTATGTCCGTATCATCAAAGGAGTGTTTTAAGATAAATGGATTCGATGAAATATGGGATGGTTCTTTTGGTGGAACAGATATGGACTTTGGTAGAAGATTGAACAGAATTACTAAATATAAAAGGAAGGCTGGCCCAATAATATACGAATTTGCTCATTATACAGAGCAGGATAAGAGAAAGAAGATTAGAGATGACGAGGCAATCAGACAATTATGTAAACAGTCACCAATACCACAAATAGTTAGAGCTAACTCATGGAAACCAACAGAAGAAGAACAACGAGAATATGTAAATTGGCATTTAAAGAATATTGGTGAATTGGATCTTAATTGGAATCAATTTACAAATGTACCATTTATAAATCTTAAGGAATTAAATGATAACGAGAGAAGAAGTAATTAATTCTGTTACTTGGACTAATCTTTCCAAGCATTTCAATGAACTTGATAAAAGTATAGATGTAAATCCTGGAGACCATGTAATTGATTGTGGAGCACACTTCGGAGATATAACACTTTACTTGATGCTTAGAGCAGGAGAATTAGGAAAAGTCTATGGCATAGAAGCAGATTCGTACAATTATTCTATTCTAAAAAATTGGGTTGATAATTTGAACATAGGTAAATATATAACTCCAATAAACTTAGCTATATCAAATAAAAAGGGAACAATAAGATTATATAAATCTGATACACACACAACAAGACACTCTATTTTCAAAAATCTAATGGAAGATAGGAATAATTATGAGGAAGTAAAATCGGATACTTTAGATAATATAGTAGAAAGATATAGAATTAAAAAACTTGATTTTATCTATATGAATATGGAGGGAGCAGAATATTTAGCGTTTGAAGGTATGACAAATATATTAGATAAATTTAAACCAAGATTCTGCATAGCTGAACATAAAAATGAAATATTTAAAGAAAAAATACCAGAAATACTAAAAAATTATGGTTATAAAACAAAAATAATTAATGATAAGGTAAAGGATAGGATAGTAATTGCAGAAATATAAAGTATTAATAGTAATGGACGATATAAATTATGAATATTTGGGGATAATGTACATATCCAAAATACTAAAAAATGCTGGAAATATAATTAAGTTGCATCTATTAAAAGATCCAATAGAGAATATATTAGAATTCAAACCAGATTTTGTGTTATATAGCTTAATTACAGGAGATCATCAAAAGTTTATAGAATTTAATAAAAAATTGAAGGAATTAATAAATTTCACATCTATATTTGGTGGACCACATCCTACATATTTTACAGATATGATAAATATAAAGGGGGTCGATTATATATTACGTGGAGAAGGAGAATTATCTATTCTTGATATATTAAAGAAGCCAAAAGAACGGATTATAATAGGAAAATTACCAGAAAATTTGGATGATATTCCCTTCCCAGATAGAGATTTGTTATATCATATAACAAAACATAAGAATAATCCTATAAGACATTTTATATCCTCTAGAGGATGTCCTTATAACTGTTCTTATTGTTATAATAGCATATGGAGAAAAATATATAAAAATAAAAAGACAGTTAGATATAGAAGTCCAGAGAATGTTATAAAAGAGATATTAGAGGTTATATCAAAATATTATACAAAATTAATATATTTCCAAGACGATTGCTTTGATGCAAATAAGGAATGGCTATATAAGTTCTTAGATTTATATAAAAAGAATTTAAATTTACCATTTCACTGTATTATTAGATTAGATATATTGGATGATAAAACGGCCAAAAAGTTATCTGAAGCCGGTTGTATAAGTGTTAGATGTGCCGCTGAAAGTGGTAATGATTATCTTAGAAATAAAATACTACATAGAAATATGTCTAAAGAGAGTATATACACAGGAACAAAATTACTTAAAAAATATAAAATAGGATTTGTGCTACAAAATATGATAGGATTGCCTGAGAGTAATTTAAAAAGAGATATGGAAACCTTATTTGTTAATATTAAATGTAGACCAACTCTTGGATGGTGTAGTATATTCCAACCTTATCCTATGACAGAAATAGGAAAGAGTTTTATTTTGGATGTAGATACATTTAAACCTAGTTTCTACGAGGAAAGCATAATTGATATACCTCATAAAAAAGAGGTTAAAAAATTACAGAAAATATTCGGTACTATAACAAAGTATCCATTTCTCTATATATTTACCCCAATCCTTATTAAGCTACCTTTAGATAAGATATATAAAAAACTGTGGATATATAACAATAATAGAGCCGATAAGATATTATATGGGGGTATTATATGAATATAGGATATTGTTTACAAGGCTATCCAGTTAAAAGTCAAACCTGGATTCCTCTAGAAATAGAAGAATTAGAAAAAAGGGGTCATAAAGTTAATGTTATTGATATAGAGAAACCTTTAAATCAAAAAGAAATTAAGGAATGTGAGTTTATAATTTGTCACTTTGCTTTCCAAGGTTTATATGCAAGTAGATGGGGGATACCTTATGGGGTAATCCCACACGCCTACGATATATTTAAAGATAATGGAACCACTCTTAAAAAAGTATCGGAATATAAAAATTGTAAGTTTATAGGATGTGTTTCAGAATTTCATAAAGAAAAGTATATAGAATGGGGGATTAATAAACCACTAAAATATACGTTTGTTTGCTGTAATGTGGATACATTATATAAAAAGAAAGAAAATCTTGGTGAAAAAATTATTACAGGTGGTAGAGACAAAGAAAAGAAGGGATTTAAATATGCCGCAGAGGGTTTCCCAACAATCCATATGTTTGGTAGCGAATCTTTAAACTCTTATAAATCAATATCAAATAGAATAACCTGTTATAATTGGCCATCTATTAAAAAATTAAGGAATTTATTAGATGAATCTTGGTTATTTGTTGCCCCATTTGTTATAGCGTCAAATGGTGATATGGATAGTCCATTATGTACAACAGTGAAGGAAGCTCTATTAATGGAATTACAGGTTCTGACAACAGATATTTGGGGTAATAAAGAGTTTAAATATGTACATTATACTACAAAGGAAGATATAGCTAAAGGATACAATGGAGAAGTTTACAAGCAGATTATTAAAGAAAGGAATACCAGTGGAAGACAATATGTTATTGATACATTCTCACCAAAAGTATGTATAAATAAATATCTTTCTGCGATTGAAAGTGTACTATAAATACCGTGTATTGTGGTGTTGGTCTTCAACAGATTACCCAGAATTAACAGAAGAAAAAATACAGAATTATTTTAAATATTCTGAAGATTTTCCTAAATATGGATTATATGAAGAATGGGTTGTTCTAAGTGAACACGAATTTGTGGAATATAGATTTAATCATTGGAATCACGATTACTTCATAAGAGTAATAGAAAAGGAGGAATATGAGAAGAAAAAAAATATTAAATGAAGAATCTCACGGAATTGACGAGCACAATTATTATATAAAGAGAAAAAAACAATGTCCTAAATGTATTAAGGGATCGAAGATAGTTCATGAATCGGAGTTAAAATGTTAGAAATAGAGCAAAAATATGAATTAGAAAAAAAGATACTTAAAACGCTGCGATTGCTGGAAATAACTACCCATCCATTAAAGAAAAAAAGGTTGGATAAGAAACTTCAAGGTTTATTTAAAAAACTACAGGAATTACAGACAAAAAAACAGGAATATATAAAAGTAGATTTAATAGAAGAAAATGTTATAAATAATGAGAAAAATAATGGAGAATGAAGAAATAATAAAAAATATAAAAAAATTATCAAAAGAACCATTCTACGATATTAAATCAATGTCAATAGAATTAGGTATAAGTAGAAAATTTATAAAAGAAGTTTGTAAAAATAATGATATATGTATACCACAAAATAGATCTGAAATTCGTAAAAGAAGTAAATATCGACTACTTGTTAGTAGACATGATTATTTAGTAGAAAAAGGTCAAGTTATTTTCTTATTAAGTAATGGATATATGAAATGTAAAGATTGCGGAGAGATTAATTTTGATTTACTAACTATAGATCATAAAAATGGTGGGGGATCAAGAATAAAGAAGAATACGGGATTAAGTGCAATCATGACTGTAATGATAGAATTAAATAAAGGAATATTGGATATAGATAACTATGATATAATTTGTCATAATTGTCAACATCTAAGAGCATTAAATAATTGTTATAAATCAAGAACTTGGAATTACGAGGAATTTAAGGATTGGAATGGAGAAAAATTTTAATTTAATGAAAAGACCGCACCAAAGTAGCCAAAATTAAAAATATGCTCTCCAGTGCCCTATATTAGCAACATTTTAGAGAAATATAGCAAGTATTAGATACATTTTTTCAATGTTTAAATTTTATGTAGTTTATGTAGACTTTTTAGGAAAATGGATACTTTTATGGCATTTTCTACATAAAGTTATTCCATAAAGATAATAATAATTCTGGTTCTATTTCGTATATTGTAATAAATTTTCCATTAATTTTGTTTCTTTCCATATTATAAATAACTACTAGAAGACACGTAACCTTCTATCTTACATTCTATCCACTGAGAATTCCTTATAGGGTGAAGCGTCAACGTTTTCGGGTAGATTATCTGATTCCTTCTCATTCTTTTTAATGTACTATCATTCATGCGTTGAGAAGAGGGGGTTGGGTACAATCTTAAAGTATTGTAACCTTGCCACGAGGAATCTACAAAGTGAGGTTTCCCTAGTATTTTATATAGTTCTCTAACAGCACCTGGTCTTATATTTTCCATTAAAGTGTCTACATCTTCTTTATATAGCCAGGTTTCTACTATAACTGAATAATCCTGAACATCCCAGCGAGAACATCTACAGTCGATATATTCTGTATCTAAACCCTGTCCATAGAATATAGCTAGGTCATTAATCCATATAGGAGGGCCTATAGGTTCTATTTCTATAACTAGATTCCCAAAGCAAATACCTAAATTTGGGGACATTCCTTCTCCACCCTCTCCTAAAAAGGATATTGGGAATGAAAGTGGAAACTTATCTAATTCCCCACCTACACCACCTATACCATCAAAATAGTATGGAAAAGCAAAATGACTTGCTGCTGGGTGTTCCTGTCTTTCAGTCATGCTCCAGCAACCCATCTCCAGGAAGTAACAGATCCAACTCTATGATAAATATTTGCTGATTTTTGTATGTATCCGATTGTCCAAGAAGTTGGATTAGATGAATTGGTTATAAATCCCTTTGAAACCCCATATTGACCAGATTTTAATGTCCAACTATTTGTTGACCCGATGAAGGTCCCATAAGTAGTCCATCCAACTTCTGGAGCGTAAGCTTCTTCCACTTCTATCGAATTATAAAATGGTTCCGTTGTTATTAATTTTCTAACAAAAACATCATCTACAAGAACATAGTCGCTTCCTGTTAAGGTAACACCATGAACATGGCTAGTTAAAGCACCATTTGAAGTAGTGCTATCACTTACAGTATCTTCAGAAATACCAGAATAGAACACTTCCATATCTGAACCTACTACACTTGCTTCGATGTTATACCAAGTATTCTCTGATACTGGTCCTTCATTGCCTCCGATATTTGACCAAGCTCCAGTGGCAAATTCAAAAAATCCACCATCACTTGCACTATTTTGAACTCTCCAACAATAACCTTGATTAAAAGTTAACCCATCTGTCCGCCAACCGAATTGATGTATCTTTCTTGCACCAGCACCAGCTAAATAAACTTTGTAATGTAATGCAAAATCTGTAAGATTTGTAATATCACTTGCATAACATCTAGTATCATAATAGGAATTTTTAGTTTGTGATGCATCTGGGTTATGTCGTAAACAACCACCATCTATGACAATACAATCTGTATTTTGATCATCTATTGTCCATTTAGATAAATCTCCAGAAAAGTCATCAAAGAATAAGAATGTATTGTCTCCGTTAGAAGAATTCTTTGCTTCAGAATTTCCATAATATATATAAACATCTAAATTGGATTCTAAACTATCTGATACTTCAACCCATACAGTTGCTAATCTATTTGGAGCAGTTCCAGATACTTCTTCAACCCAAAAGTCTAATAAAGTTTCATGGTCATCTAATGTAAACCTTAAATCCCCACTATAGTTAGATCCGGAAGGAAACTTTTCGGAATGTCCACCCAAATCAAAATTCTCACCAGTAGCATCTACACTTTCTCCAACTAATAATTTAACCTGGTAATCTGTACCTGCACCAGTTTGGCCAGATATAGTAATTTTTCTTCTATAAGGCCAATTAGAATTATACCAACTCATATTAACCCTTAATCATGGCTTAGAGTATGTAATTTGGTTCCATTGATAAGAAGAGCCATTATAAACACTTATCCATACCCAAGTACCATTAGCATTACCAGAAGTACATATAATTTTGAAAGGTTTTGTGGAGGCAGCTCCAGCAGCAGTTAAAGATAGATATAAAGGTGTTCTCCATTGTCCAGAAATTGATGCAGATGAAACATAATTCCACCTAGCAGAACTTTGTCTATATCTACTAATTGCTGTTGAGGAACCTGGGAATCTAGACTTAACATTAGAACTATTAGCATACCAAGTCTTGTTACTAGACCATGTCCATAATTTATGTAGACTACCTGAAGTGGCATTTAATATAGTTCTATTTAAATTTGAACTGCCAGCAAAAAGAGATTTAGCGTTTGAAGAGAAACTAATGGCATTTCCAGATACATTTAGTAAGCACTGTGCAAATTCGTTCCATTCATCGTGCGTTATCTCATCTTCTGCAGTTTGGGATGGTTTCCAGGTCATATTTTTTTATTCCTCATAAAGACATCAAACATCCATAAACGAGATTTTTCTATTGGATGTACCAGCCAAATTATAAAATCTTAATCTTCCAATACCATAGAAACCAAGATTTCCTGAAGCGGGTTGCTCCTCTTCTGGTTCGGATGTATCATATTCATAAGCTCCTATATCATAGGTTCCATTATAAGAACGCAAAATATTATCTTTATCATAAGTGGATATATATTTAATATTACCAGAACCTATACCAGGTGCTAGAGGATTAGTTCTATGTAAATCGCTCCCACTTGCAACATACAATGGGTCTTTGAATATGGATCTTGGACCAAAATATTCGTCATCACCAGCATAATGATTATCGTAACTCCCACTCCAATAAAATCTTAAATTAGTTGTGCTATTTATCCTATAATATAAATTATCACTAAATTCTATTCTTCCCCCAGACTGTGAATTATCTAAATTTACAACCACAAATGAATCGCTACCATTTCCTGCAACCAAAAAAATATTATTCATTATATGATTATCTGTGACATATTGGGGGTCTCCGTTAATTTGTACACACCCATCACTATCTGTAAAAATACTATTATTATAAAAACGCATACTCGATAAGTACGCATTGTCTGTAGCTGGTTCGTTTGGTGTAGCAAGGGCTGTAAAATTAGGTGAAGAATGCTCCCATGATTTTTGTATTATTATTTCATTATTATATATATCAATATTGTAAGAACCCCCTCCAGCCTCTTCGGAACCAACTGTTATACCAGCACCGCTATTAGATGATATATAATTATTATATATATCCATATTTTTAACTTCAGAATACATACCATCGCAATATATACTAACGTGGTTGTAATTCCAATCAAATTTTGGAGAATGTCTATTATTAAGGATTATGTTATCGTGGATAGACCCACTTTTAGTTCCACTTTTTACATCTATACCTTCTTTTCCAAAATTATATAAGGTATTGTGATGAATTTCTGGCCACCATATATTACTAATGGATATACATTCATTAGGACTAACAGTTTCAGTAGATTTTGTTATACCATCATTAACATTGTAAACTGTATTATTACATATCTCCACATATCTTATCCAAGAATTAGGATGTGCACCAGCTCCACCATTAATATGAAATCCAGACCCACTCGAATTAAAAACTTCGCAGTAGCTTATTTTTAAATGATGAGTTAAATCATGGCCAAGTCCTTCTCCTACAGCAAGTACATTATAGTCATTACCAGCCCAACCAAGTCTTAAACCACTTATATGTAAATAACTATTAGACGAAGTAATTTTAATTATTCCATGATAATTATCATATGGTGCAGTATGGTCAGCTAATGTATTAGAACTTATTAAAACGTCCTCTCCGTTGTAAGGACATATTAATGACCAATTATTAGAATTACCACTAATTCCTTTTAAATCTAATTGTTCTAAATAAGCTCCAGAACGAATAAATATATCGTCCCCGCTTGCCCCAGATCTTTTAATCCAATTAACTGCATGTTGAATTTTAGCCCAAGGATATTCTCTTGAACCTCCTGTTCCACTATATTTATAAGTATCTGAACCCACTTTAGATACAAAATAATTCTTTCTTGGTAAGAAATAAGCATCCCTTGCGTCTAAAGTCAAATTAATGCTCTTTCCGGTTATTGTAGATAAACTAAATGTTTCTGCAGCGTCTCCAAGGCTACTTAAATTAGCTATAACATAGAAATTATCGAAAGTTCTAAAATAAACATCGGTAGTACCAGCGACCTCGGAATATTCATTAATTGGATACCCAAGATCCATATCCATAAAAGAGAACCAACATGGATTTGTAGTTGGAGTATCACCCATATATTGCCAAGCAAAGTATGCTTTATTAGGGTCAACTAATCCAAATGTGAAGCAAGCATAACAGAATTTAGCTAATTGTAGTTGTTGAGCTGTGGTTCCATCAGTACATCCAGCAAAAACAGCTATATAGTCATCATTATTTGCTACATTTCTTACATAACCAATTTGAGTTATGATAGCCGCAGTATTTCTACTTTCAGTACTTAAAGAGTCATCTACTTTATGAGCAAAGTGTTCATAAAATACATATCCTGTATAACTAGCTATTTCATCCAAATGTGTTCCATCTACAACATTAGGCATTAATATTTTATTTGAACCATCTGGGACAACAGAATTTATATGATTTCTAAAAGTATTTGCAAAGTTATATGAGTATGTTTCCCAATTTGCCATACTCTCTTCCCAAGATGATGGAACTACTGTCCAATAACCATCAAAATAATCTGGATCAACCCAATAATCATCAAAGAATATACCATCAAATGCAGATGTAGATATAAGAGTAGCAGCCATTCTAGGTATGATTGCACTACCATCTGTGGTTCCACTATAAGGAGTTTGCCAATTCATACAATACAAATCAGTATACCCACTTTTCTTTACTATTGTTGTGGATGCATTCTGGTGTAAGAACCAACTATAATGATTTTTGAATAAATCTTGATTCCAAGGAGAATCTGTTGGATCACCTACATTTGAAGATGTAGTAAATATAGAATCGTAATAGCCGATAGTTTTTATAGTTCTTCCATAAGTTATAGCTTCATCCTTAACTGTTTGGGCGTAACTAGTATAATAGTATTGATTTGTTGCACTATATACACCAAAATCAACTAAATCAAAATGTTGTGCTAAATAATTTCTAACATCTGCCTGGTCTATTCTACCACCATAGCAGACACACATCTTTTGTATTCTAGCACCAGAATATGTCATATTAATTCCATTTCCAACCAGTTGTATTACCTGAAGGTACCCCAACTTGGCTTGCATTTGTAACAGTTGTCCATGCCCAGCCCAAAGGAGTTCCATATGGAGCCTGGTCTGTATTAAGAGTAGCTAATTTCCATGTCCATCCAGATGGTGAACCGGCCTGTGTATAAAAATAAGTTGTTGTTGGTTCTTCTTCACTATACGTCTCTTCCAATCCATTTGTACAAAATAAATAATTCTTCCCAATAGACATCGAAGATGTATTTGTATTAAAAGTTCTAGCCCAGCCGTAACTTCTGGCTTTATTAGAAACTTGTATTTCTAATATACAACCGGACCAATGGTAATTCAAATCAGGTCTTTGTCCAATGAAAATACCTCCACCCATTGATAAATTACCGGCTTTAGAATACGTATTTGTATATATCCTAGTTCCTTCAGAATATAAATAGAAATATGCATCTGCACCACTTATATATGTTTGTGTATATGTTGATGTCTTTTTTATATTAGTTGATGGCCAGTAGTAATCTGATATGGCTCCTCCAGCATAATAAACTTTGTTTGTGCTAACATAATAACGAGAAACATTTGGTAAGGAAGTTCCTTTACCATCCTTTCTCATACCGAGTCCCTTAATTTTATTATTTGTAGGTCTACTATGAAAAGAATAGGCCATTGCATAATTTGTAGACCTCATTCCACCGCCACTTACTATAATAGAAACAGACGCTTGGCTACTTATTGTAGATAATCCATTTATAGAGTTAGAACTAATATATCCGGATCCATTATTTATCCATTCCTGCCCACTCCCAAGAAAAGCTTTAACCATTTTAAGGCTAACATCTGTGGAACCAGATTTATATAAAGGAGTTAGCCATTTTGTAGAGTCTTTTAGAGTATAGTCATTATCCGTATCATGCATATGACAAACTAAAGAATATGTATTGTCCCAAGTTGAAGATGGTTTGTAACCAACATCTTGGGTATGGTCTGAATCTGCTCCATAATACATATTAAAAATGGTGTCTGTAGTATCCGTTAAAATTGGTATCTGGACCCAAACATTTCCAGTATAATTACTAAAAGTTAATAAATCATGATGTAATCTATTTTCGTTCCCGCTATCTACGAATATTATATCTTTACCTGTAGATAGAGAGTTTCTTCCAATCCCGCTAATCTTATATAGAATAGGAAAATTTACTAAATTACTACCGCTAACCCTTTCCTTATGTATAGTTATCTTCTTTCTGTAAGTCCAATCTAAATCGTACCAATTTTCTGGTTCCTCCTCTTCAATTTCTTCTGTAACTCCCAAAGTAATATATGTTTGAGGCGAATTCATACTACTATAAGTAGTTTTAATCCACCCATTAGACCTTATCTTATTAGATATTCTTACTTCATCTATAGAACCACTAAACCAAAAGTTAGAACCTCTGGAACCTATCAATAATCTACTGCTTGGGGCATCAAAAGACCAAGAATCAGTAGTTCTATATGTATCTTGAGTTCCATCTACAAATATAGCTTCTGGATGTGTTCTACCAGCTATATAGTGCCAATTATTATCATCTAATTCATAATTATTAAAAAACGCTGTACTGTGATTAGCTAAAGAGCTTGTCATAGCAACATAAACCGGTTGACTAGCCGCTTGAGATAATGTTAATCCCCAATCAAAGTTAGCTCCATTATACCAGACTAATCTCTGATTCCAAGCTTCCGCACCTTTATTATAGTCTGTTTTCATAGTAACTTCGACAGTTATATCTACAAAATTAAATTTCGTTGATGGATCGAGGACTGAAATAATCTGATGTAAATCTGAATCGAAAGATATTGATTTATTTATTTTACCTTGGCTTCTATAATCTAATGCAACGCTACCAGTACCTGTAAAACCATTATATGTAGAATCTAAAACATCAACCCCAACATCTGACATATGGAATACTGCCTGATAGCTCGGTTCCCAAACCCCTGAAGCTTTAAAACTAATATCTTGGCTATTATCTGTTTTAGTCCCATAATATAAATAAAAAGTAGCTGTTGTATAGTTAGATAGTGTTGGTGCCTTAACCCAAAAACATCCTGACCCACCTAAATAACCATCTCTTTCACAATTTACTCTAGTTGAACCATCACTTGTAGTAAATATAAAATCTTTGCCTCCAGAATGAGCATTAGATGAAATATGAGTGTTTCCAGTTAATTTAAATAGAAATGGGAAATTTGTATGATTCCCACTAATCATATGGCCATCTATGGTAATTTGTTTTCTATAAGGCCAGTCGGAATACCATGTCATCTAACTCGAAATTCCTATTTGAATCCATTCGTAATTATTATCATCGTTATGAACACATACCCATATCCAAGATTTTTTACCAGTTCCACCAGAAGTCAATATCATCCTACCTTCATAACTAGCACTTGCTGCAGGTTTATTTGTTCTATATATAGGCATTTTCCATTGACCTGATATAGCTTGAGATGATAAATATGTAAGAGATTTAATACCATGTGTATTTCCATCTAAATCTCCACCTAATTGAGGTGTTATATCTTCCACAATATTAGATATTCCTGTGCCACCACCTACTGTTGGACCTTTCCAAGTATGACACGATATAGTATATCCATAAAGTCTATTTGTAGAAATGGATTGAGATGATAAATATCCTAGCACATCCACTTCATTTTTTGATCTCATAAGTCTCATAGCATTATAAGCAGTACCAGCTCCATTATTCCTAACTATATAAAAATTTCTATTAGCCGGAGTCGAAGCTGTACCAGAATTTATAAAAGTATACCCATAATTTGGAGATTCCGTAAAAATTAATTTTGCATCACTAAATGGGGTTTGATCGGTTGTACTATCTCCTCTTAATGTAATAATTTGAGAAGATATAAATTTTAAACTAGATATACCATAACTTTCATTATCCCCTCCAATATTTCCAACCATCTTTCCAGAAAGTGACCCGCCACCAATCAAAGGATTTGTTAATAAATTACTAGAAATCGTATCTATATAGTGTTTATTTGCAGCTGCGGATGGATATACTGGATCCCTAAGACCAGATATAGTATTTGCATTAAGTGTAAAATCATCTGTAATAATAGCTCCACCGGAAATTTTCTGCGAGGAAATATGATCTAAATTAAGTATACCATAGTCACTCCAATCTTTACTTATATTTATAGTTAAATCACTTAAATTTGAAACACCTCCACCTCCACCAGCTGGAGGACCTTTCCAAGTATGGCAAGAGATGGTATATCCATAGAGAGAATTTGTAGATATTCTATTAGACGATAGATAACCAGGTGAACCGGTAGGTCCCTTAATTACTACTTTTTGACCAGAATATGATTGGGAACTAATATTTTTTCTTACATAAGCATTTCCTTCATCAATCCACAACCCCCAATTTTTAGATGTACCTTCTGCAGCATAACCATAAATAGCTATATTTTCTGAATTATTACCTACTGCAGTCCCATTAAAACCATATAATTTTCCACCATCAATATTATCTTTATCGGCATACATTACTAAAGCTTGTCTATAACCAAGAGAATCATCTGGAGTTAATATAACATTAACTAAACCGCAATATCTCCCCCATTTTGTTCTTCTACCGAAGGTTGCTCCAGACATAACATATAGAGCTGAAGAAGGTCTATTAAAACCAATTACTACTTTATTAGACCTTATATTACCACCAGATATAGCTTGTGAAGAAATATGATCTAGATTACGTATTCCATAATCTCCCCAATCTTTGTTTATGTTTATGGTTAAATCTGATAAGTTAGATACTCCACCTCCACCAGCGGGTGGGCCCTTCCATGTGTGACACGAAATAGTATATCCATATAGAGAATTCGTTGATATACGATTTGAAGATAAATAACCTGGAATTGCTGCTGTTCCATTTAAAACTACCTTATGAGTAGCGTCATTATAAGTGAAATATTGGTCTCCTCCAAAGGCTGATCCACCATCATTCCATTGAATATTTGTATCGCTTCCTTCTGGGGTAGTTCCTCCAATTGTAGCTGTAATAGAACCACAATAAATTTTATTACAAGAAATATCGGCTCCATGGAATATCTTCATAGCTGGAGTATAAGGAGGACTTTTATAAGAAGCTTTACTTTCTACTAAATTATCATATCCAGAATCAGAAATATATGTATTTCTTATATTAGTTAAAATATAATTAGACCTAGAAGCTCTACCATAAGTTCCTAATTCCCCTACCATTTCTATTAAAGTGGGTATAGTGGCACTCGTATCCCAAATAAAACAATTTATATAATTTTCTCTTGTATTAGGACCAAGATATATAAGTCTTTTAGTATAAGTTTTAGCTATAGAGGAATTAATTTGGAATGTTACATTATTAAATAAGTTTCCTTCCACATTATTATAAGTACCATCTACCTCAGCACTACCAGAAAGCCATAAAGAATAATTACATGTATTAAAATATAACGCATTCCCATAAACTGCATTTACAGCTCCATCTGCACCTGCATGCATACAAAGACCGAAGGTGAGTTCTTTAAAGTAAAGATTTTCTAAACACAATCCTAAAACCTCTTCAGAATCAGTAAATGTTTCAGCCAATATAGCAGTCCCACTGTGCCATTCCTTTGCATCATATTCTAATTTAGTATCGGCTCTACCTTGGAATGCTATATCACGAATAGTTGGTGGAGCACTATACATATGTATAGATGTGCTACATCCAGGAACCCATATTAATGCTTTATCTATACCTGTAGTTACAGAATTTTTATAACTCATCCTACCATTATAGATATTAAATCCACCAAATGTTTTAATGGCATGGAAATTACCTATTGGATAGATAGTATGACCACCTAAATCGAATTTTGTAAACCAAGCTCCAGAAACTGTTTTATCTAATAAGACATCTGTAGCTAAATATACTAAACCACTTCCTCTTATTGGATCTTGAGAAACAACCGGAACCTGACCACATAATGAAAATGTATAATTTAGCACATCTGCTGGACTTGTACTAGTCTTAACTATAACACAATCTCTTCCTCTTCTAGAAAAATAATTATTTCCGTCCTTTCCAATAATATAACTCGCTGGCATACAGAGGTTTTTATAAGAACCTCCAGAGATTTTCTGGGAAGATACAAACTTCACTCCAGAGATACCATAAGTATAATTACTACCAATATTCCCTCCAAAAGGTCCAGATAAAGTTCCAGCAGGTCCAGCTGGTCCAGCTGCACCACCAGGTCCCCTAAATATATTACATGAAATTATATATCCATGTATCATATTTGATGAGATACGATTTGAAGATAGATACCCAGGTACAGAGGGTGTTCCTACGACATTTATTCTTTTACTTTTTACGGTACCCCCAGAGATGGATTGAGAGGAAACAAAAGTCCAAGTTCCGGAACTAGCTTTAAATCTGCTCCTTACATTTGAAGATTGGGCATACCAACTTTTGTTAGAACTCCACAACCAGAGCTTATGTAAACTGCCAGATGTTTTTATATTTACATTTGATGAACCTGGATAATTATCATTCAATAAAGCAGTTAAATCAGCTTCAGAATCGTAGAATTTTGCTATACCAACAGAACTTGCTATATAAATAGTATGGTCAAATCTGTCAAGTACTTTATTAGCTGATAAATAGGAAGAATGAAGTTTTATCCCAGAATTATAATAATAATGTAAATTGCTACTAAATCCTACATATTGTAGATTCTGTGTTTTATTTAATGAGGATACAGAGTAAAACTGATATGCACCAGACCATAAACCCAATGTGCTGTGTGTATGATTGTTAAGAGCAAAGACACCAGTACTGGCAGATTTATATGCCGAAGTATACTCATTACCTGAACGTAGTAACGAAGATAATTGAGATCCAGATGCATTTAGCCACCCTTTAGACCAAATAGCTGCTGATGATACATTAACTAGAGAAAGCCAAGTAATTTCTGAAGCTCCTTCAAGAGCTTCAATTCTAGCATCGATACTCCCAGATAAAGCATTTATCCAGATTTTATTATAAATATTTGAACTTGCAGGAAAGCGAAAGCGAATATTTGAACTGTTGGCGTACCAATTTTTATTGGAACTCCATAACCACAGTTTATGTAAACTACCAGATGTTTTGATGTTAACATTAGAGGATCCCGGAAATCTAAATCTTATATTACCACTATTAGCGTAGAGATTTTTTGCATTAGAAGAATATCCAAAAATTGAATCCAATCTATTATCTAAATTTGAAGAAATAGAATTTAATAATGTACGGTTTATATTGCTACTTCCAGCGAAGTCATCCCTTATAGATTCTAAAGTAAAATGAATGGTAGCATCATTCTCGTGATTAGATAACTTCACACCAGATTCAACAAACCAATTATTAGCATCTATAGCGGCCGAAGAAACGGTTGCAAGCGATAACCAAGTTATTTCAGAAGCTCCCTCTAATGCTTCTATTCTTGTATCTAAATTTCCTGATATTATATCAACGTATCGCTTATTTGCTGCACCTGAATTAAAAGTTGGTTGCCTTAATCCGGATATTGTATCCCCAATAGCTGTAAAATCTCCTACTAATATAGTTCCTCCGGAAATCTTTTGACTTGATACCCAAGCCCATGTGGCTGCACTAGCTTTAAAATCCCCAGAATTCGCTGTTCCAGTTCCTCCACCAGATTTTAATGCCTTCCATTTATTTATTGAAGAATCCCAAGTTAAACTTGAATTATTCCAATAATTAGAATTCCAGGAATTAATATCTCTAGAAGAATGCATGGAAAGTAATTGGCCAGAAATATATTGTGCTGAAATACCGTAGGGCATAATTAAAGACCTATATTCAGGCCCCTTATGCATAATGGAACTAACCATGGCATTCCATTCAGAATAGTCTATTACCGTTCCGCTAGCTTGACTAGCATACCACGTCATTTTATTTTACTCCTATAAACTATTAGAAGATGTATAACCTTCAATCTTTACATTAATCCAACCAGAAGGACCATTAACAGGTTGAGAAGTTATTGATTTTGGGAATATTAATGCCTGCCGTCTCATTTTATATAATTTAGTCCCAGCCACAGGAGATAATCTTAAGGTATTCTTTCCCTGCCAACTAGAATCAACAAACTTTGGCCTACCTAATATCTTATAGAGTTCTCTTGTAGCTCCTGGTCTAATATTGTCATTTAAATCATTAAATGGCTTCTTTTTAAGCCACGTTTCAATTGTAACATTGTAATCCTGAACATCCCACCTAGAACACATACCAGAAACATAGCAATTTCCGGAGAAAAATATATATATATCGTGTTTCATTCTATATCTATACGAACTGCTTCAATTTTTACATTAAAATAATCTGGGGTTATAAGTTGGTCTGAAATAGATTTTACAGCAACTTCCCTACTCTTCCTAATCCCAGATAAACCATAACCAGAAACTGGTTCTAACCAAAGAGTATTCTGTTTTTGGTAGGTCGCATCTATAAATTTAGGCTTTCCGAGTATATTCCAAAGTTCTCGTTGTGCACCAGGAACTACGTGGGCAAACAATAGATTTCTATTTGCTGAACCTAAAAATGTCTCGATTACAACATTATAATTATCTTCGTCGAATCTTTTGCACCAGCATTGAATATAATTTGCAGCATTTTGAGAAGGCATATAAATTTTAAGAGCTGGTCCATCTTGCGTTGGCATTAATAAACCTCTTTCTCTAATTCATTTATTCTTTTTGTAATATCAAATGGCTGTTTTCCGTAATTAATTGTAGTTGTAAATCCATTTTTATCTATATTATGAGTATATGAAACTATTTCCCATAATCCTCCAATTCCAAGATTTGAAAGATTTGAAGATAGTTTGTAGGAAGTTTCTATTCCAATAGCAGATTCCCCCCTTATTGTAATAGATCCTTTTCTTACTACTTCATCCATTCCTCTAACCATCTCATTTGCCATAGAGGAGGCTAATGTATATGAATTAATCCTAGAATCTCTTATTATCTTTTGGTGTCTCCCATATTTATTTATAGATTGGTCATTTACAGCTGTGGCTCGTATCTGTTCATCTCCCTTCCAACCAATATTCATTATTAAAGAACCGGCTGGAACCCAAGTTGGAACTAAATCATGTGTTTTCCAAACAACTCCAACCCCATTTAATCCTAAATCTGAATTACCAGTTGAATATGCAATCGCTCCATCTGTATAGTCACTATTACAATCATAATAATATTTCCAATATCGTAATCCACTTCCTTTTGCACCTGAGTATGCATGCATAACTATCCAATAATAATTTTCTGTTTCTAAACTACTTCCATCACTTTGTCTTAATTTTGGTGATTGGTAAGACACATAAGAAGAATAACTTGGTGGATATGGGACGTTGGTTGGTTCAATATATATATCATCAGAATGTTCTATCTTAGTCCCAGATTTAGGCAATCCTCCACCAAGAATTTTAGAATACTTAACTTCTGCAGCACATATGTAAGGACTTAAAGACTTTATAACTGAACTAGATATATTTTGTGTAACATTAATCATTGTAGATGGTTTCATACAATACATAATTTTAATAGTATGTCCAGATGGTCCCGAATTACCAAGAGGATTCCATATATTTGGTAATATTTTATACCAAGAAGTCCCACTATCCTTAGAACCGGAATAAGTTATCTTATTAGGAAAAGTTACTTCAGATGGATTTATTCTTAAATTAATTATTGGGTCATAAACATTATAATTCTTAGATTCAATTGAACCAGAATTAATACAATAAGTATGTTTAGTCATCCATACAGAATCTAGGACAGGACATTTAGTTGTATAATAAGAACGATAAGTTCCACTTATCAATATTCTTTTTACTTTATAATAATAATCTGTGTATAGAATATATGCCCCAGGAGCATAATCTAATACTAGATTTGGAGATAAAGCTTTTATCCATCCTCTACCAGCCCAATTACCAGAAAGATAAATAGTATTTATTCTTAAATAATATGTTGTACTATAAGAATTTCCTATAATAACTATTACATTTCCAAAATTAGTTTCTTTTAAATTTTCAATATCAAATCTACTGGAAAAATTATGAACGGAAGAATCCACAGATATTGCAGGAGATGTAGTATACGAACCCCCATCAACTATATTTGAACTAGTTGACCATAAATTATATTGTACCCCATCTACTTTTGAATAAGGAGCAGTTGTATAAAATTCAAACATATCCTGTTCGCGACAATGAACACTTTGTCCAGTCATACAAAGAGCATCTAAGCTATTGTTTACTCTAACTTTATGTCTTGTATCTAAATCAAGATATGTATAATCAGTAAATGTATCTGTAAAAACTGTAGATTCTGGTCCAGCAGTCGAATCTGCAGTTGATAAGGAAACCGAATCAACTTTTGGTGTGTAAGTTCCATTACTAGATAGCATAATTTTTATTTGTGAACTAAATTTATTCTCAAATCCAAAATCGTACCATCCACCATCATTACATTTACGGAAATTTTTACTCCCACTATTTGAACCACTTATAAAAATTCTATTAGAAGAAGTAACCCCATCCAAATCTATTTTCATATATCTAGTATAAACCCGTCTAGAAGGTGTACCGAATGGTTTAGATAAAGCGTATCCAGACTTAGCATAAGTACTAAATGCTCTAATACCAAAATACAAATCCATATCAGTATTACTATACCAGGTAGTTCCAGTTCCATCATCACAATATTTTTTATAGCAATAACCATCTCCATATACATCTGATCTCATATAGTAACCTCTTATATCATATGTTGTTGGGTTATCTGGATGTATAACAAGAGCATAATAATCTGTATTGTTTACTGTGTATTTAGGATTAAGATTAACTAAATAATCAACTATCCCAAAACTACTCATAGTAACACTACCGGAACTTAATACATTATTTGGAGTATGTAGCAACCCCCCAGCAGTATCTCTTAATTCTATCCAATATGTATGAGGTTCTGTACCACTATTACCACCATAAATAAAAGCACTTTCTATAGTATATGCATTTGAAAATTTAACTATTTGTGCATGATAGCGATGATAACTATTCCTTTCTTGTTGATTCTGTGATATATTTTCAAATCCACTATTTAATTTTAAAAATCCATCCTCAAAAAAAACGTTAGAAGTAACTAACCAATATTTCATATGATTATAAAAATCATCACTAAAAATTTGTTGAGTTGTATTATTCCATAATTCAAACTCTATATTTTTATTTGGTTCGTTTGGACTTTTACTTCTATCAAGAAACATACTAATCGAAGTTAATGTATCTTCTTCAGCTTTTATTCTTTGTGCAATATACATATTTCTTTTAAATATTCCAGAAGAAACTTGACTTATAGGTTTTCCTTCTGGTAATAAAATCTTTTTTTCTTCATAAAAGTTTTCTGCACCAATTATTAAAATGTCATTAATTAAATCTTCATCATCTTCTTCGACTGGAGACATATCTAATATATCATCTTCAACTATATGTATACTATTAATAGGTTCTTCATTTGGATCGTAATAAATTAAGTTTTCATTATTATCTATATAAAATTTAAAACCATCGTAACCTATAAGAGTAATTATTGCGTCACCAACCGTCATATCAGAAAAATCTATTTCAGTAGTAAAATTATTGCCATCAGTTGTATTAGAATTTCCATGAATATTTTCACAATAATCTCTAACTAACGAGGAAGCTATGTATCCTGAATATCCAGTATAAAATGCTGAATCTCCGGTTCTATATCTCCACAAATCATATGTTTTACCGACTAATTGATATGTATATAAATGAACCCCGGCCTTATGGTGCATTTGCTTTCTAGATACATATCCAGAAAACTCTAAGGAATCATTAATATATATATCAACTGAATTCCCTATATCCTGCTGCGAACATTTATATAACTCAATAATTCCTGTCTGATAATAATCCTGGTCCGAATTATTTATGGTAATTCTAGAAATATTACTATTATTTGTATATGTATTAGAATTTGAATTTTGTCCTGAATTAAAGTAAACGGCGTAAGTTACATCACTTGTCATTATTACCCACTTGCTCGCATACGGAATTTGAGTTGTTCAGAAAATTCCCCTGCATTAGCGATGGCATTTACATTAATTGGGCCCATTATATTGAAGTTTTCATTAATATTACTGGAATAATCATTACCGCCACCACCAACAATTCCACCCTGTTGTTTATAACTAACCATATCCGGGAAGTATTTTGGTAGTATTTGCATTAATATTTGTTTACCATACTTTTTATTCAATCCCTGCAGAGGAATTATTGCTTCTTTCCCAGCCTCTCCTATCATAGATAATTGAGGACCTGCAACTATACCCCCTTTAGCCCAACCAAGATAATCACCAACTTTCTTTTTCATCAGATAAGTATTTAAATTATTTTTAAAATCCCATCTCTTTATTAATCCGGAAGTAGAAGTTACAGTACCTGTAGCTTTAGTTGGGTTCGTCATAGATTTAACATAACCAGCTGCTCCCTCTCCTGGTTTATAAGGTTCTCCTTCACTTCCTCCACCTGGAACTGCACCTCCACCACCGCCTCCCCCACCACCTTTTCCACCCGCACCACCAGTTCCTTCGTCTGTTACAATATCTTGATATATAATTATAGGATGAGCATCCCAATAAGCTTGCATTGCTGTAAATAAATCGTTTAGCTGTAGAATATTATCGGATTTAAATTTTTCCCATAATTCCCCATTCCAAGTTTGTGTTACGTCAATACCGGATTCAGATGATATTGAGTTTAATGCATCTGTAATTTGTTGTTTTCTAGTTCCAGTTAAATCACTATAAAATTCATCAAAAGTATCCCCATCCCAAGATGACATCCAAGACATATCAAAGTCAAACCCCATATCATCCATCCAATCTAGCATTTTATTTGCATCACCACCAAATGTCTCCAAAAATATACTAGCTCCATCTAATGACATAGCCGATTTAAAGACATTTTCATTCATACCCAAAAATGCTCTAGAAAGTTTATTAATAGCGTTTGTCATAGCTATACTAGCGGCTGTCATAGCTTTTGTTGTCTTTAATTGTTCTGCTTGTAAATCGTATCCAGTTTGTTGGTCTGAAAGCAAACCAGTTAAATTTGCTCTATAAACATCTATATTTTCAATACCTAATATTTTTTGTAAATCCTCCATTTTCATATCTTTTTTGAATTGGTTCATCGCCTTTCCAGCTTCTATCATAGTTGCTGCAAGGATTAAATCTTCATCAGAAAATTCTGACAAGGATTTAGCATTAGTTGAATAAAACGCATTTAAAGTTTCTAATATAGATGCCTCATCTTCACCAATAGTTTCTGCTAGACCCATCTTTTTTATAAGGTCTTTATATACTGGACCAATACTAGATAATGTATCTATATAAGAATTAAGTTGAGTTGTAGTATAACCATGAGCTTGTAGATAAGCTAACGCTTCAGCTTGGTCTTTTACAGTATCAGTATAATTTTCTGCATTTTTATCCAAGGTTTGTAAAGCTATTGTACTATCTATATATAAATCAAGGTTTTTAAGTTCCTCTTCTCCCAACTTCTCTAAATCTATTGGTAGAACTTGCAAGGATTTGGCCATCCTTGTAGTATTATCCATTAAAGTAACGAATGCATCATCTAATTCTAATGTTGCCGTAGCTAATTCCGCTTCTCCTTCAGCTATTTGTCCAGGAATTTCTATTAAATCTAAAAACTTACGATAAACTTCTTCAGATATAGCTCCAGTCTCTTTTAATCTTTCAATTGTTGGAAGAACTTCTGTTCTGAAATTTGCAACAGCATTACTTAATCTATCCTGTGCATCTTTATATCTAACAATAATATCAACATTTTCTGCACCAGAACCTATTAAATCTCTCAATGCCTTATCATATTCTTTAGTTCCTTTCTTTGAAGCCATAAATGCCTTATATTCTTCATATTGATTGGCATTAAGCTTTTCTACAGCTTTTGTATATTCAAAGTTTAACTCCTGAACCCCTCCTTGGGCCTTTTCTAATTCAGTGTAAGCACCTATCATATCTTCTGTCAGCATACCCTCCTCTGCAAGTGCATCAAATAATTCCTCCTCTCCCTCTGCTTGGTCATTCTTTAATTTATATAATTTGTATTCAATTTCATATACTTTTTCCTGCATTTCAAAGTAATTCTTTAATTTTTCACTAGTAAATTTAAGTATGTTTGCTGTAAAATCTAATAATGCATTATATTCGGCTTCAGCTAAAGATGCATTAGTGGTTGCATCGGCAAGGAGTTCTCTAGAATTTAATAAATCTTGAGAGAATGTTAATAATTCTGTTTCATTTGAAGTTAACATTGCATATTCAGTTACAGTATGTTCTGTCTCTAATCCTTCGTCAACTACATGCTGTATGGCCTTACCATATTCTTTATATGAATTTATAACATTTTTAGAAATAGTAAGAGTGGAATTCTTTTCAGCCAATTCAGTTTCATTTTCAGATAGATCTCTTGTTGCAGATTCCAATGCAGCGTATGCCCGAAGAGCTTCTTTAGAATTGGATCCAAATGTATTCAATGCTGCGGCGTATTCTATAGTAGTATTTGAAAGTTCTGTTAAAGCATTTTCATGTTCTCTTTCGAGTTCTTGTATTTGATTTTGTATACTTGCATAATTTTCCATCTCTCCTATAACTTCATCTAAAATACCTATATTTTGTGATAGAAGTCTATTTTTTGCTTCCTTTTGTGTAATTTCACCCTTTTCGTCAGTTATTGCTTTATCTGAACTTTTATACACTCTTATCTGGGATTCATTAACCCCACGAATTGCAGTTAAATATCCTTTTATAGCACCCATTTCATCTGCTATGGCTTTTCTAGTTTTTTCGGTTGCATAAGCAACTTTTACTTGAGCATCAGCGTAAGCTTCAATATCTAATTTAGCAGCTTTATTGAGTTCAGTAAGTTCCTCTTTCGCTTTTTTCTCTTCTTTTAATGCAATATCAAGATTTTCTGTAGCTACCTGGTACTTAAGAATTTGTGGTGATAATTTTGAAGTTATAGCCCATTGTTGATTATCCAATACGATGCTTTTTTTCTTTTCTGGATCCAAAGCCATAAACTCTACACCTAATTCATGCCAGTATTTTATATAATTCATTATTGAATCAGTATCTCCCATATCAACTTCTGGGGGTTTAATCTCTTTTAATCTTTCTAAATCGTACTTAAATCTCTTATCGAATGCACCTTTTCCAGCTATTGTATCATAAAGTTTTACATATTCATCTCTAGTAAGTTTCACAGATTTCATTTCTTTTTCTAAATTACCTGTTTCGGCTCCCCATTCATATAAAGTTATATTATGGTCTGGTAAACCAATTTTAAACTTTTGAGTTTTTTGTACTGTATTAATTAACTCAAATAATGCTAAATTAACTCTATTTATATCCCCTGTAAAATCATCAAATTGGTCCCCAGAAGTTATACCCATAAATTCTCTGAAAGATTTCAAAGTATACTCTGTTGCGTCTTTAAAAACCGTTAAAGCTGCAGTTATAGCAAATATTGAACCTACGGCTAATGCTGCTATAAGAGCCCAAGGATTAGCTAAAATAGATTTATTAAGGGCATTATGAAGAACTATAGCTTCAGATGTTTTAACATTAACAGCCTGTTGAGCTACAGCTTCAGCACCTAATAATGCAACTTTAAGCTTACTTAAACCAATACCTATAGCGGTAGCAGAATTAGTAGCTATTTGAACGAATTTTAGAGTCATCCACATAGGAAGTAAAAATGATAATATTTGTAATAATCCTTTTAAATTTTTAACCAAAAATGATAATACTCCACCAATTGCTCTTAATGTTGGAACTAGGTCTTTCATACCATCGGCCATAGCCATTAAACCTGGAGCCATACTTTCAGCAATCTCTAGACCAGCCGTATGAATAGCGTTTTCAGATTTTTTAAATGCAGATAATAAAGTGGATTCTTGTAATTCTGCAACCGCTGCTGTTACTCCCTTAGCATTTTCCAATTCAGATACGTATCTAGCAACTTCATCGGCGTTATCTACCAAAGTCATTGCCGCTGAGGCGGTTCTAGACCTGAATATCTCGGAGGATTGTGCAGCCCCAAATCCAGCATTTCTCAATTTATATAATATTTCTGTAAAGGTATATATTTCAGGATTTACATCATCGATAGTTAGACCCAACTCTGCTAGAGCGTCACTAGCTTCTTTAGTCGGGTCTAAAAATTTAGTAAAAATCATATTTAAACGTTGACCAGCAGCAGCCCCTTCCATACCTCTATCTGTAAGAGCGGCTAAAGAAGCAACAGCCTCTTCTAACTCTATACCCATAGCACCGGCTGTAGGACCAACGTATTCCATACCAGCTTTTAATCTATCAAATGTTAAGAAAGACGAGTTAATTGCCTGTGTAAAAACATCTACAACTCTTTGAGTATCTTCGAACTCTAATCCAAAGGAAGTTAAGGCTGTGGCTACGGAATATGTAGCATCCTTTAATTCTACTTGTGTTGCTGTGGCATATTGTAATATTGGTAATAGATTTTGTTCTGTCATTTCTCCTATATCATAACCAGCTGAAGCTAAATCATAGAAAGCTTCTGCAACCTGATTTGCATTATATAAAGTTTTTTTACCAAGGCTCTTTGATAAATCCATAATATGTTTACTAACTGCTTCAAAACCAGAACCCATATATCCTGTTACAGCTGTTGCGTTAACTGCGGCCTGTTGGAATTGCTTAAAGTTATCAATTAAACCTTGAATACCCTGTCTTAATTGCATAACCATTTGAACACCGACCGAGAAAGTTATGTAGTGTAATACTTGAGCACCGAATTGTCTTACGCTATCTCCTAAACTCTTAAACCCTAGAATGCCCCTTTTAGTTTGGGCTTCTACGGCCTTTAAGTTAGCAACTAAAGCGTATTGGTCTTTACCTAAACTTACAATACCGTTTGATAGTTCCATAGATGTACCGTATTGCTTATTAAATGCAGCTGTTTGTTTTTGTGCTGCCAAAGTAGCTTTACCCATAAATGCTGCATTTTTATACTGTTCTGGTGTCAATACTTGGTAAACCTTATAATATCTAGACAAAGCTTGTGTAATAGTATCAATCTTTTGACTTTCCATACCAACATTAGAAGTTGCAGGAACCCCAACAGTTTCTCTTAAAGCTGCATTTTTTTGTCTTATAGCTATAATAACTTTTTGTAATCCATTTTCAACTCCTCGTTCCTCCATAATTATGTCTTGATTTTGTGTTTGATATTTTGATAATGTAGTCATTAAACTTTTTACTTCCGAATTAAATGATTCTGTTGTTTGTCCTTTTCTTTGCATTAATGTAACTACTTCTTCCCCTCCCTGAAATCCTGGCATTGTAGTATAAGGAGTTGGAGTAGGTGCCCCACCAGAAATTTGACCTTCCTTTATTGCTGCATTTTTATCTCTTATTGCAACTGTAACCATTCTAATTTTATCTACAGTTTCCCCTTCAGTAGTAATTAATTGTTCATCTATCCCAACTTGTTTTTGTAGCGTAGCTTGTAGTTCTTTAACCCGAATGTCGAATTTCTCCGCACTTTCTTTACTCTTATCAAAAGATATGGATTCTGATACCATTTGTTTTGGCGGTAATGCAAGTTGTGGTTGTGTCCCAATAAATTCATTTTCAAATGTAGTTCCCTTTGGCATACCCCAATCAGCAGTAAATGTACTCTTTAAAGCTTGTTGTAAAGCTAATCCTTCAGCTCTGGCAGTTCTTAATTGTTCAGTCAATGGCAACATTAAATTTTTTGGAACCACGTTTCCGAAGTTATTCCGGAGTTCATTCATAGTGTCTAAAATCTTCCCTTGAGCTTCTTTGTTAGCTGTAATTAATCCCTGGAATATTTTTTCTGTACCAGTTAATGTTGGAGCCGGAATATGTCTAGGAATAGCACTAAAAAGTTCTCTATTGATATCTGAAGCTAAAGTAGCAACGGTATTCCTAATTTTACTTGCCGCAGTGGTAATATTGCTAAATTCTGCAAGGAAAGTTATATTTACACTATTTTCTGCCATAATTACCTATAAAAACAACATTTATACATAAATCGTTAATACTTGCTAAAAAAAGTAAAAAACATTGAAGTATATAGCAATTTTATAAAGTTTAAAGAAAAAAGGATATTTAGAACTATGTTTGGTCTACATTTACAAGCCAAATTACTTCCCTTTCGTGTTTTTCTTTATAATCATATTTTGTTCCATAATAAAATCTCCCCCACCAATCTATTAAATAGATACCTAGCAAATCGGTAGGACCCGTTGAAAAGTAATATCTATAGTTTCCTGTGGAATCTTTTGAACCGGAACCTTCTATTAAAATGGTCCCATCTGGTTTATATATCTCAACGTAAGCAATATTACCAGAAGGATCAACTGGGGTAGATCCGGATTTGAATGCCACCATAGTTCTTACTGTTGTTTCCCTTTCAAATTTAGTTAAACTCAATTTTACATCCCCGTTATTGAGATACAGATACTATACATGTGGTTTCCTGGTCTTTGGAAACGACTGCAACATTTTCTGTTCCATCTGTAGTATGTGCCGCAGAATGCTCTTGATCGTAAGTAACCGTAACTGAATTAGGAATTACCGTATCAGGTATTATATGAAGATAAGTATCAAATAAAGAATCATCGAAAATTGCCGTATCAAAAAATGCGTCAGTTGGCATTATCTATTCTCCAATAATTCAAAACTACCACCAGCTCCACCAGCATTAGTTGCAACATCGTCCTTAACTGCAGAATATATTTCATTAGGATTTGTTGAACCGCTACATAAATCTGGAGGTATTGTATCACCCATATAAACATTCGATCCTTCTGGTGCATTGAAATATGCATCTCCATTACACCATATTACACCATTCTTATCAAATCTCACAGCACCACCTTCGTGACTACCCCACATCCAACCATTAGAAGTATCAAACCAAATACAACCAGACTCATTTGTATTTTCATCCCAATAATGAATATATCTTGGATCCCCTGGATTACCGGTTAAATTACCAGGTCTAGAAGTATAACCTCCTCCATTAGGTAGATTACCACTCCCCTGGGGCATTATGAAAATATTTACTCCATCTTTATATTCACCTAAACCACCTTGCCAGAATACATAAGAATGTCCAGATATATTTGTCATAACACTATCACAACTACCGAAAGTTCCACCAACTGTATTTATTTTATATATTCTATGTTGACCACTTGTAGAAACATATCCAATTTTAAAGGCATCTCTAGTAGAATCGGATCCTCTATTTAAATCTTTAACTATATCACCATAATATTTTAAGCATATGAATCTAGCGTAGTCATCAGGGTAATCTTGGGATCTTATTACAGGAATAAAATTCCGGTAACCCCAATATTTATTTCCTACATATTCAATATTTGTCCAATTACCCCACGTTCTTGCATTATCTGTACTTATCTTACCTACAAGCCATCCGCCAGAAGTCATAAATACTACTACATTATTTTTAGTACTACATAAACATCTATCGTAGTGTAAACTCCCACTAGCAGCAAAATTAGATTGAATATTTAAAGTATTATACCATGTTCCACTAGGACCAATGGAAGACGACATATAATAAGTTTTTAAATAACCATCATTTCCTAGTTTAACTACTGTAGAATAAATTAATTCCCCATTAGGCATTATATTATCACAATAAGTTAAATCTGTCCAGCTATTCCATCCTTTATAGGGTCCGCAATTTAAAGATGATAATCTTGTAAATATAAGAGTACCTTCTTTTCTTTGTATATCTCTATTAGAATGACCACTTCCAACACATTTTCCACATGGAGAAAACCAAAAGTCCCAACCTCCTGGATAAGGAGGACTAGCTATATTATATTTCCAACTATTACATGAATTTGGGTAAGTGTATAATGTAGTTTGACAGTAAGTAGATGCTGTACGACCAACCATATTATACCAAATTCTATTTTTAAAATCTTTAAAAGAATGACCATATAAACAATATGTAGAAGAACCATCTGCAGAAAATAAATCTATTTCATTACCTACAGAATTCCCAGAAATTATTTTATAGGAAACATCGGTTGATGTAGAATCGTTAGCTCCATTTCTATAAAACATTATAACTTTTCTTGTATAATCTTCTAGTTCCTCTTCCTCTTCTTGAAATAATCTATGAATAAAACAAACTTTACCGGAACCAGTAGATATAGTTCTGTTTCCAGTTAATCTATTAAATATATTCATGTAATATAAGCTGGTTTTAAATAAGACATATTATCTAAGGAATAATCTTCAATTAGATACATTCCACTTGTGGTATTTTGAGTACTGATATAACCCATACCTTCATTAGATGTGGTAACTGGAGGAGCAAAAGTAGACCAAGAACCAAATGTTGCCCCAGGCATCCCAACTGGTATATATTTGTGTTCAAATATGTATTCAATATCTGTATCTCCTTGTCCATAATCTGAAACTTCTCCCTGTAAAATTCCAAATTCTTTATAATCAGTCATGTAAGTAGTATCTTTTGAAGATTTATTATTAACTCCTAACCATTTTACTCCAAATATGCCACCGGATGTATAATACCAAGTCATATCTATCCATGTATCCTTTGGTATTTGTGTTGTATCTCCAATATCTGTATAAGAAGTTAATCTATATATCTGATTTGCTCTATCTGTATCGTGATAAGCCTCGTATCCAGTACCAAGTATATTAATACCACCGGCTTGAAGAACTCCAGTTAAATTTCCAAGAGCAACTACAGTATATCTTGTAGTTTCTTTATAAATCCTTGCAGTTACCGCAATATTAGAACTTCTATAAGCATATTTTGAATATAATAATGCAGAATCATAATTATCTGTATGTGCAGTTAATACTACTTGCCCATTAGAAATTGTTACAGTTGAACCTCCATTAACCGTAGAACCCCATTTATTTGCATTTAACGTCCCTCCATGGAAATCATCAAATAGTATAAATGTTTGCTCACCAGAACAATACGGAGTCGTTGCAGAAGTATTTCCAATAAACATATATATAGTATCTGTGCCATCATCTGGCATTCTTACCCAAATATTAGATGATAATGCTCCAGATTTTTGATACCATTGTGCCAATTGAGTTGCAGTTGTTGGGTCGTTTGTTGTACCAAATCTTATATCATATGGCCAATAATCACAATTTGTGTTGCAGAATAAGATATTGCTAGCAGGAACATCTACACCGTTCCCTGAGTACACCCATATACTATTCTGATAACTTGCACTAAAGTTATTTATATCAGAAAAATCTAATTGTTTATAATATGTCCAACCTGTAGAAGGATTTAATGACATTAAGTTATATTCTCCAATATTTCAAGACCAAAGAAGCATCCACCAGCTGGCATATCCATAATATCTATAATTTTCCCCATATTAGTTAAAGTTGATCCACTATATAAATCTGGTTCTAATGTACCAAAATAACCAGCACCCATCTGCATAATTACATTATCATTATTAATTCTAACTGTACTCCCAACGTGACCAGCAGCTGGTGCTGATAATGCGTCTTTATATACATCGTAGATTCCATAACTATTTGTATTCTCATTCCAGTATTGTATAAAACCTGGGTCTCCACAACTAGTAGTTGTAGATTCTCCTGTATATAGAGGTTTATTGAATAATGTTAATCCATTTCTATGATCTCCCTTTCTACATAAATAACCTGGATATGACATCCCAGAATGTGCAACAATTCTAGAATCTATTTCTAATGTATCTACATTTACTTTATAGATATATTGACTACATCCATTTGGAACCCAAGTGTGCTTTGAATTACTACTAGCTCTCTGTATAAATAATCTAGCGAAGTTATCGGTTGTCCTTCCATTATTTGGTATAGAATCTATCTGACAATAGAGAGCCGTATTTAGATTCAAAGTTTCTATAACTGTATGCTCCCCCCAACTTCTTCCATTATCTGTAGATACCCTAGTACATAATCTACCAGAGGAAGTATAAAATATTAAAGTCTTATCTTGTACTACAGATATAGCTCTAGAATAAGTTCCACCTGAAGCTAATGGAGCCTTCAATCTGAAAGATAAATACCATGTACCACTTGGATGTGTACCATCTATTTTATTCGATGATAAATAATAATAATCAAAATATCTTGGTCCATAATTCCCAGGACTATATGTGGAGTAATAGTCTGTTAATACCAAAGGTTCTCCATTTGGCATTATATTCATATGCCAAGGATTACATTCTCCTTTTGGATTACCAAGACCACCAACCCCTACAAATTTATATGGACCTCCATTACAACTACTAAATACATAAAGAGTCATTGTTTGAGTAAGATTTCTTCTTTTTACATTGGTACTACCAACAGTACCACTCCCAGCTGGTTTACCATTTGCAAAGAACCAATAATCCCAACCACCTTTCCAACTATTACATGAATTTGGATAGGTATATAGATACATCATAGCCCCATATTCTCTGCCAGAATAAGAATCAAAATCATTTTCAAATAACCCACCTACCCATATCCTATTTTTGTAATCTCTATGACTCACACCATATGTCATTCTATCCCCACCTATTGGATCACTATTTACTCCATCAAATAATTCAATTTGATCTCCAACAGTTGCACCACTGATTATTCTATAAGCTAAACCAACTTGAGAATTGTTTGAACCATCTCTATAGAATATTATAGCTTTATTTCCAAGATATTGTAATTCCGGTACAATATAATTATAAATACTTATCCTTCCAGAACCAATGATACGAGTTATATTATTTCCTGCTATCGGTTGTATTATTCTCATATTTAATATACCACCACTTGTGTAAATGCGTTACCATACTTGTATCCAGTAAATCTAGAATGGCTACCAGAATACATAAATCTTATTTTCATTTGAGAAGCTGCATTACTTTTAGCTAAAGGCCCGCCTTGTTTTATTGTTGAAGAAGAAGTTTCATAAATCAAAGAGTTATCATCTAGAATTTGAACTCTAATTCCACTAATGGATGCACAACTTGAATTACAGCAAGATGCTTGTAAAACATAACAACTTTTTCCTGCTCCGGTATTAAATTGAGTCATATTAAGATAAGTATTTGCGGATAATCTAACATTCGCCACATTAAATGTCAATGCCGGATATTTATTAGCCCAATCAGTTCCATTCCAAGTTAATACTTGTCCAGATGTCCATCCAGATATAGACGCATCTGTGCAAGAAGATATATAAGTTACTCCACCTTGAGCTGTTTGAGATGACCAGGCACTTTGTGCTTCAATCCAAGTAAGAACTTTTCCTGCCGCAGGTGTCATTATTGCTACATCAGTCAAATCTTCTATAGAAATATCAGCAATTTGAGCTTCTATATTAACTTCTCTATCATCCACATACTTCTTATTAGCAGCAGATGATGGCCACAAAGGAGTAGATAATCCAGATATTGTATTTGCTTGGAGAATAACCTGTCCGCTAAACGCAGAACTCCCAGATATTTCTAATATACTACTTTTTAATCTTACACTAGATATATTATGAGCTGTTAATGAATTCCCTGATATACCCCCCCAAACTTGTAACCAATATCCAGAAGTGAAACTTGTTGGACTATTGATTGCAATCCCTAAGTCTGGGTCAATGCTATAACCTAAAATAGTACTATTTCTATGACCCCATATAGAACCACTTCTTATATGGATTCTACGATCATCCCCTCCAATATCCATTATGTGCCTATTCCAACAAGAAAATTTAATTTCATCACCTGAAAATTTTATAGAGTTTGGTTGTGATAATCTATCAGAATCTGTGATTAAACTTGTATATATTGTAGTATTTTTTATTGTTCCTCCAGAAATATTCTGAGATGAGACAAACTTTAATCCACTTAATCCATATGTAAAATTAGACCCTATATTCCCTGCCAAAGAACCGGCAAGAGTTCCACCTGCGGCGTCAATACGTGCATCTATATTCCCAGAAAATGCATCAACCCATGTTTTATTGTATAAATTCGCACTTAATGAATATAAAGTATGATTAAAGACATCATTATCTTCTAAATTGTCTAATCTCCCATCAAATCCTGATGAAATAGCAGTTATTTTAGTCCAATTTACATTGGCTGAACCTGGGAATCTGAATCTTACGTTAGATGAGCCTGCAAATCTTAATATAGCATTTGTGGAAGTAATATAATTTGCGGTATTAAATGAATGAAGAGCCGTGTTAGCTGAATGTTTATATGAAGCATAACTTAATGAACTTGCTTGAAATCTAAAATGAACATTTGATGAATCTGCATATCTGGTTTTGGAACTCCCAGATATATCATCAACATATTTTTTCCTGGCTGCCGCTGAATTGTAAGTCGGATGACTTAATCCTGATATCTCGGACGTACTCATAACTATTGTTGTAGTCATATTTACCTCTAATTAGACATATAAGTAGTAATAATAACTAAAAAATGTATTAATACTACTTATATTTGTGCATGCCAACGGATAACTCTACTTCCAGCTGCAGTTATAGCAACTGTAAAATTAGTTGCATTTGGGTTATATACGGCATATGCAAATGTTACTAAGCCACTAGGAGTTACATTTATTATATTTGGTATTCCAGATAAACTATGTGCTATGGCTTTTGAACCGGTAGTTATTGCTGCCCATCCATAATTAGCTGCAAGATAAGAACTTGATATCTTTGCATGGAATGAGTGAGCTTTTAATGCTTGAGCAGATGCTTTGGCAGGTTTTGCTTGTGTAGTTAATTTTTGAGCTGATGCTGTGTACCAATTATATGCCGCTGAATATTCATTTCCAGATGACATATAAGTTGCTGCTTGTTTAGCATTACTTGATATTGTTGCATATCCAATAACTTCTATGTCGTTTGCATTTACTTTAATACCTGTACCAGCCCCAACAGCTATATCTCTTGTTGCTTCTAAAGTTCCTCCGCCAGTTAAACCTACTCCTGCAGTTATAGAAACTGTTGAGTGGTCTATGTGCTCATTTGCCACAAAATTCGTAGTTGCATCGTGGTCTACATCTGAACTCTCGTAGAATGCAATTGCTCCAGATGCTTGCCCCTTCTTTGCATTACTTGATATCGTACTGTATCCCAAAACACTAATTGTTTGTGCTACGGAACCACTAACTTTAACTGTGGCTGTAAATGGAGTAACCCCAGTTGATGCAGCCAAAGTTTGGAATGCTGCACTTTGAATTCCCCCACCAGCTGCCTCTGTTATCCTTCCAGATAGAGCTCCAGAAACAACGTCTAGATAATTACGATTTACTGCACCAGATTTATAGGTTGGCCATTTAACTCCTGATATTTCATATGCTATAAACGGTATGGTTGTTGTCATTTATTTTTTTTTTTCTCCTTAAAAACATATGGTATTAAGTTGAGGCATACCAATATACATATTTATTGTTTACAGTAGTTAGATTTACATGTATATAACTAGAATCAACCCTTGTTTTAATTCCAAAATTTACATTTCCACTTGGCGTTACACTCCAGAAGTTTGGCTTTGATGTAAGAGTGTGAGATATGGACCCGCTTCCGCCATATATTTGCTGTAATCCATATGCCCTAGATCTTGATGGAGCAAATTTTACTATAGCATTACTAGATATTATATCAACATATCTTTTATTTGCAGCTCCAGAATTGAAGTAAGGTTGTCTCAATCCCGATATAGTATCACCTATAGCTGTAAAATTAGAAGTTAATATAGTCCCGCTACTTATTTTTGTAGAAGATATGGAGATTAAATTATATATTGACTTTGAATTCCAATCTTTATCTGCATTTATTACTAAATCAGATAAATTAGTAACTCCTCCGGTTGCACCAGATTTCTTTGGTTTCCAAGCAGACAAACTTTCATCCCAAATAATTCCAGAGTTTAACCAAGCGTGAGAATTCCAATTATTTCTCTTAAATGCTGAACTCGCAAGATATTTTGTTAGAGCTGACGAGCTCCCAACATATTTATATTTTATATTTCCAGATATGATATCTATATATCTCTTAGATGCCGCAGCTGAAGGCCAAATTGGCAGAATTAATCCAGATATTGTATTTGCATTTAAAGATATGGAATTAGCATATAATGTACCACCAGAAGTATGTTGGGATGATACATAATTCCACACACCTGTACTAGGTCTAAATCTAGATATTGCTTGTGTACTTCCAATATAATTAGATATACTAATAACTGCAGCCCCACCTATAACTTGTCTTGTTTGGTCTAAAGAAATTGGACCTGTTGCTGTCAAATTTCCTTTAGTTAAAGCTGGTTCAAATTTACCTGTAGAAGTTGAAGCATAAGCTCTAGATAATTTACTGGAAGATAATGTGTACCACGAACCTAGAATAGAACCAGAAGCTTTACCATCTTTAGCATTTGATGAGATTGTGGAATAACCAAGTAAAGATATGGATGGTGTCGAATCTACATATTTAAATTCAGAAGTTAACATTCCACCTACAGCATCTTGAGCCATCTCGTCTGTATAACCACCAGCACCAGCTATTGAATCATCTACATATTTTTTGTTCGCTAGTTGTCTATCATCTGTCGGTGCATTAAGTTTTGTATAATATGTACCACCAGAATATAATTGAGAAGAAACATAATTCCATCTCGAAGAACTTGCCCTAAATCTAAATCTCACATTTGATGAATTTGCATACCATGATTTATTAGAGGACCACGTCCATAATTTGTGTAGACTACCAGATGTTTTAATATTTACATTTGAACTTCCAGGGTAATTGTTATTAAGTAAAGTTGTTAAATCGGATTCAGAATCGTAAAATTTAGATATAGCAACAGATGATGCAACATATAAATTATGGTCAAATCTATCGTAGACTCTTGCAGATGAATTTATAGTTTTTGTTAATTTAACCCCAGAGTTATAGAAATAATGTAAATTACCACTAAAACCAGTATATTGTTGATATTGAGTCTTATTTAATGAAGAAACTGCATAATATGCATATGCACCGCTCCAAGCAACATCAGAACCACCAACAACCTCAGCCCAAGTTAATCTATTTGTTTCATCCCATTGTAAATAATATCCATCTATTGGAGCATTAGATATTTTAAGATAAGGTTCTGTAATGCTATTAGTGGATATGGCAGATGATGGTAGATAAGAAGCGTAAGCACCCCCACTAGTACCTATAACTTGGTCGGCATCAACCATACCTATAAATCCATCATTTTTTGGAGCCACTTTGGCTATAAGTTCTATTGCCATTAAGTAGTCACCACCGTAGTAGAGCCGAGATTACTATTTTCTGAACGCCAAACATAATAATCCTCTGTCCATCCATTGGAATTAGTAATACTAACAGTTTCTGGATCTTCGAAACCACCTTCAAACCCACCAACCCAAAAAGTAATGGTTCCTAATCTCTTTGGAAATGCAAATAATAGATATTCACCAACCCCAGAATTTACAGCATCCCAAGTTTGAGTATTATCGTTAGTTATCTCACTGTTAGCTAATCCTTCCACATCTGCCTCTGTAAATGTATCTGTTTTACTAGTAACTCCATAATACAATGGATTAATCGAAGCTACAGATGTTGTTGTAACTAGGGAAGAGTTACCAAGATTTGGAAGATTTGATGCATATACTTTATAGTTCTCTGTATAACCTGCAGAATTGACTACAGAAACATATGCATGACCTGAAAAGGCACAAGATATACTATTAAATAAGAATCCTGTTCCACCATCACTCTCGTAATCGCTACCGCTTGGTATACTTGTATATGTTGCTGGAAACGCAAATACTAAATATTGTCCTGCACCGGCATTAATTGAAAAACTACTAGTTTGGTCGTTACTTATTGTACCAGTTAAACTTTCTATATCAGCTTCAGAAATTGACTTATTTTTAGTTAATACACCATAATATATGTAATTTCTAAAGTATATAGATGTTTCTGTTTCAGTGTCTGTATCTGAACCAGCTTGTGCACTCAATCTAAAACTCAAATAATAATCTTTTGCAGCCGGATAACTTATAGCTTTTGTACTATTTGACCCAGCTGTATATGCAGGTCCAGTCATTTCTCCTATTGTACCAGATTTAGAATAACTTGTAGTATTATATCCAATAGTTACCCAAGTTGTAGTTGGTGGTCCATTATTATATGTAGCTGTATAAGACATAGCACTTTGAGCCTTCCAAGTTCCAGTTCCTATAAGTTGTGTTGTTGATTCCCCATCACTAAATGAGGCGATTGTGAAAACAAAGGTAGCATTATAGGCTGCAGGAACCCAATTTGTTCCATTCCATTTTAAAACTTGGTCTCTTGTAGGCTCAGTAGATTTAGTGTCAACATCTTCAAGCATATTAATTTCTGCAATACCAGATTTAAACGCTATAGAAGATATAGCGTAGAATCCAGATGCACCAGACCATGCTACATCTTCTCCACCTAATCCAGAAGCCGCATAAAGAGTATGATCAAATATATCCTTTACTCTCTGAGCTGAAGCATAAGATTTTTTAGTTAATCCAGATACAACATAGAATTGATAAGCTCCGGACCATAATCCTAATGTACTGTGGGTGTGTGAAGCTATAGAGAATATTCCCGTGCTTGTAGATATATATGCTGAATGTAGCTTTGCTCCAGAATTTGTAAAATAATGACCTAATGACGAAGGATAATATCTAGATTTTACCGCAGAACTACCTGGGAATCTTATTCTAATATTACTAGAATCTGCATAAAGTTTCTTTGCGTTAGAAGAATAATTAAATAATGAATCTACTCTTGTATCCAAATTAGACGAAATAGTATTAATTAAAGATCTTGTTACATTGGAAGATGTAATATAATCTATATGATTAAATATATCTTTTACTCTTTGACCAGAACTATAAGCTTTCTTTGTAAGAGAGGAAACCGAATAATATCCTAATGCACCAGACCAGGCAACATCTGAAGTTGATATACTAGATGCTTTATATAATGTATGGTCAAACAAATCTTTTACTTTTTGCCCAGATAGATATCCTTTTACTGCATTTGTGGATATATTAGTATAACCTAATACACTTAAAGATAATGCCGCACCTTGACCAGAAATTGCTCTAGTATTATCTACCCAAGGAGTTAATCCAGTGGAAGCATTAAGATAAACCCAACTGGATGTTCCACCTCCTCCCCCAGTTAAATCTGTTTGTGCTGACCAGAAATTATTTGAGACATCCCATTTTAGTACCTTTGCACTAATAGGTGTAGTCAGTTTTGAGATATTTAATCCTGCTATTTTTCCAGATGCATTATATTTTGAAATTATACTAGACGAACCCGGGAATCTAAATCTTACATTACTAGAATTAGCATATAAAGATTTATTACTAGACCAATTAAATAAACTATCTATACGAGTATCAATATTAGATGAAATATTATTTATTAAGTTTCTATTTACAAGTGAACTTGCTGGATATAATGACTTATTGGATGAAAAGTTGTATAAGGAGTCAATTCTTATATCAATGTTGCTAGATATAGCATTTATCAAAGACCTATTTATATTTGCACTCCCAGCAAAGATTGATAAAGATTCGGTTTCGGTATAATATCTATTATCGTGAGTATGGGAAGAAGCTCCGTATTTATTTAGAGCGTTTGAAGACCAATTAAATAAAGAATCTATTCTTGAATCTAAATTGGATGAAATTGAATTAATTAAATTTCTATTAACTTGTGAACTTCCAGCGTAAAGTCTCCTAGCATTTGAAGAATAATTAAAAATAGAGTCTATTCTAGTATCTATATTGGAAGAAATAGAATCTATTAAAGCCCTGCTAACGCTAGAGCTTGCAGCAAAAAGAGATTTAGATTCCGTTTCTGTATAATATCTTGAATCGTGAATATGTAAAGTGGTATCACCACTATCAGTTAAATCTACCCATTTTGTACCCCCGGATTGTAAGTATCTTAATCTTGCATTACTAGAAGTAGCTTCGGTAAAATCAACAAAGTCATCCCAATCTTGTGATTTTATTAAATCCCCTGGAGATTTATTATCGTTAAAAGCCATTTATAATCCTATTAAACAAATAAATATGAATTAAAAAAATATTAAACATAGAATCATATACTCATTTAATTAAGCGACACTGAAAAATGTTAACTGCTTTAACCAATAACATATATGACTCGTCCATTAATGTCTCCTGGATTTTGATTTTCTTTCGGCTTCTTTATAAGCCTTTTCCTTTTCTTGATATTCGTAAATTATATGTTGCTCTAAGAATGCTACACCTAGCGGGTCTCTTTTACGTAAATCACCTAATTCCATAGGAGTTTTATGTAATAGTTTACAGATTTCCATTTCTAGGTGCCCAACACCACTATTTACGAAAGGATTTCATCTCTTCTTCTGACACTGGTCCAGCTTGATTAGCTTTAATTAGTTCTGTTATAAAACTTTGTAGTGAGAAAAAGGATATTTTTGTTTTCCAAAACTCTTCATTTAGAGTTGTATCTACTGATAATTTTGCAGCTATTTTTGGCAATTGGTCGTAAACATCCAACATACGCTGGATTGACTTTTGATCCATTCTTCCTTCATACATAGCAGCTTCTGTAGATAATCTCATTATACTAATCATTTCCTCTTGGGTTGGTCTCCTAGCCTTAATAGTTCTACGAGTCTCTATTGAGGAATTAAATACAACATTCAATAAATCTTCTTTATAATCCCGTTCTAATTTATCTCGTGTTGCTATTTGCTTCAAAATTTCTTGTAAATCCCCTTGTTCTTTCTTTTCCACTTTTTTTTCTAATTTTTCTTTTTCTAGTTCTAAAGGTGTTTTCGCTTCTTCTACCATAAAAACGCACCAAATGCATATAATGCATTTAAAAAATAAAAATAAATACATACATAAAACATCTATTAGTAATTACGGCCATATACTATCTGCAATGACAGTATAACTTCCAGTTCTCGATGTGGATATTTTATATGGATATAAAACTGTGAAGTCCACTGAACCTTCTGTTATATCTTCAGCTGACCCAAGAGTAAAGTCGAATCCTGTAACTTGGCAACTTCTTAGATAGAAGTGTAATGAATTTGTACCGCAATTACCAGATATACCAAAATTTGTACCATTAATTAAGCAACCTAGCATTACACCTAGACCCGTATTATACATCTTACAACCAGTTAAAGAGCCTTCTGCAGTTAATGCACCGGCTATAGAATAGTTAGCTATTTCTCCCACAAGTTCTTGTTCCACGGTTCCTTTTGCTAATGTAAGAGTAAAATCTGACACTGCAAAACTTCCGTGAGCTGTCATAGTTGTTCCTGGGGCTGCTGTACCACCTACAAACCAAATAGCTGCATCATTACCTTTATAAATTGTTGGGTTGGATTGTGCCATTTTTTATCACCCCTTCACCGCCCCACCGGCATAAACCAATTTTTGTGGGATCATATCAATAAAATCAATACTTGCATTCGTGACGGTTCCAGCATCTCCAAGTGTCACATCATAACCAGTAACTTGGCATGATGTTAGATAGAAACTAATATATGATGCTTCCAAAGTAGAAACATTCCCAGAAATAGCTATATATTTCGTGCTAGTCTTATATGTTCCTGTATCAACCAAGTTTTCTAATAGAATATCCAAATTTCCACCGAACTTTGACAATGTTAATGAACCATCACAAGTAACCGATCCTCTCGCTGTATAAGGACCAGGTACTCCTATTAAAGATTGAGTAACCGTGTCACTACCGAATGTTAAAGTGAAATCACCGATTCCGTATGTATTATATGAGTAAGATGAGCTATTACTTAGAATTGGGATAGTCCCCGCGTTATGTGAACACATATATATTCTTGCGTCTCTTCCTGTTACAGTACCTACCATACTTTTACCTCTTTATATTAAAATTTTAAATACATATGACATTAATCTTCACTAAATCTTGTGTAAGTATATGTTTGTAGTTTTCTATACGCATTAAACGCTTCTTCATACATATCTATATCGTTCATTTTTTTACATGACCCAGAAGCTATCAATAAAGGAACAATAGCGTCTGCTATTGAGTAAGTCTGCTTTCTGCTGGTTCTGGAATAGATATCTATGGAAAAAACAAATGTTTCTTCCCTAATTCTACTTCCAGCCGGTGAAGTTCTATAACCAAGATAACCCTTATCCATACCTGATATTTGATTAATAATCACGCATGGGAAGTTATCCATTGTTTTCCTCCAACCAACAATTATATCTTTTTTTGGAACTAAAGAAGTTACCGAACTTGAACTAACAATATAACTTCTAATATCAATTAATGCGTCACTTGACATATTAACCTAAAGAATTAATTAAATTATTCTTATATCTTTCATATATATTAAGAACAGCATCTCTTTCAGATATCATTGCCTGTGTAAGATAAAATTTTCCCTGGATATTTCCAAGTATTTTATACCCGAAATATTCTGTATGTCCTTCCTGTGCACCTATAGGCATAGGACCTAAAGCCGGGTCTCTATTATATATATAAAATCCACCATATTCCATCAATTTCGCATGAGGTGATGTATAAGTTAAACTTCCTTTTATTCTTTTACCTTCAGACCAAGTTTCTATTACTTTACTATCTTCTATACTCTGTTCCTCTGCACCATATTGTACCCCATGACCCCATATAAGATTAGAATTAAGATTCTCCATTGCCTTTAAATGGATATGTTGTAATGCTTCGGCTGTAGCTTCTATTGCATACGATTCGATTCCACATTCTAATTTCTTTAGCTTTCTTTTCAAGTCTCCTTCTACTTTTGCTGTCATCCAAGCCGTGGTCATATTTGTTCCAAGAGAACTGTTTTATGATGGGTATTACTATCTATCATAGTTTCTCTAACTCTATATAAATCTGAACCATACACAACTCTGTCTCCGGTGTTTATATTTTCTGAATAATCCATAAAACACTTGTATTTTACATCGTCGTACTTTCCAGTAGTTAGTATAGATTCCTTATCTGACAAGTGATACAACACTGAATATGGACTAACCCTACAAGTTATACCTGTCGCAGTTTGTGTTGAATAAGAATATGCCCACTCTCCAAAATCGTTCTGAGATGAATATGGAACATTCTTATATATTTTATGAATTAACAATCCATCGAAAGACATATTAATCGTTTACTTTGTAAAAAGGCCATTTATCACTTCTAGTTCCAGCTATTTCTGCTTCTAGCATCTCTATTGCCATTGTTCTCCAAGAACTAGCTAAATCGTAGGCTGCTGATTTTCCTGAAATATTCCCACCCTTAAACAAAGAATAGGAATAATCTCCTAGTTTTTCTGTTGCTATTTGATTATATTTACTTGCTAAAGAAGGATTTTCTATTACTTTACAAGCAACTAACAGTAAAGCCGGAATTCTACCTTTTTCTGAACTTGTAATACCATAGACAACTTTTATATATTTTTCAACAGATTCTATTTTTAATAGAAGTTCTGCCGTAGATATATCATCGTAATCTAAAGGAGGAGAAAAGAAATTTCTTACCTCATATTCTGGTGCTAAAGTTGGTACGTAATCTACCATTAATCAGACATCTCCCCTAATTCTGGTCTTATTTTTCTAAAATCTAGTTTCTGTTTTGGCTTTATAGTAGAATCTATTGGAAATGGAGATTGCTTAACTACAAATGATTTCTCATTTGTTTTTCCTCCACCCAAAGATCCTGTTATTTCTAAAGATATAAGTTCATCCGATGTATACCCATCTTTATCTCTCATAGCTGATATTCTATCTTTCTCGGAAGTCTTTGAAAGAAAGTTTTGGTTACCTTTACCATGTAACATTATGTTCTACTGTATAATGGAATATATGCAGCTGCACCGGTTGGTCCATATGTTGAACCAGATACATAATGTATTTTAAGCCATCCTAAACAAGCCGCAGTTGACGGTGTATAAGCATTAGTCCAAGTACCTAAACCACAGTTTGTACCGTCATTGTAAACTATAAAACCTCTTCCATCCTCTGATAATTTGAATTTTTCAATTTCTAGGACTGGAATTTTTGCTCCAACCATAATTTAACTCCTTTTATATAACATTAAAAAATAAAAAGTAGAGAGAATCTCTACCTATTTATGATAGATGATACAGGCTGATTTTTCTTGAAGAACATCCGTACCGTATCTCATAGTACAGGATATTCCAATAAGATCGTGGATTGGGTCATCATATTGTTCAACGGTTATATCTCGTCTCATGCAAATTGTTGCGAAGTCATTCTTTGAGAATACCATAGCTGTTACATCTGAACCGGCGGTTGTATCATCCCATGTTGGGGTTGCAGAATCCGTAACTGTACCATAGTAAGGCTTCAATCCCATAATAGTTGGGACTTTTCCTTGATTTAAAGAATTGCTTTGTCCAGCGAATGTAACATACGCTAAATTAGAATCCTGTAATAGATAGGCCTCTGCTGTTGGATGAATTAATAGAATATCTGGCATATAATTTTGTTTCTTAATTTTTGATACTGCTAGAGCTAAATCTGAAACAGAGATATGTGGTCCAGCTGGGCTCATAGTGTTTGTAGTAACTTTATATGTTCCTTGAAGCATCTGATATAATACATCTCGGTTGAGTTTATTCTCTAATCTTGAACCGGCCTTTTTAAGTTCCAATTCAACAATATCAAATAAACTATCCTCAATCAACTCATTAGTAATGAGTGGCCGAGTTCCAATTTTATTGATAGTGATATCCTGTTTGGTAAACTCCTGTGTATCAATATCAATTTTAGCTCCTTCCGCAATATTAGTTGCATAAGTTCCACTTTGTCCCTTTACGAAACGAACCGAATATGTTTTTGTGTTAATAGTAGGAACTACTTCCCTCATACATCTAGCTGGTTCTGCACCCTCTATAATAGTTTTATAAACTTCCTCTTGAACAAGTGTGGAATCAGTTATTGCCGTGTTTTCACTTTGAAGTAATGTTTTATAGGCCGCTTCTCCAATTGTTTTCTTAAATGATTCCTTCGCCATTAATTTTGAACGTTCTGCGTTCCCAGCAAATCCATATTCCAATAATTTGGTTAACTTACTCATAATTTAAATCCATATATTAAAAGACAGTAAAACATAAACATAATAACATAAAGATAGAATTAAACTAATAGAACTCTACAAACTGTACCATTGGTTGTATCAGCTGTAACAGTTTCTAAAGCTACTCCAACTTTTGCCCCAGCAACTGCCGTTCTTGAAGCTAAGTATCCATCTTCTGTATCTGAAGCTGCTTGTAAGTCATCACCAACTGTTGCTGCTCCAGAAATTCTAACTCTTACTATATTCCCAGGACCCCAGACTGCAAGATACTCATTATCAGTCACATCATAAGCTGATACACCAACACAACCAGTATCATCTTTGTCAGAACAAACCTTCACTTCCATAGTATCTTTTACTTTAACTAGTTGTCCGGCTTTTATGGTACCAGAAGCTTTATAATTATATGCTGCAGCTCCTTCCTGTAAAATAATGTCATCTCCAATTGCTTTCCATGTGAGTGTCATAATTATCTCTCTTTTATTTTAACAAATATAATACATTAAGTTAATAAAACTTTAACTGAAGTAGCTGTAGCTACTGTTTCAAGAGCTACACCAATTTTAGCTCCAGCAGCTGGACTAGAACTTCCAACGTGACCAGCAGCAGAATTTACACACAAGTCATCACCAACAGTTATAGATCCAGAACTCATACATCTTACTATATTACCTGGACCCCAAACAGCTAAGTATTCATTGTCTGTAACATCGTAAGCTGCAACTCCAACAACACCAGTACTCATAGTTGGTGCTATTTTAACTTCCATTGTATCAGCTGGATAAACAACTTGTCCCTTTTTAATTGTACCTGAAGCTTTAAAATTATAAGCCGAGGTTCCTTCTTGAAAAATAATATCATCTGAAGGAGACGTGAATGTTAATGCCATAATTTATTTCCTTTTATTTTAAACAGAATTTACATAAACTCTGAAGACGTAACAATTCCATTACTTACACGAATAGCTGGCTCTATTTCTAGAACTGGCTCCGTGGTTGCTTGGATAGTTTTAATTTCCTGTTTAACTTCTGACACAGGTTCTTGTTTCTTTTCTGGTTCTTTAGATTTATTGATTATCTCAATTTTTTTCTCTAAAGCTTGAATAGCATCATCCCGAACTTTCAACGAAGATTTTAATTCCTCAGTGTAATCCAATTTGGATATTTTTTCACTGAGAGTATCTACTTTCTTCATCAGAGAATCCATTGTAAGATCAGGTTTCAGTTCTGGAGTTGGTACCGTTTCTGGTGCCGATAGTTTAGCTTTCTGGCTTTTCTTCATCCATGCCTTTGCAATATCCTGTGCAGTCGATTTGGGATTCCTAATGATATAATCAAGCATAAATATAGCCATATCCATTTCCTCTGGCTTTTCCTCTTCTGGAGGAGCCTCCGGTTGTTCTACTGGAGGAAACGGTGGAGCTTCTGGCTCTTGTTTCACTTCAGGAACTGGAATTGGGATTTCAGCTTTTTTCTCTTCTTTGCTCATTTCTGCTGGAACCTTTTCTTCTTCTGGTTTCTTTTTAGCTAATTCCATGAATACTGTCATATCTTTAGCTAATTTTTCCAAAGCCTCTAATCGTTCCTCAACTGAAAGTTCTATTGGTTCTACACAGTCTGTGCAAGGAGTTGCATCTTTCTTAATTTCTTCTACCATATTTTCCTTACTTATATTATCTACATTTAAAACATCAATATTACTTTGGAACTTATTAAAATCTGATTTAGCAATCACTACAAACCCAGATTTTTGATTAACTGGTTCCGTACATACACTAACTTCAAATATGTTAATTTTATCTAATACTGTGACGCACTCTTTATTATCGCATACTTTATGGGATAAGAGTACCTCACAACCAATTGAAAAGCCTGATATTTGTTTTTGTAATATAGCAGCCCAAATTTCATCGGCTACTTTAATATCCTTACGAATTTCACAGACTATAAATAATCCTTTATTATCAACACCTGTTTTATATTTTCCATAAGATGGGATTATTTTTCCTATCTGTATATTTTTATGCATAATCATAAGGTTTGCATAAGACGAATCGGCCAATAATGATTGTATTCCCTTCTGTAATACCGATAAAGGTATATATTGATTTTCTTGATCTATAATTGCCACGTTGGCGTAGCCAGCGATTATTCTTTTTCCATCTGATTTACTCAATAGTATTTTTGTATTTCCCTTCAAGCATATATTTATTTTATCTTCCATTTATATTACCTTACTTAATAACATAGTTACTAATGTTACTATTACTGCAACCGTTCCAGATATGGTTGCCATTTTTACTTGTAATAAAGTTAATCTATCATTAAATTTATCTATTTTATCATCACAACATCTAATTGCTTCCTTTATCTCCTTTAATTCTGTATTACTATCTTCTAATGCTCTCACGACATATCCTCGCCATTTCGACATTTCCATATCCCAGTCATCAAAAGCCTTTTCTTCAATCATATCTCATCCTCATCAGTAGCAATAGCCATAACACCAGATACACCATCATATATAAGAGGTATAGCTATCAATCCATACCTTCTTTTAGTTGCTGGAGAAGTAAATTCCCTGATAATTATCTTCCTGCGTTTGATTGCAGATACAAATGGGTCCCATTCCGGAATCGTGTCTAAATTATATAAAGTCTTATAAACTGGGTCACCGGGACTAGGACATATTCCCAATCTATCCTTTAACATTTCTTTCAATTTCTTATTAACTAATGCCATTTTAAGATCTATTGTTACAATCGCTATATAGCTATCAATATTATCTATGATGAGTTGATATTCATTTAGCTTTTTAAGAACATCGTCATGCGAACCAATTCTTTCAGGCATAACGAAAGTCTCCGCAAATCTTGTATCTAACTTTTCAGTTAGAGTTTTTAAAGCAAATAGTTCTACCATATTTTACCTAGGCCCAACGATGAGGTAACCATTTATTAGTAGCGTAATTATAAGAATACAAACAACACATCAATCCGGCAGTATTACTTAATCCAGATATCCTCATAGTTCCTACATTAACTACACCAGGATAACTTTTAGCTCCAGAAACACTTGAACTATATCTATAACCCCCAATTATTGACAATTTTCTCCCTCTCTAATTCAATACATCAATAACTTCTTTTTTAATTGCATCTTTATTTTCTATAAATGTTATATCTTCCTTCCCGATTAAATCATATGAATTATCTTCCAACTTTACAATATAATTCTTGCTAAATAGCTGCTTTTCCTTTTCCAATAGAGTATCTAACTTTGTTTCGAGCTGTTTTGTCTGTTCTACCTGCCTATTTATAGAATCTTCTAATAGTTGCAATTCTTTGAGGCGATTGTCGTATATCTGGGTCTTTTCCTCTATTTCCTTATTTCTGTCCGCTAATCGCTTGTTCAATTCGCTCAGAACTATCTCCGCTACCATCTATAACCCCCAATTCTTTATAAACATCTTCCAATTTTTCGTCTGGCATCATAGTAACAACCATCTTTGCCAGATTATTTATTTCACCTATAGCAGCATTAATTTGAGACGAAGTAGAAACTATATCTCGTTGCTTTTTTAGAGCTTTAGTTATTTTATCTACCTCTTTTTCCATATCCTTATTTGTTATTTTTAATTCTCCTAAAGTTGCTATTAGAGAATCAACTCTCTTTAAAACTTTTTCTAATTTATCCTGGGCTTCATTGTAATGGTCTTTTTCATCTTTCTGGAATTTCTTAAGTTTCTCTAATGTATCTCCAACGTCTTTTATTAATTTATCCTTTTGTGGGTATGTCCAAACAGATTTTCTTCCATATACCGCGTAATATTGAGCTTTTCCACCTCCTCCGCCTCCTCCATAAGGCTCCAGATTTGATGAAATCCATTTAACTGTATCTGTATCTCCAGTAAGAGTTCTATCAGCGTGGCTCCATATTTGAGCTGGAGTTGCACCTCCACCCAATGATATACCACTAATTTGTGATGAAATGGAACCAACCTGTGAAGAAATATACTCTATATCTGGGATTACTTTATCATGTAACTGTGAAGATATATAATCTAATTCTGGAGTGATTGAAGATAAATCCGCAAGACCTGTGTCCCAAGAACCTTCTCCGTGCCATTGTCCTAATGGTAATTGTGATGATATATTATGTATTTGTGATGAAATACCACGTATCTGGCTGGAAACCCATGCATCAGATGTGGCAGATGTTAATGTTCTAGTTACATATTCCCACACTTGTTGTGCAGAAGCCCCAGATATGGAAGCGGTGCTTACTAAATAGCCCGTTGTCCCACCAGTCATATGGTCTGAAATACTCTCATCCCAAACTGAATCTGAAATAGTATCTCTATTGATTAAATCTGTTTGATTTATGGTAGTCCCACCTGTAGTTCCAGTTACACTCCCAACCCCTCTTGCTATAATACTACCTTCTATATCAGTTGCGTCAACTATCAATCTTCCAGATGGAGCATTGAAACTCACATTTGTTCCGGGTGTTATTATGTTAGTTAATTTTATACCACCACGATAATTCCAGATACCAAGACTTTCACAGTCATTAACCTCTAATACCGGTGTACCACTTCCAGGAACTCCATCTGTGCAATTGAAGAAATTGGTTGTAATACTATTATTTAATTCTATAGTACCTGTTAATACACAATCATGTGCATCTAGTGAAATATTATTTAAATTCCCTATTACACAATCATGGAATACTGCATTAGAACCATTTCCTGCAGTCCCTTCGACCGTGCATTCTTTTACAACAGAATTTACAACTATTGTATTATCTACGGTAACTGTAGAATTTTTTATTCCTTGTCCGATAAGTGTTCCGCCCACATAATAAGGAATATCCACTGAAGATATTGTTAGGTCTCCTATAATGTATAAGATTGTAAATCCTCTCGCTGCTCCAATTGCTGCAGCATTTAATATAGTCTTACATGGATAAGCAGTTGTACCATATGGATACGTTGAAGAATCTGTACCACTAACTACATCAATTGTTATGCCTCCATTGAAAGAAGCATATTCTATTTCAGACATTTCTGCAAGGGTAGATTCAACTAAATTAGATACAGACATCTCTACTACAACACTATGAGGGTCTAATGTTGAAACTACAACACTTTCACCTGCAGGGTCTGTAAAAATATTTCCTTCTAATGTAAGCCGATAATTACCTTCAGCCGGTCTTATTCTCCAATCATTCATCATAAAGTAAGTTATTCCTAAATCTTTTGTAGCTGATATTTCATCCCCACCAGCAGTTCTTAAAGCTTGCTTATATTTTATATTCTGTGAACTAACTACCCAATCAATCCAAGCAGAATATATCCCTTCTTGGATATTTATGGTTGTTGTACCAGATATACCAATAATTCGGTGGCATTGTCCACTAAAGATTACATCTTCTGTTGGAGTTGTATATGCTAAATCATCTTCCATTACAACTGGGATTGAGTAGTCACTGGATTCTAATATTGTTTTTAATTTCTGGTATTCATATCCTTCTTTCAATATAGCGATATCCACCTGACTTCCTACATCAGTATCTGAATATGTATATGAAGATGTTTCAATTGGAGTTGTTTCAATCTCAAGAATAGTTTCTGAACCAGAAGCTAAATAAGCTATTCTGGTTCCACTTATTAATCCGGTTAAAGTTACAGTATATTCATTTAAAGGATATAAAGCCAACTGGTCATTTGCAGTTGTATCCATAGTAACATAGAAACTATTTAAATAATTTGTTCCTGGAGTTACACAAGTTATTCTAAATTTAAGTTTGAAACCCAACGTTGCAGATATTGATTCCGCAGCCAAATTAGCTGAAGTGGCATCTTTCCAAGAGCCATTCCAACCATTTCCATCATTCTTATCTATCTGATACTCATATGATAGGTTCCCAGTGTTTCCACCACCTTTAGTTGCATCTGATGCTGCAAATGCTGTGTATCCTTTAATATAGTAAGGCCACGTATAGATTACTACATCCCCTGCGTTATACATATATAATGCACCAGCAGAATTAAATGTAGATGCTCCAGTTAAACCAGTTGTATCTACATATGCAGCGTATGTGGATGTTGCTTCATTGAATCTAAAACCAACCCTACCAACGGTTGCTGAAACAAAATAATTATAGAATATAGTGCCATAAACTGAAGTATATCCAGTATAAGCAGAAGTATATGTCCCCCCTTTTATAACTCCATCTAAAGGAACGAACCCAGAATCAACAGCAGTTCCATCAACTCTGCTATAACCAAAGTAACAGTTCTCTAATATAATCCCCTTGGATGAGTTCACTTCATTAATGAACCTAGTGGCAATGTTATCAAAGTAAATTCTCTGGATTTTTGTATCTATCGAGTTACCACCATCATTCAAAGCATATAACATCATATTTGTGTTACCAGCTTTTAATGGAGTAGTAGAATTCCCAGCATTATACCATCTAGTATTATTAGCTGCAATTGTATACAAGAATGCTGTATCAACATGAACTTCGCACATAGTACTTGGAACTGTTGGCCACCAGCCACCACCACTGATAACTGTATCAACGCAACCAGCACCAATCCTTACTGCACCAACTGGAGCAGAAGTTGCTACAGAAACCGAATGGAAACTATCTGCGTATCTTGGATTTTCAATATAAGTATCACTACATTCTGCAAATGCTAATGAGTTACCAACCATAACAGGATTTATGAATCTTAAACCTTTACAAGTTAATGCATAAAATGGATAAGATGCTGCATTGGTTCTGAAGATGCGATTCTGGAAATGACAATCTGTGAATGTTATATCATTACTGTAACTTACATATGTACCGTAATCGGCAGAACCCATAGACCCTGTTCTTCCCCATTTACAATTTGAAATGGAACCACCAGCTAAACAGGAAGTTATAGAAACTGCATTAACATCGGTGTTAAGATAGTTACCTAAATGGAATTCTTTTATTGTGAAAGAACTTGCAATCTCTTGCAATATCATAGAATCTAATGTTGCACAATTCATTATGGATATACTGTAAGGTTGGACTATATTGAAGTACCAAGTGCTTAATGCTCCACTGATATCTATGTTACCAGCGTTTGTAGTTGTAAATTCTGGTCTACTAGCAACTGTTGCATGTGGGAGAGAATTACTTGACCTTGCAGCTGTTCCACAAGGTACTAACAGAACATTAGGTATCCTTACTCTGCTATTAGTGGAAGGAAGGAATCCGTAATCTTTATAGTTATGTGCACCAATTCTTATTTGCCCACTATCTCTCATTTCAACGAACTTGCTTCTTCTATCGGTTCCTTTTGCACTCCCAGACCAACCAGATGCAAGTGTATTACCATAATTTTGAGCTGGCCAGAACTCATAAGAATTGCTACTATAATAACTTTCTATCCAAACACCAGGATATCTTGTATATCTCCCGCCAGAGCAAGTTGGCAATTGAATTATTTGCCCTCTAACTCCATTAGTGTTATCTAAATAGAACCATTTACCTCTCACTTTCCATGTTTGTGCTCTACCTATGGTTATATTTGCTCCATCATCAAGCACAACTTCAATCCACCCAGTAACATCAGTATTTGTCGCTTTTGCAGAAATCCCCAATAGATTCTCTCCAGAAACAAATGCTGTTGGTTTTACACTCTTTAATTTAATATAACCAGTTGGTGGAATTGTATTCCCAGATTTTGGACCTCTATACAAATCCTGATAAGCTCCAAGAAATTGCCCACTAACTAAACTTGTTGCACCGCTTATATAAGTACCCCATTGTGGTACTGGTCCTGTACCATCTTTGTAACTAAGCCATCTCACGTTAGTCCCATCAATTAATACTTGCCCACCACCAGCGTCAGTCATAGTAAAAGACCCTAGAGAACCTTTACCTCTGGAGGGTGCATTTCTATGATATCTTGTATCTGTATTAATTGTTAGAGTGGCATTGCTATTAATAGTCATAGCTTCTCCAGCAGTTCTTGCAGCAGAATCCAAATCTTGAGATACTGATATTGTAGCCATTACCTATATTTTCCTGATAACATTAGTTATCTAATACTTTTAGAATTTTCCCAACTTTACCTTTATGTAATATAAAACTTCCTTCTTTAATTCCTTCTATTGAGTTCGGCGTATCTATAGATTTTTTCCATTCCTCGGATTCTTCTCCGGGTTCAGCTTCATCACCAGGTTCATCTGGATTAGGAACTTTTTTTCTATCATCCTCTTTTTTCTCCTCTATAGATTTTTCAGAGCCTTCATACCCACCAGCATGAGCTGCGGCTCCCTGTGCATCTGCTTTTTTTCTTGCAGCTTCTTTAGATGCCGGATTGCTTGGGTCATAATGGTATCTAGCTCCTTTTGATCCCCACCTGCAGAAGTAGCCATCTTTATCTTTTAAACCGCATTTCGTAGGCGTAAATATCACCTCAAATTTTAATATCACAGTAGAAATGATCCTTGCAAATTTTGTTATTCCAATTAAGTCTCACGGACTCTCCAAATATCTTTCTACATCTATATAGCATAATCCCCCAAGTCTCTCCTAATACAGTATCTATATGATCCCTTAATATAATTATTGGATTTTTACTATATGGGGAATCTATAATAATGAACTCCGATTCGTGTATTAAATTAATATCTTCTGGCCAATATATTTTTGTGGTTACTTGTTTATATTTTATTAATTCACATAGAGGACAGGATATTACCCATAGAGGATCTTCATTAATCATAAAAATCTTAAAGTTTTCCCATCCTCTTCAATTAATAAATAATCGCCCAATTTAATGCAGGCATTCCATCTACAATTTTTACAAAGATTACCAAAGTTCTTACATTTATTTTGGAATGAACAAATTACTTCTGCCATAAAATCACCTTATATGTGCTCCTTTGCAAGCTGGATTCAAAACTACAGCAAGTCCAAAGAAAGCAATATCTTCAGCAAATCTCATATTTTCCTGAAAATCCCATCTATCCACAGAACTTAACTCAACAGACAAACTATTAACTAGGCCAGCATCAATCAACGCTATGGTATCTTTTGCATTTTGTGTTATAGGATAAATATATAAATCCCCAACCACTGCATTTTTATACCATCTTTGATTTTTAACTATACCTATCCTATCTAAAGTTCCTTGAGAATGGTCCACATTAAGATAGTTTTCTTCCCATCTGGAAGCAGATTTACAAAGTTGTTCTTCTGTATACTTAACCGGAGCTCTGGTCATTGCGTCAGACCATTCACCCGGAGTTAATAATACAGCGTTATTATATACGCGAGCATCCCCAGATTTTTGGATAATCTTATTATCATAAACTAACTTTGTAGTTAATTTATGAGTTGTTCTTTCTACCATTTATTTCCTCCCTTAATTCCTCTAATTCATATTCCAAATCTTTTATAGAACTTTTAAGTCCTTTAATAACTTTAGATTCTAATTTAGGTTCTGGCTTTTTAGGTTCCTCTGGTTCCTCTTTTGGCTCTCCAGGTTCTTTTGTAGGTTTCTTCGGTTCCTTTACAGGTTGTTCACCAGGAGCCATAGATTTATCTAAAGGAGGATAATCAAATATAGCTCTTATTTCATCAATTGAGAATGGTTGTGGTCCTTCTGGGAATCCTCTTAATAGATTACCGAGCCATTTAGCTTTAACAGCCTCATCAGCGTCTGTAACACTATGGAATCTCATATGCACCGTGTTCTCTTCTTTGCCATTCGCCAATAAAATCGGATTTATAATTTCTAATCTTACGATTGTTGACATTTTATGTTGAATAGCCTTAATGAATCTCTCATACATAATTTCTTTAACTTTACTTGTGGCTTCCGTGCTTCCTTTTCCTTGACCAAGAGCTTCTTCTGGACAAAGTAGACCAACAATTAGTTGCGTCTGAAAATAATCATAATATTCTTTTACATTTTGTACTCCAGATTCATCCAGAGTAGAAATATCTATCGTTCCAGGAACTATAAACTCATTTATCGCCTCTATATCTTCCAGCGTGCTTTTTATTTTTTCGAATACAGAATTATCCGGAATATTTTCCTCGTTTCCAATCTTTACTATGTATTTTGGAGTTCCATGCCTGCCTATAGCTTTTGCTATAGATTCATCGGTAGTTAATTTCCTATCTATAGTATCCTTGGAAGGAGAAATTAATGAAATTCCATAAGGACTATCTGGTTTTGGGAAGAATCTAAAGTGGATAATATCTTCCTTGTTTAATTTAGGAAGTAATTGCCCCTTTATTTTCTGTTGGTAATCAGTAATTTCACCGTGCTCATCTGTATTTATCTGCATAGTAATAGGATCCACGGTTTTTAATCTTACCACATTTTTGCCAGATTTTACTTTCTCTATGAAAGAATCCCCAAAAACTAATGTATATATTACACTATCTAATAGAATGGCATCTATATCCATTATTTCTAATGCATTCTGAATTAGGAGTTTGGAATTTTCATCGTCGGATACTAAAAAATATCCTACCATAACAGAATTCCAAGCCGTAGTATTTATAGAAGCAAAGACTGTTCCTTCGCCTTCATAATAATTCCAGAATTGTTTAAGAAGAGAATCTGTACGTGTGGATCCACCCATGGATAATCCACCTTTAGATTTACCGGTTCCTACAATAGTTTTAGGATTCCCAGCTTCATCTAAATATATACTTCTTCTCTTCCCAAAAAATCTCTCTCTTAATGTCGGCATATTATTCTACTTTTTTCTTTTTATCCCCAGTTAAAATAATTTCAATCGCAGAAACATTCCTATTCTCGAATGGTTCGCTTTTTACAACAATACTATATTCCGGGTCTTCTATATGGTCTCTAATCAATATCGCCAGAATATCGATTGCCTTTTTAACATACCCACCACGGGCTATAATCTTAATTTTCTTTTCTTTATCAAAACCAAAAAAACATGCTGTTATATAACGCGATATGTCCTTACCGCCGATGTAGATCTCTTCCAATTTTACCACCTATATCTTTGTAATATTATACATATTTTGATAACTCCGCTGTCCTTCCCTTTTAACTGATATTAACGAAGGTATCAAAGACCAGTCAATATTTTTATCTGAAATTTCTTGAGAAGATTGAATTGCGAATGAGAGAGAATCCACGGTATCGTCGTGTGCTCCCCTTGGAAAGGAAGTCATTTCATCCACCCATTCTACTAATTTTGGATTTAAACAAATTCTACCTGTTTCGAAAAACACTGAAAGTCTATGTGCCCTTGACATAGAATCATTCACTATAGATGGTTTAATTGGAACTACCGGAAGAGCCGGATATTTTTCTATTAAATCTTCCACGACCATTTTTTGTTGAGCCGCTTGGTCAATTCCTATTTTTATTGGTTTCCATTTCTGGAAGTAATCACTAATATATTGTTGTTGTGTGCTCAAAGAGAAATGCCCACGAATTCCGTCCATCACGTATATGAATCCGTCTTTAATTCCTATAACTGTCATCGCAAAGAAATCCTGTCCTTCCTTCGAGGCTAAATCAACTCCGATATAAACCATATAAGGTGGTTTTGGCATATCATATTTATCTAAAGCGGCAACTATCCAGTCATATTTAATTGGTGCATCTTCATCAGAAATATATTCATTCTGATACTGCATCATAAATGTCACATTACCGTAGGTTTTTCTAATCTCGTTAAGTTTTTCATAAGACCATCTTTCAGGCCATAATACCTTTCCGAGGTTCTTGTTATCTTCTGTCGGATCTTCTAATATCGCTTTATACACCTTTGTTGTATAATTAGATAATCCAAGGAAATAAGAGTGTATATCTGCTTGGTGCCAACGAGTCCCAATAGATATAATTGTTCCCTCTGGTTCCAACATTGGCATTAAAGTTTTATTGAACCAGTCTATTAACTCTCTACGGGTGTGTTCAGTCCTTGAGTTCTTTTGATCTGTAATATCATCCAATATAATTAAATCGTAATGGCCCCCAATCATAGAAGAAGTCACACCTAATACTTTTAAGGTTGGCTCTTTATGAGTTGGGCTAGCCTTATAAACTCGTAAAGTATCCTTCGACCATTCAGAATATCCTTTTTGCTGCCCGAACACCTCAATTAATTTATTATTGGCAGCCAAATTAGATTGCATAAACGACATTATCTCATTTGCCTTGTCTTGGTTGATGGTTACTATAAGAATCCTAATATCTGGATTTGTTACTATCTTCCAGATTATATAACTGCCTACTAAGACAGTTTTGCCGTGCCCTCTTGGGGCAAGCAACGATACATATCTATTGTCCTCAAATAGTCTTAACCATTCACTATGGAATGGCTTACACTCCAAATTTAGAATATCTTTGATGAAAGCTTCTATATTAGTTGAATATTTGAGAAATCTCTTTATATCTGCGTCCATGAGTCCTTAAGTTAAAGAATAAAACATCAAAACATAGGTGGTACTCCCTAGATACCCCTTAGCGTTATTAGAATCCGAGGCCAAAAGTCCAATTTAACCCAAAGATCTCTTTCAAAATAAAGAGCAGTCCTAGGATTGGTAGTATTACTTCTCCAACTTTAGAGAAGAATTCTGAGAAAGTCATTTTGTCTCCTGCTTATTAAAAACATATTTTATGCCTTTAAAAACATACCTAGGTTGTATCATCTATGTAAGATAGATGAAAGTGATATTTTTCAATTAAGGACACGGAGGAGTTACTTCGACAACTTGTTGTCGGTGTGCCCATGCATTCTGTGCAGCAATTAGAACAGCTGTTAAGAATGGAACCCATGCTATAAACCAAGTTGGTAAAGTTGAAAGATCTTCTGTCTGTAGAAATTGAATCCCATAAGTTAAAGCCAAACCAACGAAACCTGCGGCTAAACCAATGAAGAACTTTTCTACAACTTTTGACCAAACATTACCACCAATTACTTTCGTTTCTGCCATGCTAATCTACCTCTTGTTCTAACATCTCGGCTATTTTACGTTTGCAATTGCCACATAAACTCTTATTAAATTCCATTAAAAGGTTCTTTACGTGTATTTCCTTCTTAAGATACACATTATTTATGGTGTTAACTTTCTTCTCACCATACTGAATTAGAGCAACCTGGTTATCCTTTAGTAAATGAAGTCCATCCCTGGCCTCCTTAATAGCCTTCAACTTCATAATATCGTCGTCAGATTGGTCTATACTATCTAATAACTTCACGGTTCTTTCATATAGAGCATTAGATTTCATATCTATCTCCTTCATCTTCTCTCTATACTCTTCTACGAAGTCCCTTACAGGGTCCTTTCCTTCCCTAACGGCCTTTTCTACTTCTTCTTCTTGCTCGTTTTTCAAGTATCTTTGGATGGCCATCGCCGAGAGATTGGATAAATCCGCTATCTCCGGATGGTTTCCCTTGATGGTACTAGCTATCTCATGATAGGCCATCCCTGCTGTATGAAGCTGTTCGACTTCGTCCTGCAAATTATACTTTATTATTTTATGTTCTTTTGTCATAATATTATCCCTTCTACAAATAATTCATTTAAAACTAATAACCTATGCATATCTCTACTATATCCACTATATTTTTTATGAATATCTTCTAATATGTAAATCACATACTTATCATCTAAATGGTGTGCCACAGAACCCTCAAATTTTTCATTTATTGGAATAAAACCTAATTGACGTTCTCTTTTTAATTTTCTTCTTTTCCTTCTTAATCTACCATTAGGAGTATTTTTTTCATACCAGCTTCTATAAGTATTACATTTCTTCTTATTATTCTTTCTATAATTTCTAGACCTTAATTTCGATTTTTCTCTAAGTTTATCTATATTGTTTGAATAATATCTGGATTCATTCTCTTTTCCAGCCGCAGTTTTTTTCCAAACAAGTTTTTCAATTAAAGAACAATCTTTACAAGTCTTTCTTCTACGTAACGAATTTTTTTTTATTTTATAAAAGTATTCTTCCGGTTTATCCAATCCGCATTTCTTACAAATCATAGTTACCTCTATTTAAAATTAAGTGGCCCACCCGATCCCCGCTGGAACTCAGCACCCCATTTTTTTTCGTTCGGTTCATATTAAAATCCTATATTTTTCTATAGCATTCGCATTTCATAATTTGAACTTCTCTCATAATATATATATCCCGGTAGTTTTTTTCCACCCCTTTTTCAATTTACTCCTGTTGGACCACCGATACCTTTATATACTAGTAATTCATCGGTTTTTCGTTATAGCCCAAAAAAACTGGTTTTGCAGCTAAAAGAGCTTATAAGAAAAACTTTCCAGAAATCGCTTAATAAGGTGAATAAGTTTCCCGGTTTCCGTTATATCCTAGCAAAAATTAAACCACCTGATTGGCGAGAAGTTTAATTAAGGGGAGAATAGTTTTTTACTTTTCGTTATAACATTGGTAAACAACTAAGCTACGTGCTACGTGTTAGCACTGCACAAGGGTACCATTATGTTAAGGGGGGTACTTAACAGCGTAAACTGTACATAATTACAAAGTAATGCTTACACCACGCCCCTGTAGCGGTTCAGCCTTTATTAACGATCGTTAATCGAATCAACAGCCATGATACCGTGTGCCATGGTACCACGCTACATGATAGCATGCTACATGCTAACACGGATATTTGAGGCGAGCGTGCTAATCCTTGCCATGACACCGTGTAGCATACTAGCATGGTATCACGGTAGTACTTTATATACTTTGCGGTTTGTTCTGGTATATAAACCTTGCGTGACACCGTGTACCATGTTAACACTATATTTATTCATTATATATATATTTATATACATTTATATATATATAAAAGATAAAAATAGCCCGTGCTAAACAATGTCTATCATACTAAACACATACGCGTACGCGGAAAAGAAAAGTTAAAACGAATTTCGAAAATTGAAATAATAAATTTAAAAGTCGTACGGCCGACCGATATATTTTATTAAAGAAATAAAAGAGGGTATCAGCCCCTCCTCTATCGCGTCTTTTATTTTTATTTCTATGCTATCACCACGTTTAATAAATCGCATTGGTACTGTTCGTATACTACTAGGTCATCGCGGTCGATTTTAACTAATATGTCCATAGAGACACGATCGTAAGGTTTTAACCTCTTACCCTCGGCCTTACGGGATTCCCTAGCCTCCTTTATAATCTTGTTTAGGTCGCTCATAGAGATACTGGCGTATCCCCTAACATTAGGGGTCTGGGTCTGGGTTTCTTCTGCCATAGTATATAGTATGCAGTATGTCTTTATATACTTTCCTGACAACGTGTATCATGCTAACGATCCACATTCTTATACGCCAATTATAGCCCCGTAGCCCCATTATAGCCCCTATTGTTTATTGTTGTAAGGCTTATTTACTATCGTTCGTTGTACGCCTTCTTTATCGCCCCTATTATCGTTTATGGGATTGTATATTAATCTGCCGATGCCACCTATCGACCCTTCAGCGATTTATATTCGGGATACGCATATTAATCCTATGACGAGCCAACATGGTTCATGATAGCATGTAGCATGGTAGCATGCTACGTGTTAGCACTCGAGGCGGCGAGGCGTGTTAACACGGAACATGGTAACGTGTAGCACGGTAGCATGGCACATGTTATCATGCTACATGTTGACATAATCCCTGTTAGCATGGTACATACTAGCACGCCACATGTTAGCACGAGCCATGTTAACACGCTACATGGTAGCATGACACATGTTAACACTATAAAAATGCCTTAAATTATATAAAATTGCTGAAATTTAAACAAAATTGAAAAAAAAAAAGAATTAAAAGTTTAAGTTCTGTTCGACCTCATAAATGAAGTCGCCAGTATCTATGGTAGTTGTCCACCACCAGAATCTTTGAGTTGTCATAATATACCATAACGCTTGAGAGTATATAAACCTTTCGCCGTGCGTGACACGATCTAGCACGGCTCGTGAGATGTGATATAGAATAAGCCTATATCCTATGAGCCGTTATTCAAGGAATTTTTTATTTTGAGCCTATGAGCCTCTATATAGCCTCTATTAGCGTATTTTGTTCGTATATATAAGCCTGTTTTTTGAGCATATGCCTATTCAGTTATTATTATTCTTATATACGAATATTATGTCGGAGGCGGGCGTGCTAGTCATTGTCATGCATACCGAAGGCTTTATATACCCTATGTGGATACGGGGCTGTTAAGGTCGGTACTTAACTTGATCGAGGCGGGCCGTGCTACACAGTGTCACTCTCGCGTGGTGTCTATATGATATTTTATAACAATATGCCTTTAAAACGATTTTAAGCGATATAGAGCGATTTTAAGGTTTTTAGATATTGTTATATCCTTTTTTTATTATCGTTGTACCACGGGCTTTAAAATAGGCTTTATTCGTTTATACGGGAATAGATATAAACCTACCGGTACGACCAAACCATATGTCAGCGATTTATATTTTATTATCAAATATTAATCTATAGTTATTATCTTATGTTACATATACAAATAATATATGATATACACAAAAATACACAACAATATACATAAACCGTGCTAATGATCCACACGGGGGGTGTATCTTCTATCCCTTTATATACTTTGCGGTGTTTTTTATAGAAAGTAATATAAAGAAATACCGTATTCTTAATATTGATTATTATGGAAAACCAAACCAATAATAAAACTGATGGGGAAAATCCCCTATCGTACGCCAGTAATCTTTTAAAAGACAATAATCAAACCTTAAGAAAAAAGAAAATAACCAAAAATTCACGTTGGTCAATTAATAGTAAATCTTCACAACAAAACCAACAAATCGTTTTATTACATATGTATAACTGTCCATATGTAACCATAAAAGAAAATTCCAATGGGAAATTAGGTTTTTTTATGGAAAAAGGTTTTAATTCACATCATTTAAACAGAAATAAAACTGATGATTCGATTAATAACCTTATTGTTGTGAATGAAAAAAACCATAACTTCTGTGATTTTCACGGAGATAAATTCGTAAAAGGTTTAATCACTTATGAGGAATACATCAATACAATAAAACCTTTCATAGTTTGGGGGGTGCTTTAAATGAAGTACTCCCATATCCCTTTTACTTTAACTCATAATGGGAAAACATATTATACAAATATGAAATATGCGTATAAAATGGGGAAATTACTTAATAAATCGGTAGTTCGTAATAAAATAATCGTTCCTTATACTAATTGGGATATGAGAATTGACGTTTATACGGGTCGAAAAACTATTCAAAAAGACCTTGAGGGTAATCCTAAAAAAATATCTTCAAGACCCGTTGAAATATACGGGTACTATTTGGTAGAAAAAACTACCAATATTAAATCTTCAAATCTACCTTTTAATGAAATTCATATATCACTTGATAATATGTTAAAGGTTTATTATAAGCATAAAAAGGAAAAAGGTTTTACATACGAAACATGTAAAAGGATAATGAATAAGAATTTTAACGGGGGTGCATGTTTTGGTTTTATATTTGACATTACGGGAGATATAATAATTAACTTAAAAACGAT